AATTAAGAAGAACACCAGTCGGAACAGTATCAAATTCAAGCGTTTTGTAGGCCTCATTATCCCAAACAAATGCAGAGTCTAAACCAGGGTCACGTCCCGCAACCTCACCAATAGTGCCATAGACTAAAACATAATTTACACCATTATTTGTAATACCAATTGACGTTGCTTTTTGATTATTCGTTGTAAAAGGAATATTGGTTGTTATTAATGTCAGTGAAGCTTCATCAACTGGTGCATTATTTTTAATTTTCCATGTTTCTTTACCAATTAATGACATAGAAGTTATTGAGTCTATTGAAGGAATTAGTCTAATTTTATTTTTCTTTTTGTATTTAAACTCATTACTTACTACTTTGAATTTAACGTTTGGATGTTCAGCCAAAGTAATATAAGTAAAATTACTATTTGCAGAATCTATTTCTACAGTTAAAATAGTCCCTTCAAAATTATGTAATGCAAACTATTTAGTAAAATTATTAATTTTATTATTTATTTTATAATTTAAATATATTTGTTCATCAACAGTTAATGGACTTATATATTTTGATGTAGTAGTTTCATCACCATTAGGGATAGAAATTGTAAGACCATTTTCATTGAAATGAGTTATCTTATTTTTTATTTGAGCTTCATTCTAAAATAAAATGCTCCATGTATTAAATTTTTTTTGTTCTTCAGTAAGAACTTCTTCATTATTTATTAAAGCAATTAATGCTAATTTTTCTGCTTGAGTAAAATAATGTTGTTCTATTAAACTAGTTCGTACTGCTGCTTCATCTTTGGTTATTTCAGAGGTAGGAGGAACTATAATACATACTTCTCCTTTAGAAGGAGTGTAATTAGCTCCAATAGTTTCCCAAACAGCAGAGTTTTTAGCTTTAGTATTTACAACAATATATCTATTCATATATTCACTCCTCCGTTTTATCTTTTTATACTTCTTCTAATAATAAAAAGATGAGTAAGTTCATTATTAGAACTTACCCATCTTTTCCAAAGAAACACCAAACAAACAAAAGGAGGATGACAATATTAGAATCTTAGTGGACCAGGATAGGAGAATTGAACTCCCAACAGATGATTGGAAATCACCAGTTTTACCATTAAACTAATCCTGGATATTATTTTATAATTCGCAGCATATCGGATGAGGCACTCGCCGTCCGAGTCTTCTACTAAGGGCATATGACCTCCTGTTCGATGTAATTTTTTTACCTATACTATATGCCACTAATACAATTGGTCCTTTTGTATTTTAATACCAGTGGCGGAATTTAAACCGCACATTAAGAATAAACAATAGTATGGTAGCTATGACCCGGTTTCATGGTCGCTTTACAGGATGGCAGTCAAAAGTTGTTACCATTCGCCTAAAATCTCCATCCAAACCTCAAATGAGGAAAACATCTAAGCCGTATCATTCGGATTTCCCGACTCATTTCGACTTGCGGATTTGTTACCTACCGCCGTACTACCTGCTAACCTTTCTATGTTAGCCCCGACCCGTCTGTTCAACTGCCGTTAGCTACTATTGTTTAATGGTGCCGGTGGCGGGACTCGAACCCGCATGGTGTTGCCACCGAGGGATTTTCTTACTACTCTATGTCACCATAGCCACATTTTTGTGTTGTAGTCTGGAATACGTCTTTATCATATGCACGACTTGCACTTAGATAGTTGGTATATACTCTCTACACATTTATTTGGAACAATTTTTTCCACGATAAGAAGATGTTTTTGCATGACAATTTGGGCATAATAATTGGAAATTATCTAATTCATTATTAAAATGATTTCCATCTTTATGATGAAGTTCTAAAGGAATTGGTTCTCCTAACCATTCGGTTAATCCACAACATTCACATTTGTACTCTTTATAACCTTCATCAAGAAGTTTTTTTCTTACTTTATTACTCTGTATATCAATACTTTTTTCTAAGTATTCTAACAAAGATAATTCATGTCCATTGGGTTTTGACAATCCTTTACAACCTTGATTTCCAGCATATTCAAGACCAAGCTTTTTTAATACTGGATTAATTGTTTTAGGATTACAACCCAATTCTCTTGCCATTTGAGCTTTAGTTTTACCTTCAGTAATCCATTGCTCAATTTCTTCTTTGCGTTCTAAAATATCAGTTCTCATTTATATTACCTCTCTTTCATTATTACTTAAAAATTAAAAAAGGTATTTTAATGAGTGTCGTCCAATTTTTTAGAATGTGTTCCAAAACTTAGCACGGCGTTCTCTTAGCCATTCACCGTTTTAGCCAACTTCTGCTCTAAGAGTTTCCTCTTAGGCACTCCATTTTAACGTTTGCTAAGTCAAAAGTCCCTTGTGTCTACCATTCCACCACACCGGCAAATAAACTATATTAATTAAATCAAGACTCAATTTTGAAAAATAGCAATTCATTTTAGGTGAACTTTCAAAAGTAAATTTGCTGCGTGAGCCTTACGCCTGGCACCGGCTCTCAGAGTCGAACTGAGACTTGCTGATTTAGAGTCAGCTGAGCTAACCGTTACCCAAAGCCGGAATATATATACAAGACAGTTTAATAAAGTATCTTCTTATGAACCAAAAACATATGATTATCTTTAATAAAAATTTGCTGAAACTGTCTTAGAGAAATTATCCTAACTTCTCTTTATCTTGTAAATATATTATACTAAATAATTTTTTTAAAATCAAATTATTCAGTAGAATATATTTACAAAAATTAATATATCCAATAGGAATAAACTACACCATAGCCACTAACCATTTATAGGTCGCCTCTATGCCTGCCCACGCCACTAAGTACTTCAGCTTACCTCATTCATTAGCTATTGGAATATATTAAATTTTTGACCTACCATTAAACTTATAATACCTACCAATAGGAAGTAGAATATACAGTTTTTAATAATAGGATTTTCATTCTATAATCTAACACAATAAATAATAACTCTACCTATTATATGTCTTTTTCGTAGTCCATTACGTCTCATTTTCCACGCCTTTATATGAGAGACTACCAAGGATCTTATTTCCGCACTTGGTAATGGCTTTTTGGTATGTGAGCCACAAACATCCCTATTCAGCTTATTTATAGTGGAGAGCTGGCTGGTTTAGCGTATTGTTCCACTACCTAATTAACCAAGATTAGGACGCTAATCAAATATCTGATACGTATCAGTACGGTTTCCAGATATATCATTTCACCGGACAACAGGCGAGTCAACCTTATTTGATTAGATTATGTAAGAACCCTACAGCCATAGGAGCAGGTTCCGCAGAGGCCTCTAACGATGTGGGATTGGCTACCCAATGAGGTTAATGTGCAAGCCACCGCCTATATTAGCATCTACATAATTCATTTCAAATAAATCATTTAATGATTTATTTTTAACAGGAAAGGAAATCGTAAGTTATTAAATAATAACTTAATTACAATTATACTACGGACCTTCGCCCTACTGGTTAATAATCTTCATTTTATTAGGTAAGTAAGGAAACAAGTCTGAGCTATGAATAGCGACTTCATAACTTCTTGCCCCGGCCTAAGCCAAATCTCACAGAGGACTGACTACCTCTATCTTTCACCGACCATTCAGAATAGTATTACCAATAATTTTTACTAAATTAATATCATACTGTCTTGGCAAATTTCGGCTACTTGACCCTTGACCTTCTCTTATAGTAGATTACGCCACATCAATTGCCAACTTCCTTATTGGTATTTCCTTGGTTTGGCAAGGTTACCAGCCTTACCCTAACAAGGATTCGGCATTGCTGTTAACAATGCTGTCTATTATGGAAGCGAGAAGAACAGGACCTTAAATGCGATTATCCCAGCACAATCTCCCCGTAGCCGCATCCTTCGATGCGTGAATCTAATGTATCACTACAAAAGATTTAGAAATAATTTCAAAGTATCCTTTGAATATTCCATTCTACAATCTCCGCCAGAGTGGATCGATTTCTCAGCCTTATGGTGTTAAGTCTGCACTGAGTTGTACTATAACCGTAATTAAATTATTATTTAATTTTTAAAGTTCATTTATTATATATATATTATATAATATTTTTTTTAAATTTTCAAATTTTATTTTAAATGGTAGGCCAGGTTGGACTTGAACCAACAACCGCATTAAGCACCTGATTTATGGTGTTTGAAACGAGAATCGAACTCGAAATTTATAAGTCTAAAAGCCTTGATTATTGCTTGTTGGAGCTGTTCGTAAAGTAATCTATTTTGTATTTCCTGATTTTAAAATTTCTTTTAATGGAATTACATACATATTACCTTGAACATCTATACAAAATAATAAATCAAGCTCAGAATGATTTAAAACATTATCATAAACAGTTCCTTTAGTACCACCGCAAGATCTTAACATTATAACATTATCCTAACTTCCAGTACATTTACATTGAACTGTCTAAAATTTACCATTTCGTTCTATAATTAAATCATACCACTGAGTATCATTTAAAGGAGTTGAGACTGTATAGCCTTTGTCAGTGAAATAGGCAATAGCCATAGCTAATCCAAAACGTCCTTTATCTTTGTTACTTTTTGACTACAAAATGAACCTCCTTCAAACCAGTCAGGGGTGATACCAATTACACTGTACTGACCTATATTGGCACTGGTGGCTGGATTTGAACCAACGAATACAGGAGTCAAAGTCCTGTGCCTTACCGCTTGGCGACACCAGTAAATTATAAGTAATTAATAATTTCTTATTGATTACTTATATATTATATAATATTTTTTTTTAAAATTCAAATTTACAAGACACATTAAATAAATTAACTATTATCCTACCCTTTGGATGAATTATCTTAACAGAGATAATATTGGACTTGAACCAATAACACATAGATTTTATCTAATATTTGCTGCGTGTGTCTTTACTGTTAGTTATTTAACCCCGACAACCTACTAACAAAAGGGATGGTTCAGGGGAGGTTATCTGTGTCATCTAGACCTCATTTTTTCATTCCAATACAAATCTACTTAGGGAGATCAATCCTTTTCAATTATGTATCTTTAACAGAACCCTGATGGTCCGAGTGGCGAGACTTGAACTCACGGCCTCTTGATCCAGGAAAATCTTAGATTGTCTTTAAGACCTCCTCAATTTTGTAATCATTAGCGATATGAATACCCTGTTTTTGACCAGATGAAGGATATTCATACCGCCATCTAAAAGTTGCACCAGTAGCTTCTTCAATGGAAACTAAATATCCTTGGCCTTCAAACCAAGTATAAAAATAATCAATATCATCTTTTGAATACTTATGACGAGTAGTAGATTTTGTATTAGTGGTAATACAACTTGTAGCAATTGCAAAAGCTACATTAGGTTCTTTTGTATCAGTAACCCAAGAAGATGTTTTACATTGAATACGGATAAATTTACCCATCCCCATATCAGCTACTACATCATATTTAGAACTTTCATCAACAGATTTTAAACATCTATATCCAAGATTAGTTAAATCAAGAATACATCTTAACTCTGTTACAGTTCCTTTCTGTTGAGTAATATCTAACATATTTTTTAGACAAAAATCTCTTTTCCCAAATCAAGCGTTCTACCAAACTGAACTACACCCGGATATAAAGGGTAATTAATTACCCTTATTTATTACATTTCCTTAGCGAGTCTTTCAACTACGCTATCATACATTTCCTTACCTCTTGCACTATCATTGAAATACACAGTCATATCATCATAATACTTCTGTGCCTTCTCAAGTGCCTTAGCAGCTTCATCAAGCTTCTTAGTAGCACGCTTCAGACGCTGAGAACTGACCTTCGCCTGGCAACGTGCTGCGGCAAGCTGCTTACCCTTTTCAGTATCAAATGTATCCTTCGGATCACACTTGGCTACACCACGCACAGTCCTACCAGCATAAGTAGAAACTGCAACAACCTTATACGGCGTACCATCTGCCTTAGTGGGAATAAAATACTTGTACTTATCCAGAGAATATTCCATAACTTTTAACACCTTTTTCTCATTTATTTTTTTCTTTATTTTGTATATATATTATATACTATTTTTTTAATTTTTTCAAATAAAAGAAAATAGCCAAGATTAGAATTGCCAGCAGTTTTGAGTCCCGGCCATCTAGAATCTATTAACTAGAAACGGTTTTATTAACTATCCAATCTTGGCTAATGGTATAATAATTAAGCATATTTCCATTTAAACTTAGCAGCTGTATTTCGTTTACATTTGCATACTTCAGAAATATGTTGTTTTATAGTAGTCATTTTACAATTAGTTAATTTATTTTCTACCATAAATTTAGCTGCTTCAGTTGTTGATGGAAAAGTCCTTAAATAATTATCATTTAAATCATACATATTAATTATTTTCCCATACTTATTTTGAACTATTTTAGCATTAGGAATAATATCAATTTTATATAATTTTAAAATTTTAGAAACTGAATCTTCACTAATATTTAATTGTTTAGCAGTATCTACAATACATTGTAAATTCTTATATGTTTCGCATACTAAATCATAGTCAATATATTGTTTGCCATCTCCGCCAATTGTAGCGTTATATCCATATTTAAAAGAACCTAATTTTTCAATCCAATAAACTTCTTTATCATTAAGTTCTTCTAATGGACATTCCTCTAACTCTTTAATAGAAAAATTTTCTGAACCATATTTATTCATTGCGTCATATAAAGGACGTTTTTCACATCTAGGTTTTTTATAATCTTTAAGATGTTCTTTCCAACGTTCCTAAATATTATTTTTTACTGTTTTACCAACATAAATTTTTCCATTAATATTATTTGTTATCTAATAAATGTATGCCATATCTAAATGACTCCTTTAATAAATAATTGTGAAATTAGTTAAAACACTATCGCCACGAGAAGGCTTTCACATAATAGCGAGCCGGCAGACGGATTCGAACCCCCGACCTATTGATTACAAATCAATTGCACTACCAACTGTGCTATGCCGGCATTTAAGAGAGAATTTATTTTTCCCTCAATTTCTATATATATTATATAAAATTTTTTTTAAATTTTCAAATTATACAACATAAATAATGTGCTAATTCTAATTGATATTCTTGCTTAAAGAAAAAAGGAACTATTGAAAAAATTATAGTGAATACATCATTTCGACCGCTTAATTTAAAGCTGTTATAAAATAATGGTAAATATTTTTCACATATTTCATTATAAGTAATTTGATCATTCTTATAATGAAAATTCTTTAAAGGATCATCACTTTTTAATGTTTTACATTTTAAAATATCTTTTGAAGTTACTTCTTCATATAAAGTTATTTTAGCAAATCCATTATAATGTTTATATAAATATGGACAAATAATCGGGCAAGGGTCATTGCATAAAAGTTCAAATCTATTTCTTACTTCTATTGGAATTGATTCTAAAAACTTAAAATCTTTTATTTGTCTTCGAGGTAAAACAATTTTATCATATTTATTTAAAAGAGACAAATAATCTGTATTTTTATTTGAAGCTATTATACTTCTTTTAATTTTAAATTTAGGATATTTATTTCTTATATATTCTTCTAAAATAGAGGAAGAAACTAAAATTGAATTATTTTCATTTTCACATAAGGAAACGATTTTATTACAATATCTATCATACAAGTCTTCTTTTGTTAATAATGGATTTGTTAAGGTTAAAGCAATTTCTATATTATTTCCATAATAAAAATCAATAATTTCTTTTATTTTTTCTAATGAAGGTTGATAGCCTTGATTGACAGTTCCTCCATTCCAAATCATATTTGGGAATGTATCGAATATACTCTCTATAGCTACATTAAAATTGAAACATTCTGGAGCTGTCTATTGTAATTCTAAAAGAGTTTTATATATATTAAATCCAGTATAAAATCCTGGACAATTTAAATTTATTTTTTTCATATTTAAATTATATAATATTTTTTACTTTTTATCAAATATAAAATTTTGAATAATTTGTATTCTCCATTTTTTGAATTAACTAATTTTGATATTTTGTGTTAGTAGGAGCATTTAAATAAAAATTTTTTATTTCTGAAATTTTATTTAAAAGTTCATTTCTTTTTACTATAAAATCAAAATTACTGTAATTATTAAAATTATTTTTTATATCTAAAATATATGGTTTATACATTCCTAGCTATAAACTTTGTTTATAACTTTTTGTTTTATAATATTCAATTATTATTATTAGATCAATAAAAGATTTATAAATTAATTTATAATAATTTTTTAATTTATAATAATTTTCTCGTAATCCAGTCTAAAATAATCTATTACTTTCATTAATTAATTGAGAATAAATGACTGGTAAATTTTCTTTAACTATATCTTCATTAATTTTTTTTATTTCTAAAGTAAATTCATTATCACTTAAATAATGATAAGGGAATAACCATCTATAATAACTATAGTTATTATTATAAAATAAATTATAAATAAAATGTTCTCCTGTATAAATCCGCCTTGAAGGATTCCAATTTATAATATTAAATTTTTTCATAAAATTATTAGACTATTCCTATGGAATTAAATTTAAATCAAAATTTGAAATTTTTTTTAATTCTTTTTCCATATTTATAAAAGAAGAATAGATTTCAATAATATCTATATCACTTGTGTTATTATTTATTCCATGCTGGTAAGAACCATCGATCAATCCATATAAAAAATAATCCATAGTTACCTCAATAGTATAGTTAAATTTTTTGTATGTTCAATTAATTTTTTTATTTTAAATATTGTTAAATGAAAAGCCCATTTATCAGGATAATGGTCAGTATCATGTTTATAATAAAATTTTGGTAAATGATAATATTTAGGATATAAGATATTAAATATTTCTTCATCTGTTTGAAAATTTATATAAAACTATAATATTGATTTATATAAATTTTTATTTGGCTTTATTATAGCTATTCCGCCACTTAATCGTCCTTTAGATTCCTAGTTATCATATACTTCATAAAAACTACCATCTGGATAATCAAAAATATTATCAATATTTTCAGCAATTAAAATATCAGCATCTATAAAACAAATTTTTTTGTACTAAGTTAAAGTATAAATAAAAAATTTATTAGCGGTATCTTTATAAAAATTAGAATCTCCACAAAAATAAATTGGCTATTCTATTATTTTATAATTTATATTATTTTTTTTTAAAATTTTAAAATAAATATCTGATACATTATTAGTAGTTAATAGTAAAAATGGATATTTACTATTAACTTTTTTTAATGAAAAATATAAGGCACAAGCACATTTAATATATTTATCAGTTGTTGCAAGTGTTACAAAGCAGTATTTGTCGTTCATCAGTGACTCCTAAAATATCTGTTACACAATGTTCAATAAAATCATATTGGTATTCTGGTAATAATAAATATCGAGCATAAGTACATATATTATCAATATAATTTAAAGAACGTCCCTCTAATTTATACTATTCAATACCAAGAGGATAATACAAATTATAAATATTATCTAATGTTACTGTATTCTTATAAGCAATAACTTCTGGGCTATTAACACTTTTAACTGCTTTACAATTTAATGTATAAGGTTTTCCATAAGATAAAGCATATTCACTATTGATTTTATAATGATTAATACGATTTGGACAATTAGGAATACAAATTGCATTACATAATAATTCAATTTTATTTTTTAAATTTAAAGGAATTTGTTTTAAAAAATCTATATTAGAATTTAAATCATAATCTAAACAAATAAATTTATATTGAGCTTTCTTAATTTCATTTAAACTTTGTTCTAAATTTGTAATTCTTTTAGTGGTTGAAGAAATAAAATTATACTTATTATATTTATTTCTAATATATTCTTCTAACCCTTCATTATTAATTACAATTTCATTCAATCCATTATTTCCAATAGCTAAAATGAGATTTTCAAAACGATTATTATAATTTTCTTTAGTTAATAACTAATTTGTAAAAACTAATCTGACCGCAATATTATAAGAATTATAAAAATTAAAAATTTCCTCAATATCTTTCTTTAAAGCCTAATGAGTTTTAAAATTAGTAAAAGTTCTGCCGCCTTCCCAAGAACAAAATTGGAAATTTCCATAACAAGCATGAATTGTAATATTTTTATTAAAAATTTCTGGCTATTTATTAAGTTGTTCAATTGTTAATTTATTTAATTGGTATGTTTCATACATACCTGGTAAATTAAAATTAATCATTACTTATATTTTATCTCCTTATAAATAATTCTTGAAAGGCATATTCTTTAAATTCTGGTTTAATAAAATAATTAATTAAAAATAGACCGTATTCATTTTCATTGTTAGAGAAATAATCTATTAAAAAATTAGTGATACCCATAGGGATATAAATATCTTTAATTTCTTTAATCGTTATATATTGTTTATTATTTATAGAATTTTTACAATTACAAAATGTAGGTTCAAATGTATAATTTAATATATTATTATTTTCTACTATTGGACATTGAAAATAATTTTTACATTTTGGATTACAAAGATTATTAACTGGAATTATAATATTTTCTTTATTATTAATTTCATTTAAATATTGCTGTGAAGTTTTAAACTCGTTAGGGATTATTATATATAATGGATTTAAATTTTGATGAAAATTATTTATAATATCGGGAGTAAGAGGATATAAGATATTAGCATTTTTAGAAATAACATATTTCAAATTAGGAAATTTGTTATTTATATAATTTAATAAATCTAAATTACTAATTTCAAAAATGCAATTATTTGGTAATAATTTTAAAATTACATTACTCATTACATCATAGAAATCTGATTTTTCTAATAAAATATTAGAAAAATCTAACCACAAAGGTAAATTACTTTGCTTAATTATTAATTCTATATTAGGATACAATAAAGTATCACCAACCATGTTATTTAATCCTCCATTCCAAATATTATAAGGGAATGTCCCTCTAATATAGGAAAAAACTATGTTTTTATCAAGAAGCCAATTAGTATGGCTTCTTGATAAATTAATAAATTTATCATTTACAGTATGAAAATAGTAAAAATCAGGTAAGGTAAATTTAATCAATTTTATTCTCCTATAGAATATAGCTAATTTGTTAATTTATTTAATTCTTTTGAATAATCTATATTTAAATCTTTTAGTCGTAAATCCTAATTCTATAATAAATTTGCTAAGGTATAAATTATTTTTTTATTGACTTCTGGATTTGGTTCTTCTAAAGTAACCATATTATTGTATATAACAAATAATAAATCCATATATCCCTTATTTTCTTTTATAATATTATTTGTAATTTCTTTTAAAATATTATCTAAATTATCCATTTAAATCATACCCCAATTCTATAGCTATGTTTTCTATTACTTTTGGTAATATTTTTTGATCTTTCGCACTTTTCAAAACTCCAGTTTCAAAATATAATTTAAATAAATAATTATATTTTTCTTGAAATAAATTACAAACTGATAAACAAGGGATAGAAAAATCACCATAAGTTTCTATCTAAGCTCCCAAACATCCTTTAATACAGACATCTCTACACCAGCATTCTAAACATCTTGGAGCATAAACAGGGTTAAAAGATTTCATTCCTATATAAGCTGTGGCATTATCACTTATTAAATCAATTATCTCTGTTTTTTCATCATTTATTTTAAAATGTCCACCAATTAAATGATTATAACAAGTACGATGACAAGGAACGATAGCTAAATCTCCAACCCTTATATGGACAGTAGACTACAATGCACAGCTTATTCGGTTATGTCTGTCTTCTTTATCTGATAAATTCATTAATCGTATAGGATCTCCATTGTGCTCATTAAATGTAGGAGTATTATTAGCCCCATCCCCTTTAAACATTGCATAAGCCATAGTATTAATATCATTATTGCAATCATTCAATCTATCTTCAAAGATATGTTTTAAGAATTTTTTATAATTCTCTATAGATTCTTGAGTCCAATTATTATTTCGAACTTCTAACATATAAGGAGTTTTCTACCATGAATTGTATTCTTTTAATTTCTTTTTAAACCAATCATAAGTTTTAATGGCTTTATCAACATTTTGGCTAGAAATCATAGGATGGAAGCCATCATTATTTTCTGTAGCAAATTCAAATAATTTATTAAAATATTCATCATTTAAATCTTTATGTTCTCTAAATTCAGTGCTATACGGCCCATCAGTAGAAAATGAAAAATGAATTTCTACATTTATATCTTTCATCTTTTGGATATATTTTTTTATTTTTATTACTTTTTCATTATCAGAAATAAAACTACCATTAGTAGGTATTACTAGTTTACCTTTTTCTTTTATTTTATAAGCAAATTCATACCATTTTTTTAAATACGGAAAAAATACATCTAGTATTTCAAAAATTAATCCATCATAAAATAAGTCTCCGGCGAATAATGACCATTCTAAAGGTTTTATTTGTTTTTTATCAAAATAATCTAATAATAATTTTAAATTATCTAATATCTAAGAATTAGAAAAATGTTCTGGATATAATTCTTTGCCATAATTAGTTATATAACAATAATCACATTTTTGATTACAGTCTTGTCTTATAATTAATTCTAATATTTCATTTTCCATCTTTTTTAATTCATGATTAAAAATAAAATTCTAAAATAGAATATTTTCTTCCTATTGGAAATCAATAGACGTTGTTATCATTATTTTTCCTCCAAAACTTCTTCAATAATTCCATTACAATATCTTCTTAAAAATCCACTATCTCTAAAGAAATAAGAACCAGTACTGATTAAACTGTTAAAAAAGCAAGAATGTATAGGTACTAATAATAATGCTGCTTTCATTAAAAATTTATCATCATTAAATTTTTGACTTATCTAATGCACTTCTCGTAAATTACATAATAAAGAAACAATCTAATTATATACATAAAAAAAACTAGATACAGATAAAGTTTCAAATAAAAAACAACAATTTTTTATATCTTCATCTTTATCTTTCAATGGATTTATATAATTATGATGATTTGCGGCAAATTGCTTAATAATCCCAATTTTATCATTAGTATTAATATATTCTGGATTAGTATCATAAAGAGAACTCTAACAATTTACTAATGTTCCATCATATAAAAGTTTTAAGCTTCCTGTTTTTTCTCCGCAATATAAGAATGGAGTTAAGTTTCTATTATAATTCTTTAATTCTTTATTAGAGAATGCTAAAACTTTATCAAGAGCTTCATCTAAATTAGAACATTCCAAATTTTTTAATAAAAATTTTTTTGCTTTTCGAGGTAAACACAATAATCCTTCAATAGAGTCTTTATCTGGATTATTAATTTCTGGATAATGTTCTCCAATTGATTTACAAATTTTTATAAAATTACTCCAATTAATACCATCAATGCTAGAAGTATTAATAGGTAATTCGCTAGAGAAATTTATAGTATTTTTGATAAAAACAGATTTATTTAGATTTAAATTAGTTAAATATTGAATTTTTTCATTAGCCTAAATAAAATACTATTCTATTTCTTTGTAATTATTATTAAAATGATTTATGAGTTCATTACTAATAACTCCATGAGTATTAAGAGCAATAGTAATATTATTAAAACGAATTGTATTTAAAGTTTCTATTAAATATTTTAAATTATTATATACTACTTTAGAATTAGCTCTTCTTACATTATCAGTACTATAATCTCCATCATAAGAAAACTAAATACAAATAAATGAATGTTTTTTAGTTAAATTATCAAAAGTTTTTAAAAAATCAATTATTTTATCAGTATTAGCCATACCATTAGTAGAAGTAAAAAATTCATTAATATTGGGACATAATTCAAAAAAATCTTTTAAATTTTTAGTAAAATGTTCTAATACTAATGTAGGTTCTTGACCCCAAAAACTTATTTTATGGATATTTAATGGATCAACTTCTAATTTTTTCATAACATTTTTAATATTCTATAAATAACTTCCATCTTTAAGAGCCTTTATAGTCTATTCTTGTAACTATTTACTATATTCATTTACAGCCTAAGCTGAATGACAATATTTACAATTTAAATTACATCCACAAGCTCCAATAATAGATAATTCTTCTATTGAAAAATCCGATATATATTTCATTCCTTTTTCTCCTTTAAATGTTAAGTGTGACTAGAACCGTAATGACTAGAGCATCCATGAGATGTACACCAGGTTTGATTAACCCCTGACCAATAGGAAGAATGATAACCTGAACCATCATGAGAAGAATTATAAGAAGTATCCCATCCTGCTCCATAATTAGAACTATCCCAACTACTATTATATCCACTACCTCTATGGCTAGCATTATAACTCGCATCATGAGCGCAAGTATCATTTATGCTTCTAATTGTAGTAGTAAATCTATTAAAAATAATAGGACTAATTAAATCTCCTGCCGAAGGAGGATTTTCACTAATATTTGCTCTTGAACCAACATAACTGCTACTGGAAAAAGATTCTATATACTTATTTAAATTCTGAGCTAATTGAGCCATAGCTTGTGTTGACTATCCTCCAGGAGTCGCTTGAAAATCACTCTAACTAGGGAAAAATTTTTTTCTTGCGGTATTTAAATTAGTAAAAATAGTCTAAATATCACTCCAATTTATTTTAGAGTTTGAACTAATTGCCATATTTTTCCTCCTCGTATTTTATAAAATCAATATACTCTTTGTTAATAAATTGTTTAATTAGTTTATTATTATCAAGTATATGATTTCCTTTATTAAATAGACTATTTAAATTAAATAATACAGTATTATTTAATTTAATAAAATCTTCTTTTTTTATTTTATTTAATAAATCTTTATAAAACAATGATAACTTATTAAACAAAATTTTATCATTAATTAAAATTAAACAAATAAGACTTAAACAAATTGCTTCTTCTTGTTTTATATCTTTTAGATATTCTTTGTCTTTATCAGTTACTTCTTCTATTATAGATAAATTTACAATAATTTTATTAAAAATATGTTCGAAAATAAAATGATTATTTTCATATTTTTTATTTGTTAAATATTGTCTATAAAAATAAGTAAAAACAATTAATTCATTTATTGTCATATATAAAAAATTAATATCTTTACCCATACTTTCATTATTTCTATTATATACGTAAATAGGCTATTCTAAGAAGGGAATTGCACCATTATAAAAATCAAAAATCTATAATGATAAAAATCTATCTTCATTATAAATAAATTTGCCATAAGAAAAATTATTTTTTATAAAAAATTCTCTATTATATAAATAACTATGAGCGTCATGGATAAATTCATTTTTATCATAGGTCTATCCATTTACAATTCCATAATTATTATTTTCAGCATATATATATAAATTTTCTAAAGCCTTATTATCATAAAAATAATCATCACTATCTAAACAGAAAAAATACTTATTGAAGCTATTATTAATTCCTAGAGTCCTAGCTGATGCAGGGCCTGATTTAGTTTTCTAAGTATCTAATAATATTATATTGTATATATTATTATAAGTTTTATAAAATTCATATACATATTTTTTATCTGGAGAATTATCACTAATTAAATAGATTACACAATCATTAATAATACTTTGTTTAAAGACAGAATCTAAACATTTCTAAAAATATATTTTATTTATTGTATAAAAAGGAATTATAATATCAATTTTTCCTTCGTTGCGCTTTCTAAATGTCCTCATTTTATCAGGAGCATACCAAGAATCAACGTTATTCCAAGATTTCTTTTTTGAAAAATCCTAAAAATTAGAAAAATCAACAAATTTTTTATAATATTCATTATAATTTGTTAAGAATAATTCTTTTTCTGTTTTAGTATATTCATCATAAGTTTTAGTCGATTGATCCCAATCAACCACATCTCCTGGCCGACAATATTTACATATATTTTTTTCACATAATTTTAAATTCTATAAATCTTGTAAATTTGTTTTTTCTGTTAGTTTTATAAAATCTTTATTTTCTATTAATGGAATTTGTTTAAAAAAATAATTACAAAAATTATTTATGTGTGCCCCAAACTGACAAAAATATATTTTAAAATCTTTTAATGTAAAGCAAGGAATCCTATTTGGACAACTATATATACGAGTTTTATTATCTTGTTTACCTAAAGGGTCAACCAATGTCTAATCAAAGAAAAATCTATCATTTAAATATGAGATATTTTTATTATTGCTAAAATCTTTGTAGTCTTGATTAGGATATTTAGAAATACTTATATGTATATTTAATTCTTCTAATTTTTTTAATTTTTTTGTATCATAATTATTTAAAATTATACCATTAGTTAATATCTTTATTTCTATCTCTGGGAGAATATTTCTAGCTATCTAACATAATTCTATTAAATTAGGATGTAAAAATGGTTCTCCCCCTAATAGCATTAAAACTTTAATAGAAGGCAAAGTTTTTTTTACTAATTTTAGCTAATTTTGAAAATCTTCGTAAGTAATAAAAAATGGAGAAGCCAAAGGAGAAAAATGATTACAATTATTACATTGTAAGTTGCAATGGTCTACTAAATGAATTTCTAATTCAAATCCATCAAAAACTGTAGGCCAAAATGCTCTAGTAGGTCCATCTCTATACTAATTTATTTTATTCACCTTCTTTTTTTATTATTATATAAAAAAAATGCTTGAAAAGCAAATTTTAAGAACAAGCTTTTCAAGCATTGATGTTAAACAAAATGAATAATTAAATTATTAATTTGGACTCCATTATCATTCATAATAAAAATTTCATCTACTTTATTATAATTATTATATTCCCAAATTAGTTCTTCATTATCATTATAAACTTTTATATTTTCAATTTTATCTAATTCCATAAGCCATCCTAACATTTGTTTTATATTATAATTAGATGGCACATTTCCTCTAGCTGCTTCTAATAAAAACATTGTTTTTGGCTAATCATCAGAAGCAGGATGGTAAGCTCGTTCTGTAACAAAACTTAAATTATCAATAGGTTTATCAACTAAATTATTAATTATAATTTTCATTTTTCTTTCTCCTTTTATTTTTTATTAGCCCCAAGCAACTGGGATAGGTTTCCATGAATCGCTTGATGATGTACGATATTTCAATACTCCATTACTAGAAATATCTACCCAAATAAGAGCAGATGAAGAAGAAGGAGCAGTAGTCCCAATATAAATCTAATTGTTTGACGTAAAACCAACAGTAGGAGTTATAGTTGGATTACTATTATCCACATAATTTTTAGTAGCTATATCATTACCAGATATTGGGACATAGTTATTCGCCATCTAAATTTTACCATTGGCGCTCATTACATTTACTTCATCTTTATAAAGACGCTATTCAAAATCATCGTCTATAATTACTAATGATTGTTCTTCATTTAACTAATTATCCTCTTTTAATTGTCTATATAAAGCTCTAGTAGGGATTTGATTGATAGAAAGAGTATTTAAATTTGTACTAGTTTTTGAAGCCATTTGTATACCTCCTTCTTACTTTTTCTTTCTTATATAAATAAAAAATAGGACATAATAATTTAATTATTATGTCCTATTCAAGAAAGGGGGTGAGTTAAATGCTGTAAATAAAAAATTTATTTCTTATTTACATTTATATTATATAAAATAATTTTTTAAAAATCAAATTTTATAATGCCTAACTCCATGTGTTTGCGGCAGTTTTTGCCCATATACCTTTTATTTTATGCCAGCCGGTCAAGGTAACAGCAGGTCCGCCAGTGAAGGTGCCTGTTCCGGCGTTTTTATAGAATACTTTATTTATTTTATCCCATAGACCATAAATATTAGTTGTAGTTTTAACTGGAATAAAATCGCGGACTAAAGTGTTTCCATCATAAATTTGACAAGAATATAATTTTGCACTTAAAAAGTATTTAGCGGTTCCAACATCATTTAATGCCAATAAAAACATATTAGTTGTAGCATTTACTGTGCTAGAAGTATTGGTAATCATAATATTATTAAATGAACATATATTTTTATTTTTATCAATATTTGTTATTTGCATAACAGTAGGAGTTTCAGCAGTTAATGATGAACCAAAATAATCACTACGATATAATGTAGCGGCTGGAATTGCAGCATTATAAGCTTGAGAAGCAGTAGGAAAAGTAGCATTTCTTGTGCCAAAAAATGCACTCCAAGTACTCCAAGACATTGGTTCAGCTTTCATAATAGTGCGAGTTGTAGCTTTGGGAATAAAATTACTATCAATATACTATGTGCCACTAGACTATATATATTCAATCGGTGTTCCTATTGCTGCAATAGCAGATTTTTCTGTGCCTGCTGTAAAATTGCCACCATTTTCATCAGTATAAAATTTAAGATTAACTTTATCCCATAAGCCAGCTTTCCCATCAGATATCCTTCTAGCTGGGATGAAATCACGAACTAATGTACCATTATCATATATTTTACAAGAATATAATTTCATTGAAGCTTTATTATAATTGCCACCATTATTTACACTAAATAAATATAAATTATTTCCATCCTTTGAGAAATCACTAGAATTTGGAGTAACAGTTATTTTGCTAGTGTCAATGCTCCATATATTATTAGTATTATTTGAAATATATTTTCTTTTCCCAGTTAATTCTGCAAGCGTTTTATTATTACTTCCATAATAAGCATACATAGTCGTATTTTGTCTCCACCAAGAAAAATATGAACCACTAGTATAATCACCTAGTATCATAACCCATCCACTCGCAGCAGATACATCTATATCAGCTTCAACCTTTAGGTTTTTTGAAGCTTTAATGCCAGTGTCAATATATTGTGTACCGGTACTTTCAATGTATTCTAATTCAACTAATCCACTAGAAATAGTAGTACTACTTCCAGTATTTACGAACATTTGTACTGGTTCTTTCCAATTATTCGAAGTAGTTTTCACTAAAGTATTTCCAGAACTAGCTTCTATAACGGTAATACGTATATAGCCATTACCTGCATGGCCTGTTTCACTTGTACCTGTTGGAGAAATAAATGCAGCATTTCCTGCTAATATAGTAGCATTAGTTAAATAATAAGATGAATTCAATAAACAACCAGAAGGATAATAAGAGGCTGAGCTGGAAGTGTACATATAACCAGAACCACCACCTCCAACACCGATAGCACCACCGCCGCCATACCAGCCGCCGCCCCCTCCTGAGCCATAATAAGTGTTTGAACCACTATTATAATTTCCACCTTGTCCGAAGCTTCCTGCAGTAGTATAATTAGAATAACTAGTATTTGCTGCACCACCCTAGGTTTGGCTACCACCACCACCATACCAGCTGCTACCACTAGATGAGTCTTGATTATTATATGTCTTGCCTGATATTCCTCCACCAGCAAAACCAGCCAAACTAGTATAGCCACTAGAACCACTGCCACCACCAGCGACTAAAACTCTAGCATATAAAGAATCGACAGCAATGCGAATATCTGTGCCGCCGCCACCGCTTCCTCGACTATTAACTGAGGTAGCAGAACCGCCTCCATTGAATCCTCCAGCAGTGGTTGCTCCATTTGAATTATAAGTAGTTCCATTAAGGCCCTATCCACCGGTATATAAATATAAATTAGTTTTCTTATTTAGAGTTATAATTCCTTTACTATAACCGCCTTTACCGCCAGGCTAGGAAGTATTATTAGTTCCATTGCCTCCCTAGGCGCCCCAGCATTCTAATTGATACTATCCTTTTGGAAGAATTACTGATTTCATAGACCCACTATAAGGACAATTTAATATATCACCAGTCTATATTTTTGTAGGAGTTGTAACAGTTAAATCATATTTATTAGGAGCTTCATATTGAATTGTTTTATTACCAGCAAAATATTCAATATTAGTATTGCACCATTCCTGAGTAGGTTCATTACCTGTGCCGAATGCAGCAGTTAAATCAATAAGCATAGCATCATCAATATATGCTACTGTATTTCCCACCATGCCTTCAAAATCAAATCTAAATTGAGCTGTCTAATTATCATTCCAGTTAGCACGTACATTATGCCAACTTAATCGCTGCCATTGATTTAATTTAGTTTTATCTACTTTAGCAATACCTACTAATGGTTCTGCTATTGGCCAATAACATTGCATTTCAGAACATACATTAACAGTTTCATAAAAATAAACACTTATATAATATATATGATTTTTTCTGATAGCATATGTGTCAGAGGTTACAATTAATGATTTAGAACTTGAGGTAGATGTGACTTTTAAGCTATAAGAGCCGGAATGTTTAGGAGAGGTGGCGTAACTAACTGAGCAAGCTGAATTAGCAGTCCAACCTGTCTTTTCAAAACTTGGATTAGTTAATAAATTAGTTAAAGTAATTGTTTGTTTTGCCAATTAAATCAACTCCTTAATTTGTATCATATTGTATCCAAATATCGCCGATATTACCATCTGATGCTGTTGGTTCTGCAGTAGATATTAATATTGGGCGTAAATATTTTACTGATGCAGTAATTGGAGTAGTGCCATTCCAAGTCATTGGTGTAGTTATTCCTGTTGGCTATTCGATTGTTACTGACGGAGACCAAGTATTAGTAGAAGTTAAGGTTAGATATTTAGTATTCGTAGTAGAATAACCTCTATTACGGAAATCTCTATAATAAAATTTTATAGTATTACTACCAGTAGGGATTTCAGTTAGCATATAAATATCTGAATTAAATACTACAATAATATCTTTACCACTGTCCCAAGCATCTTTAATTTCTTTATAAGTGGTAATATCTTTAGTTGCGATAAATACGCCACCTGCATTTTCAATCTATTCTATAAGTTTAGGTTTAGACATTTAAAAACCTCCTTTAATTATTAAATTTAGGAATCGCTATATAATAATAAGTATAACCGTTATTATTGAATATACTAGTATAATAACTACTAGCAGCAGTAATAATAACTGATTTTGAATTCCAAGTAAAGCTAACATAAGTGCCATTATTGTTAGGAAATGGGTATTTCATTCCTTGTATGCCACACATATAATTTTGAGCAGTACCAGCGTTAGTTTGCACCATAAATAGCATCAAATAAGCAGGTTCAAAATTAAAATTAAGAGTTTTTATTAAAGCATTATTTCCTATATAACTTCCAACATAAGCTCCTTTGATACTTATATCGCCAGTCATTCCATTTACTGATCTAACCAAATGAGATGTAAGATATCCAGCATCATTAGTTAATTGACTTACTTTAGAAATTTTGTTATTCTATATCTACTAATCAACATATTTTTTATCGGTTAAGTCTCCAGTATTAGATGGTGTATAAGTACTATTCATAGTTATTTTGCCTGTTGTCATAATATTATTTTTTGAGGTTAATAGCATTTCATTCATATCTTTTGGCAATTCATTTATTTTATTATCAATAGCCTAAATAGTATCATTTTTTATAATCTATAAGTCATTTATCACATCTAATAAATAGTCTTCTGGTTCTATTCCTCGAATATTAAGAACAATAATACTATCATTAGCTGATGCCGCAAAATCTAATAACTTAATTTTATTATCTTGAATTGTATAGTTTATATTTTTAGTCATTAATATACCATTAAAAAATATATTTAAATCTTCAGGATTTTCAACAGTAAAAGGAAAAGTAAATGTTGTATCTCCTTCTTGTGCAATGAAAGAATATTTATAAGGAAGGTCATCTTCTTTATTTACAATGTATATTTCATCATTATTTACTTTTCCTTGTTTCACCATTTGATTATAAATTTTCCTAGATGGAACTTTATTTATAACTAAAGAATCTAATAATTTTTCATTGTTTTTTATTTCCATCTATTATTCTCCTTATTAACTCCAAGCAACAGGTACGATAGTCCAAGTTCCAGTTTTAGATGTACGATATTTAAAAGTACCAGATGAAGATGTGTCAATCCATAATAAAGGTGCTGTGCCTGACGCGGGAGTAGATGAGCCAATATAGATTGGAAAAGTAGTAGCTGTACCAACTATTGAAGGTTTACTATCATCTACATATTTTTTTGTAGCAACATCTCCGTTTGCTGAAGGAGTATAAGTACTATACATAGTAATCTTACTATCAGCAGCCATTGTGTTTGTTTTATTTAAAAACATAATATTGGAAGTATCCGATGGTAATGTGGCAACTAAATCATTAATTTCTTTAAGAGTCTTTTCTTTCACAGTATTTATTTCATTAATTGATGAAGTTTTTATAGCTTGTATTTGTTTAATTGCATCTTCTGCTTCTTTACCAAAATCAATTGCTGCAGCTCCTTCTATACCCATTACAGTAAGATAATCACCAGCTTCGGCTGTGAATCCAGCAAGTGTAATTACTTTACTAGATACTGTATAGTTATCTATCTCCCTCATCATTATACCATTATAATAAACAGTAAGTGCGCTACTGTCTTCAAAATCAAATGGAATAGTAAATGTAGACTAACCTGCTGTTGCAGTAAATGTAAATCTATTTACTATATGGTCATTAGCGGCAACCTAGTCATCTACATATTTTTTATTTGCGGCTTCTGTATCGGCTGTTGGAGTTTTTAAATTAGTAATTGTTTTATTATTAATATTAATATTACCAGTCATAGTACCACCAGCAAGAGGTAAATATTTTCCATTTATAGTATCTAAGTCATTAATAAAAACCAGATTTCCTACTTTAGTAGCTCCATCACCTATTTTTATTTTCTTTAAATCATCATATATAATAATTTCGCCTTTTAAGGGGACAAAATTAGTTGCTTTATCCCAATTAGCTTTTGTATCATGCTTCTAAATCATACGGCCTTGGAATGTATTATTTGCCATTATATTTCCTCCTTAAACAAAAATATAGGGAAATAAATATTTTGAAAATAGTTCAAGATATTTATTTCCCTATATTAAATATCTTTCTCAATCATCTATTTTCAAAAGAGTAAAGATTATAATAAATAAGTTATCAATTTCAAACTTATCCTGTCCATTTAGTCCAAACAGCTGAATTAGTATTTTTTACATAAATAAATCCATCACTAATACCAATTGTACTATTATCTATTTTTACACCGCCAAGAGTAGAGGTTGAAGCAGTTGGTAATGTGTATTCAGATATGTCTGTTTTTAAAGCATATTTAGATAAATCTGGTTTATTTAATAAATCAGCATAATTACCTGACTAGCTACTAGATGGTAAACTATTTATAATAGCTCGACACATCGCATCTTTGCTGATTGCTTCTAAAGTAGTAGGTTTTTCTACTATCTTAGACCATAAGATATTTGCATCAGCTATAATTTCTCCTGTTGCATATAATTTACCATTTTCATCAATACCGATACCAGTTCCGCCGCCCATAACTACACCTAATGTATTTTCACTAGCTATTGGAGCATGATAATTATTCATGACATCATTTATATACGTTTTAGCCTTTTTTAAAGTTTCATTATCCTAATTATTTACATAATTAAATAATCCTTGAAATGTATTAGGTCCTTTAATTGTTCCATCTTCTTGTAACCATCTTAATAAATCACCTGTTGGCTTTTCTTTGGTAAATTTAATTATATTATAAGCCTAATTTTCCCAAGATATTTCTTTATAATTAATAGCAGAATTATCTTGAGGACTATGACCAACACAAGTGGTATCATAATATAACATATCTTCAAGAATAATACCATCTTTCTTGGGCTAAGTATTTTTTTTATATTCTATAGAAGAATAAGTTATTCCATTAGAAACAAATTCAATATTACTTTTAAAATAGAAAGATGGGGCTTTATGAATAATCCAGGTTTCACTTAAATCATTTTCTTCATTACCATTAAATTTTGCTTCTAACATTTTAGTATGATTTTTTAAATCATCTAATGTTACACATTTTAGTTCTACAAATTTATTATTTACTTCTTCAGATAAATTTTTTTCTGTTAAAATCTTAGGTTTATCATTTAAATCATTGTAGCTTGTAACTATATCTTTCTAATAAGCTATTCCGCCATTAAGTCTAATATCAGATAATAAATTTTGTAATTCTTCTACTGTTAATTTAACGACATATTTATCACTTATATTAGGAAACTATAATGATTTTAATTGTTTATCTGCCAATGAAAGTTCCTCCTTTCAATGTTTCTTATTCTAAAATTATATAAAAAATAAAAATATCAAATTATTTAAATTAGTCCAGATAAAAAAAAAATAAAGACTCCAAAATGGAGTCTTTATTATTATATATTTACAGTTGAAGAACCGCAATCAAAAATTACATAGTTGGCATCAGGGTTAGCGCCTATTTCATCAAGGGTATAGGATGGCTTTGTAGGTGCCTTAGCCCATGCCGGGACATCTGCTCCAAGCCCTGCTCCCCAAGGTAGTTTTTCCCATGTGGTCGTACCATCACCAACTTTAAATAATACAGTAGGAGCTGTGGTTGTTGTACCAGATGTAAGTGCTGGTACATAACAAAATCCCACTTCACCGGCAAGTAAAACTTTTGATTTGTTTGCAGTCCAATTAGCAAGTGTATCGTATTTTGACTTAATACGAATATTTAAAGTTTTATCAGCCATTCCAATCCTCCTAATGGAAAGGGGAGATTTCTCTCCCCTTATAATTTATTAAATCAAAGCGTATTAGCGTTACCACCATCAAGGATAAGAGTATCAGCACCCTATTTAAGAAGATCAGTAGAAACTGCCTTCACGCTAAGAGTATGATTAGCATTATTCTCAATAGAAGTGCCATCACCCTTATAGCTTTCAAGAGCTATTGTCTTCTTAGTAGGAGTCTGTTCTGTACCATTAACTGTAATCTTTTCAATTACGTTAACTTGAGCGCCTTCTGCAATACCATCAAGTTTAGTAATCTTGGTATCAGCAATTAAGCTCTTACCAGTTTCTTTCTTGACAACATCAGCATCTTTTGCATACTGAGTAATATTAAGGGTATCAATAGCATCTTTAACAGTTTTCGCTACAGAACCTTCAACAGTGTCAGCGCCTTCAAGAGTAGTAAGACGAGTAGCTAAACCACTTTCAATACCTGTCGCACGACTGGTTTCATCGGTAATTGCAGTATTAAGTTTTGTTTCTTCGGCCTTAGCACGAGCAGCTTCATCTTCAACTGCTTTCTTATTAGCTGCAATATCTTTAACCATTTGATCAGCAGCAGAGCCATGCGTGCTAATGTAAGTCTGAATTTCTTTTAAGGTATCAACAGCAGCATCGCCGACTTCTGCAGCTGCAAGGAAGGTGTCAACACGAGATTTAACATCAGCAACTGCAGTAGCATTTGCTTGTTCTTTACCTTCTGCACGCTTCTGTTCAACAGCAACAGCATCCTTAACTGTCTTAGCCACAGAGCCTTCAACAGTATCAGCACCATTTAACTTAGTAATAGCATCAGCATTAGCTTTGATACTTGCCTTAACAGTGCTATCATCATAAGTAGCAGCCTTTTGAGCATCAGCAATCATCTAAACAATTGTCTTGTCTGCTGAAACAGTGCCAACTTTATCGCTTAATGCATTAACAGAAGTCTGAGCCTCAGTGCCCGCTTTCTTTGCATCAGCAACAGCCGTATCAACTTCAGTCTTAACAGCATAGCCCTTAGCTTCGACTTCTTTCATTGTAGCCTTGGAAGCAGCAAGTTCATAAGCTTCTTTTACAGTGCCAGTATGTTCTTCACCAAGAATAGCAGTCTTAGCAGTTGCAATTTTAGTATCAGCATTAGTGCCTGCGGTATTAATAGCTTCGGTCTTAGCTGTATCAATTGCACCACTTACGCTATCAACATCAACCTTACCTTCAAGAGCGGCAACTTTTTTACCAATGGCAGAAGTATCGCCAACTAAACCATCAGCATAAGTTTTAGCAGAAGCAAGAGTAGTCTTACCGACTTCATCTGCATACATCTTTGCGCCATGGATAGTATTGCTATCCTTAGTATCAATATCAGTCTTACCATCTTTGCCGCCAAGAGTATGGATTAAATTATCAACAGCAGTATTAACAGTGCTTTCAGTAGCAACTTTGTTAGTGCCAGCATTATAAGTACCCTCAAATGTTAAATTATTCTGCTTAGCATCGAGAGCATCCTGAAGACCATCAATCTTGGAAATACCAAGAGTAGGAATGTCAGAAACAGCAAGATTCTCACCTTTAGTTACAAGACCTTTAGCATCATAAGTAACTTTAGTAGCAGTACCAGCGGTAATATCTTTATTGGCAACGACAGCCGCATCAGCCGTTTTTTTCACAGCAGCAATAGCAGTTGCATTATCGCTATCAGCTTGATCAAGAGCTGTCATCTTAGTATCATAAGCAGATTGATCAACAAAATTACCCGCATCTTGCTTTGCATTCCACTTAGCGATATCTTCAGCAGTAATACCAGCCGCAGGAAGATTTTCAACTACGCTAACACGTCCGGCGAGAGTAGTTAAATCAGCAGCCTTAGCATAATCGCCAATTTTGAGAGCCTTAATGGCGCCATCAATATAAGCCTTTACTTCAGGAGATTCGCCTTCAGCAGTACCAAATCCTTTAAGGATAGCTTTTAATTTATTAATATCACCAGTTAAACCATTAACAACTTCTGGATGCTTTGCGACCCAGTCAACTAATTCTTTGAAGGTATCAATAGTGCCATTATCAGTAGCCTTGGTAGCAAATGCATCAATAGCATCATTAACAGCCTTCGCGACTGAACCTTCACCAGTGCCTTTCAGAACACCAATAGCATCTTCATTAGTCTTAATACGCTTACGAAGACCAGTAGTATCATCAGCACCAACAACAGTTTCAAGGGCATCTACATCAGCCTGTGCTGCAACAGCTTTATCATCAGCAGTCTTTGCATTAGTGACGCCTTTATCTGCTTGCTTTTGGGCAGCTTCAATTAATGCATATAAACCAGTTGCTGCGGTTTCGCCTTCCTTAGCTGCACCGACCTTCTCAATAAGAGAAGCAACTTTACCTTGTAATGTAGAGACATCAGAAGCAAGGTCACCAGAAGCAGTAGTAGAAGCAAGCTTAACAAGAGTGCCAGCTGCATTACTGATCATGTAAGCTTCGCACTTATTATCTACAACTAAAGTTAAAATCTGACCGACATAAGCTATAGCGCCAGATTTAGCATAAGTTTCTAATTCTGTTTTATTATACCATACAGCGGTAGTATCAACAGGAGCAGGATTACCACGCTTAATAGACAGCGGGAAACCCATATAAGCAGCATTATTTAAAATAGTAGCCATATTATATTATTCCTCCTTCAAAATTAACCAATCGTAACGCTATATGTTTCACCAGCGTCAATAGAAGCAGGTTGATAGACATATACATCATAAGGAGCTGCAGCATAGCTTTCAGCACCTTCAACACTAACAGTAGTGCCTTGTTTAACAAATAGAGCTGTAACATCAGCATTAAGAGCACTTGGCATAAAAACCTTCGTAATCTTACGACCAGCAGGAACTGCAACGATAACTTTCTTTGCGCCAGCTCCAGCACCAAATGCGCCTAATGTACCAGCGCCCTAAGCTTGTTTATGAGCAAGAGCACGAACATTAGCAGAGTTAAGTCCAGCATCAGAAGTCATAGGACCCCAGAACATATAACGAACACCCTGAAGAATATTACTATCCTTAGAAGCAGAGCCTGCTGCAATTTTACCCGCAGGATAAGGATTGCCCAAATTGGTTACTGGAATAGATCCTTCATTATAAGTTGCTTTAGCTGTAATCTTCTTAGCAGTAGCTTCAGCAACAACATTTTCAAAAGTACCTGTTGCAGTTGTTTTCTTTTCGGTTACACCAGTGCAACTAACTTCCCAAGTCTAAGCCGCAATACCAGTAGCTGGACCATAGGTATAACTACCAGTAGATAGAGCTGCTGTATATGTTAGATTCTTTTTAGTACCAATCTCAAATGTACCAAAGCCGCCCTGTGCGCTGAAGCTAACAGCAGGATTGGACTTAGTGGGATTAGCCTCTTGAGCCATTAGGCTAGAAAGCACCTGTTCGACATTCTTACCTTTCGCCGCAAATTTAGCAGAACCCGAAGGCTTAGAAAGAGTACCAATAGCAACGGTATAAGTAATGTCATCATCAAAATAAACATTGTCAGCGCGATAATTGCCATCCATAGCTTTCCAAGTACCATCATATACATAAGCAGTATAAGAAATCTTATCGCCAGTAATAACACGCTTTACAATAGCAGTATCGCCATTATGAAGTTCTGCAGAAGCTACAACACGAGTAATAGCCTGAACATCAGTTTCCTCACCTGCTGGAATAGCTTCGAAATTTTTAGCTTCATCACCGCCAACAAAGGTTAAGTTTTCAAGAGTGGATTCACCATCACCAATCTTCATTTTATGAAGATCACTATCATAGACAATTTCACCACGAAGGGGAACTTTATCTTTCTTCGCCGCAAGATTGGCAGTAGTATCATTTAATACTTGAATACGAGTATTAAGAGTTTTATCAGCCATAAATCATTTTCCTCCTATAAAATTAATTAAGAGTATTTGCGTCACCGCCATTGAGGATATCATAACTATCTTCTCCATATTGAATAGGTACAAGATCATTATTTACATCTACAATATAAGGCAACCATTTATTATTCTAAAAAATAGATACAATTTGACCAACACAATTATGCTAGGTAATATAGTTAATTGCATCTACTAAAGAATTGAAAGAATTTTGTGCTGGAGAGGAAGTTTCTGTAGTTGTCCATTTACCATCGTAAATATATAATTTACCATTATAAATACACATTTCTCCATCCTCAGCGGTAGCTGGAAGTGTATCAACTGTGCCTAAAAATTCCATTACATTATCAGGAAGATCAATTGTACCACTTTCGCCACCAATATATGGTAAATCATTCCATAAGGTTTTACCATCACCAATTTTCAGTTTATGAGTGTCTAATTCAAATCCAGGCTCGCCATCCTTAAGCAATAAGTTTTTTTCGCGCCATGTAATTGATCGACCTCTTTTGAACTTGATGATATCAGCCATAGATTATTCCTCCTTCTAGACAGTATAGAAGCCATTGACAAGTACTTGTCTATAGCCAGGAGCTAGATAAGAAGGATCTAATTCTCTATTAAAACGACCACCACTAATTTCAATACGAGGGTCGCCCTCAACCTTGAAATTCTTATCTTGTGCAGTAATAAATGTACCACCGCTAATATATGTATTTTGAGGATTTAAATCTTCACTTAATTTACGAAGATAAAAATTATATTCGCCTTGACTTGGCTTACTATTTTCAAAATACCCATCAGTGATAGTTATTGACTTACCATTAGCAAGAATAGTATTATAGAATGTGCCGCCATTAATATTTAAAACAGCATTATCATCATTTTTTATAGCATATAAGCCGCCAGCGAATGTACCATCATTAATAGTTAATGTAGGCATTTCAGCATTTTGGCCTTGAACATAGCCATTAGTAGTATTACCAGCGTGATAATCCCAATAGCCATTTTCAATCATGCTAGAAAATTCGCCACCACTCATAAACATGCCGCCATTGATTGTCATAGTGCCATGATTAACAGCAGTATAATAACCATTACCTGCTACATCAGTAGTACGTTGTAATTTACCATTATTAATAGTAATATTACCATTATTAAAAACTGCGGCATTTTCATTCTTATTACATTCAATAGTACCTTGGCCCTTAATAGTTAAATCGCCGTTTGCTTTGATATCTATTGGCGTTTTTTCATTATTAATAATATCATTACCATTTAATTCAATAGTCAATGCTTTATCAATAGAAACACTGTTATCAAAGTTAGCATTAAGACGAATTGTACTTCCTGCTGGAGCTTTCATAAATGCCACATCAATAGATTGATAAGGCACACCATCTACAACCGCAGGATTATCAGTGTATTCTTGAACATTAACAACTTTAGTTCCGCCTACATAAGATAGTTCATTCCAAGGGGTTGAACCATCGCCGACTTTAATCTAATGTGTATCAAGTTCTACGCCGATTTCACCAGCTGCAAGAATTATATTCTTTTTAGACCAGCTAGTTGATTTACCGCGTCTTAATTTAATAATTTCAGCCATCTCGTGTTCTCCTTTCTTTAATCATCATCTATAGAGCCGCCATCCCAGCCGCCCGTTGACTTGGAAGTATCTTCTTTATCAATGTCGCCGCCATCTTTGCCGCCCTTATATGAAAGAATAAACATTTTCATATTGTCCTTCTCCTTTCATATTTAAAATTATTTTATATTGCTCTATACCTGTTGGACCGAAAATTTCTTAAATGGAATTTTAATTCAAGCATTCGGTTTTAATGGTCCAAGTCGGCCCGAACCCCTATAACCTACTGTCTTTAAAATATATAAAAAAAAAGATGGACTGATTAATCTAATCAGTCCATCTTTACAGAAAGGATGAAATGCAATGAACGAATTTGAAACGAGTGGCGCGGAACTGAGGTGTCGATCCCCATCCCTATCACAGGACCACTTGTTTTCAAGACAAGGCTTACCGCCGGGTAAGTTAATTCCGCATATCATAATTGGCTATAGACCCTTAACTATCTATGATTTAAATACGCCACAATTACCATGAAGCTTAGCGATACCAATTATTTTAAAAAACAAGACTCATTGAAAAGCCAAAATAAAAACGCGGAATTTAGCTTACTAAACCAGCTAAAAAGAAAAAACTTTTCAAAATATACTTTATTTTCTTTATTATACTTTTTCATCTATTATTTGATAAGTAAGTATTGTAGAGCCTTTGTAGGCAAAAGTTTGCTGAAAATGAGTCTTAATATATGAGGGGTGGAAAAGAATACCTTGTTGTCTTTGCCCTCGACAAGGTTTAACCGTATTATACGAAAGTAGGGTTATGTTAATGTAAGATTAGTTTAAACATCATCGCCACGGGAAGGCTCTTACTTGATGACGCATAGGAGCAAGGGATTCGAACCCTGGATGTGTAGCTACAATTAGTTTTGGAGACTAACCCAATCGACCACTCTGGCACTCCTACATATAATTATGTAAATTAAATATATTTCCAAAAATATCCTTTACAACTTTTTCTTGTACCTTTATATACATCAGCAATATGGTGAGTATTTCCATTTTCTTTCTCAGCTTCTGTTATTGAAGGATAAATTTTTAATATTTTATTAGTTTTTATATCAACCATAGCAACTGGCTTATATAAAGTTTGAATTCTTCTAATATCTCGTTCTTGTGGAGTTACCCCATGATTATCTAATGCTACTTTAATAGTATGATCATCATAATGAGTAATTTCATGAATTTGTTTATAATTATTACCTTGATTATATAAAGAATATATTAAATCATAATCTGCATAACGTTTTCCATCTCCACCAATCGTAGCATTATATCCATATTTAAAAGATCCTAATTTTTCAATCCAATATTTTTCTCTTTCTTCTGGATCATTAGTTTCTTCAATAAGTTTAATATGAAAATGTTCTATTCCATATTTTCTCATTGCTGCATACAAAGGACGTTTTTCATTTCTTTCTCGAAAAGCATCATTACAATGTTTTTTAAAACGATTTTCAATAGAAGATTCAGTTTTACCAATATAAATTTTTTCATTTATGTCATTTGTTATCTAATAAATGTATGCCATAATTAAATAGCTCCTTTTCATTATATTATAAGGATTAGTTTAAATAGTATCACCACGAAAAGGTCCCTTATATGATACCGCGGAATCGCCGCGACTCGAACGCGGACTACCTAAGAGGTAGGATGGATTAGCAATCCATTGGAATACCATTATCCCACGACTCCAAATATAAAAAAATAGATAGTAAAAAACAAGCATTGCGCCAAGGCGTAAAAACTCTATCTATTGTATAGTTTTTGTTCCTTACATATTTAAATATATAAGAAAGGATTACCGGTAGCCTGCCGCCTAATGACAGGATTTCCTATAACCGGACTTTATATTCACACCGTGGCCTCGGTGGAACGAACTTTTACAAAATGTTCAGCCTGATATTTTGACATCCAAATTAAAGTGCCATCATAAAATCTGAAAAGATAAGTCATAAAATTATCCTTATTATCAGCCTTGCGGCACTTACCCTTACCATATCTCTTGCACCAGACCTTGTCTCCTGGATTAAACTTCATTATTTTCTCCTTAACAATTTTAACAAAGCCCTAAAATCATTTGCTGGATTTGAACCAACTCTAAAAAATTTTTGCAGAATTTCTTATTTATCCTATTAAAAGTTGCTGTATGGGCTTTTCATATAAATCATATATATTTCCAGATATAACCATATGCTGTTTTACGTTTTCCATTTGCACATTCAGCAATATGACTTCTAACTCCAGAATTATAATTTAGACATTTTTTATTTTCAAAACACCATTGTCCAGCTTCTGCTACAGAATCAAAAGTATTAATTAATATTCCATTTTTATTATATTGCCTAATACTTTTGGATTTTTCTTTTTTCATCTATTCATTACTTTGATTAATTATCTAAATTTGGTGTTCTTTAGCTATCTATTGAACTAAATCACAACTACAATTAAATAATTTAGCTATTTCAATTGGACGTGGATTTATTCTTAATGCTTCTAAAATTTTTTGATGGTCATATTTTATCTTGCCATCTCCTCCTTTAGTAGCATTATATCCATATTTAAAAGAGTTTAATTTCTCAATCCAATAAATTTCTTTTTCGCTAGCTTCTTCAGCAGAACATTCTTCTAATTCCTTAATAGAAAAATTTTCTGGACCATATTTATTTATTGCGTTATATAAAGGACGTTTTTCATATTTAGATTTTTTATAATCTCTTAAATATTCTTTCCAACGTTCCTAAATATTATTTTTTAATGTTTTACCAACATAAATTTTTCCATTAATATTATTTGTTATCTAATAAATATAAGCCATAATTATTATCTCCTCCATAATATTATGGAAATTTTGGTTGCAAAATTAATTTTCCGCGACCAAAAATTTTTTAATCAATTAGCATTACCCAAGATACGCCCCGTGGAGGCTTGATTAATGTATCTCTTGCGGGAGTGGGATTCGAACCCACGATAACCAGTTTATGAGGCTGGTGTCTTAACCACTTGACGATCCCGCAATATTAACAAGACAATTTTTATACGTTGCGCTACCAATTACGCTATATCTGATCTTCGACCAGACAGTAGGACTCGAACCTACAACACACGGCTCCCAAAGCAAATTTATAATTGCTGTATTGTCTTTCATAAATGGTGGAGCCAGAGGGAATCGCACCCTCGACTTTGAATTAAATTCAACGTTTTCCTACCATAAACTATGTCCCCAAATATGATGGTTATAAAACTTAATCTAATGCAGGCATCAGATTAATAGAACGCTCTATCAAGTTCTATGTTTCAAAATCGCTTATATCGGGAAAGCGAATGGCGATGCTGATGGGTCCTGACCCCATGACCTCCAGCGTGACAGGCTGGCATTCTTCCAACTAAACTACAGCACCATAAATGGTCAGCGCAAGGGGGATCGAACCCCTACATTCTACCTTGAAAGGGTAGTGACTATACCTATTTGTCTATGCGCCGATTTATTCATCAGAAATCATTTTTTCAGATTTCTCTTTTTCTTTCGCCCTATCATATTCCATACCCTTACCTTTCTTGGCAGGCACAATAGATCTACGACGACGAAACAGAAGATACTCGTTCAACTCTGTATTATCCATTTTAATTGCAGGTTTTTTAGTAGTTGCCATTTCAAATATCTCCTTTATTATTATATATATATTATATAATATTTTTTTTAAATTTTCAAATTTATTGGTGCAGGATATTGGATTCGAACCAATGACCTCTTGGATTACTTAGCAATGCTCTTACAATTTCTTCAACACCTCCTCCGCCAAATAATCTTGAGCGAAATTAATACCAATTCGTTGTCCATTTTTAGGGGGGGTATAACGAATAGATTTAGTAGCTCCGCTACATTCTTCAACAGGAATTAAATAAACTTTTCCTTGGTGATAAGTAGCGAAAAAATCAATATCATTTTTTGTGTATGGAGTTTTTTTATAACCAGTCGTATTATGACTTTGCCATCTCGTAGCAAAAGAAAAATGTGTAATTTCTCCTAATGTATATTCATCTTTAGCATGTTTAACTTGAACTTTATAAAGTTTACCTTTATAATCCATAATTAAATCATACTTTTGACTATTTCCAAAAGGAAATGAAATATCACATCCCAGTTCATAAAGACCAGTAATACATTGTAATTCTGCTAAATTACCGACTTCTTTAGAATTTCGTGTCATAAAATAGAAATTAAAAGAGTTTGCCGAGTAAACCAAACGCTCTAACCAGCTGAGCTAATCCCGCATATAGTCTACTTAATTAAACTGCCAAGAAAAATTAAATAGACTTTTATAAAAATTCCTCATTGGGTATGGAGGCTATATCAAACTGGCTTTTACAGTAGGCCCAGTAAAGTGGATCTGCTTGATTTCCACAAGTATGAGTTTAATTAAAACAATTTTAACTCTAATTAAAACCTTGTTGCCTAGACTTTGACTATACATAGCGTTTGGACAAGGTAACTCAAACCTCGGGTTTCACTGTTACGTCGCTCCCCTAAGAACCAACGGAATGTTTTTCGATTACATTCAACGCCTTCTTTTGCTGTCCAAACATGGCAGGTATCCTTTCCATCTTTTATCTTGTTCAACACAAGATGTGCTACCTTTATTGGTATCTCATACGCACGGTCTCCCGCAATATGATCTTGCCATTACTCTTTAAGATTCTCTAATAGGATGAACTACGAGAATTTTGCTATCTTATATTACTTACGCGTTTTCATATAAGTGCCATTTAACGTCAGCGATGCTTTATGAAATTTCTCAAACTTGACCTGGTGATGGTGGAGGGATTTGAACCCTCGGTACCCTGCTTAAAAGGCAGGTGCCTTACCACTAGGCCACACCATCATTCAATTTTATAATGTTGTTCAGCATGACAATTAGCACATAATAACTAACATTTATCAACTTCTTTTAATAAATTTTCAAAAGAAAATTCACCTTCATTTAAATTTACTTGAGAAATTGTAAATTCTTTTTCTTGCGGATTTAAATGATGAAACTATAAAGCTCCTTCACATTTATCATAACCACAAATTTCACATTTTCCGCCTTTATATACTATTAATTTATGTTTAATAATTCTTTTGATATGTCTTAATCGGTCAGCTGCTGATATATTGTCTGGAGAACAATTAAAACAATATTTTCTTTTAGGATTATTAGTTATAAACTTTTCTCCACAAATTAAGCATTGCTTTTCTTTGCTAATATTAAAAAGATTATTTTCATTATGCTACCCGCAACTTGTAGTTCTACCATCTGTTAAATGACAAGTCTAAATAATTTTATGAGTTCCGCATAATAAACATTCACATTCCCAATAAGTCTTTTTATTTCTAGTAGGAGCTTTCTAAATACATTTTAAATTTCCAAATACTTTATTCGTTAAATCTAAGGCTTTTGGCAATTAATTACCTTCTTTCTATTTTATTCTATTATATTTAGGAAATAAAAGTAATTAATTAGCTCACTTCGTCCAAATTTATTTTTTTCGACTGAGCTACAACCGCATATCGCATTTCAGAGGTTCCGGACCCTCCTGAGCAGCGTCACTCAAATAAGATTTTGTCACCTAATTTTTAAAACCTTATCAAAAAACAAACCAGTTTTTTAGCTGAACCTTTAACTCCCTTTCCGTTTTTACTTATATGTCAAGAAACAACCAAAGAGAAAGTATAAAAAGATAACATATAGGCAGATCATTTATAGACGCACACTATAAACTCGTCTTGCGGTCATGTTATTTTATAATCAAGTAAGTAATAACTTCAACCGCATTTCTTTAACTTAAATAACCTTTAATAATAGTCCTATATTAAATAATTAGTTATGGGCGACTATTATTTCCCAGCTTTAATTAATCCTTCTATTGGAATTGAACCAATACCTCCGCCTCTTTCAGGCAGCATGCTTCCATTACACCAAGAAGTAATATACATATGGCTTATTTACATAACGATGGAGCCACCAACCACCGAGCCTTGATTATAGTGAGTATAGCTACTACTTCACTATTGGTACCGGTGAAAGGACTCGAACCTTCAGATTAATGATCCTAAATCATTCGCCTATGCCATTCGGCTACACCGGCATATGGTGGAAAGAAGTATTTCACCTTTTATAGCGCGCTTCTCCCCGTTCCCGCGCTACCCCTCTCCCAATTAGCTTGATTACAAGAAGATTTTACTATGAAGTTCATCATAGCTAACTATAAAATTTCTTTATAGCTATATATATTAAAACCCGATTTCCCTTTGCCTCAGTTTATTTTTAATTGGTCTATTGCCAACGGTAGGTGACTAATCTACCTAGTTCAAATCGGAAACCCCATGTATAAGACCAATTGGTGGGACAGAGAGGTATCGAACCTCCATCCTTTGGTTTTTCAGACCAATGCTCCGACCTCGTAAGCTACTGTCCCATACAAATGAGAATTTATTTCTCATTTATTTTGTATATATATTTTATAATATTTTTTTTAATTTTTCAATTAAACTTCAGGATGACGAACAAAAAATTCAATAAACAAGCCTTCATCCTGCTTACTATCACAGAAAAGTTCCAATTCATCACCATGCTGGCCGAGCAATGCACCAAGTGCAATATACTGTGAAAGTGCAGATTTCATATTATATCTATCACCCTGCGGACTAACCAGCCATACATTACTATGTGCCCGATTAACTGCTGCGATAAAATCTTCAACCTACTTAATATTTGTCAACTTCATTATTTTGATTCCTTTCTATTGGAATATGGTGGGGCCGGTTGGATTCGAACCAACGATTTGGCAATTTGGCCCAAAATGTTAGGTTTGAACTCACATCTTTCTTGCGCATAGACTATTTTACCATTTAAACTAATCTTGGATAAGTTGCCGGCCTTACCGCTTGGCCACGACCCCATTTATTTAATTTCTTATTGATTACTTATATATTATATTATATTTTTTTAATTTTTTCAAATTAAGAAATTTACCCAAGACTTTTTATACTTGGCTCCAAGGAAGGAATTCGAATCCTTATTTTCAGAATTAACTCTGATGAATTATCCAGTTATTCGACCACGGAAAAAAGTTTAAGTTGCTGTAAAAGCCTTTCTCTTTTTATATAAATATTATATAATATTTTTTATTAAAAATCAAATAATTATTTTATTCAAACAAGACTTATTTGATTTGGTTCCGCTGGGTTTAACCGCTTCCCTACCTCCGCCATATAATGGTGGGGAGGGCAGGATTCGAACCTGCGTAGCATTTGCGACGGATTTACTGTCCATTTTTTGCTGTTAAAGTCTTTATTTTCTTTATTTTGTATATATATTATATATTAATTTTTATTAAATATCAAATTTATAAATTTTTTCTTGTGAATGATTATCAATAATTTCAATTAATTCATTAAGATAATTTTTATTTTCTGCAACTTTATCAATTTCAATAGCTAAATTTAAAGCTGTATAACTAAAAGAGAGCTATTCTTTAATTCCAGGAATTTTTTTTATTTCTTCAGTAAATTGCTATAAATTACTTTTATTCAAATAAAAATTTCCCAACAATAAAAATAAATTAGTTTTACCATTAATTAAAAAATAAATCTAATCTAAAATTTTCCAAAATTGTTTATCTATTTTTTTAAAATTATTAAATAGCAATTTTAAACAATAATTTATATAACTAATATTTTGTTCAAAATTAAAATTATTAAAATCAGTATATATTAACTAATTATCAAAATTATAATTATTATTAATAATCTACAATAATAATTTATATCTATTAATAAAAATTTTATCTTGAATTTCCATAATTTTATATAATTCTATACCTTTATATTGTTTTAATATATCCTTATGTAAAATATATTTTTGACATAAATATTCATAAACAGATAAAATCTAAATATCCATATTATATTTTTGAAAATTTATATTCTTATAATTACTTATACAAAATAAAATATTATCTTGTATAAGATACATATAATATATCTTACAGTTATATGTATTTTCGATAAATATTTTTAAATTATAATGGTTCATTTCTACCTGTGCCACTACATGTGCCAGTACAGCTTTTACATAAACCTGAACAACTTCCTCCACACAATCCAGTACAATCGTTAGCACAATGTCTTGTACAGCTACCACTGCATCCACTACATCCTGTATAGCATCCACCTGAGCAAGAACCACTACATCCGCTACAGCTACCACTACAACTGCTTCGACATCCGCCTCTGCAAGTGTTTTGACAACCTCCTTGGCAAGTATTCTTACAACTACCTAAACAAGTTCCCTAACATTGTACTCCACAACTTTCGCTACAACTGGTAGAACATAATCCAGTGCAATAAGCTGAACATCCAGTATTCGAATCAGTTAATCCCATAGCTTGATAAGCTGTAATTTTTGCCTCTAATGTACTTAAATCATCATCTTTAATAACATTTATATTTTCATTCTGATTTTCAATATTTATTGCCGCCATAGGTTCTACCAGTTTTGTTATGTGTTCTTTTGAAATAACTTTTCCATTATCAGGCTAAGTAGTATAATCATAAGAAGTCCCTCCATATGAACTTACACTACCGGTATATTTACGACGTAAACATTCAGCCTTTATTTTTTTCTTTAATTCATTGAATCTATCAGAAGTTATTGTCGTTCCTATTTTCATTTGTCATTGTCTCCTTTATTATATTATATTCATCCTAAGAGATAATTTTTAATGCTTTTTCCCTATCTCCATTAAATTTAAATCGTTTATTCGAGTTTATTTTTTTTAAAATAGAATTTAAATAATATAAAGAAGCTAGAACTGTAGCATAATGCATATCACAAATATAAGTAACTCTTTTATTAACATTACCTGTTTCTTGATAATTATAAGCTGTACACCAAGAGCATCCTCCAGAAATTTCACAATCTAAACATTCTTGAGGAGATTGACTAATAACTGTTATTTCAGATAAATCTTTTAATCTATTGATGGTTAAATTATCTTGGCCTATTCCCTAATAAATATCTCCAATATAATATTCTGGCTGATTACTTATGCTATCTTCCATATAACGTAAACATGGATAATATTTACCTTTCCAATTTAAGGCTAACATACGACCATTCCCGCCACACCAATTATCATTAGATAAATTTTTACTTCCATCATTAATATAAAAAATAGATAAATAAACTTTATCCCACAAATCATTATTTAATAAATAATCAGCAATTTTTTTTAACTAATAATATAATGTAGTGGCATGGTTAAGTTCCCAACCTTTTTCATACACACAATTTAGATTGATTTGACTATAACCATTGTTTATCATTTCTAAAACAGCGTCATATAAATAATCTATATTAAATGGAGAGATAGTCATTTTACTCCCAATCCATTTATTATAATTATGACTATAATGTAATGCGGCAGACAATGCTTTATCATAACTACCACTACCATCAGGGAAAACTCTACAAGCGTCATGTAATTTTTTATTTCCATCAATAGAAATTGATAAACTTAAATTTTCATTATTTTTTTTAATATACTCTTGTACTTTTTGTTCAAAATATAAAATACCATTAGAACTAATTGAAATTTTATATTTAGTAGCCCAAGGATGCCGCAATTCAATCATTTTATTAATAAAATAATCAGTAATCTAATCAATTAATTCAATTTCTAAAAATGGCTCTCCACCTATAAATTCTATTATTACTCCTGGTATTTTATAAGAATCAATATAACCAATAATTTTATTATCTCTGGTTAATATCTAATCAATCATCTGTTTAGCTGTTTCAAAAGATAATTTATGTTTACCTTTATGCCCTTGATAACAATAAGTACAATTTAAACAACAATCATCTGTAACCTAAAATGTTAATGTAAATACAGACTAAGAATTTAAACAATCTTCAGGATATAAACGACCTATAAAATCAGAAAATTCTTCAGGAATGTGGCTTATTTTAGGAAATAACATCAATAATTACCTCATTTGTATAAAAATCTAAATTCCAATTGCAAGTTTGATTCCCAATTTCTGGTTTGATATAATTATTTTCTAATTCTAATTTAGCTAATTCATATTCAGCAAATAATTCTATATACTCATTATGATAATCATCAAAAGCTTTATTTCTAATATTTTGTCTAATTAAAAATTGACATAAATTTTTTCTAGCTTCAATTTCATAATTTAATTTCTAAAGATAATTTACTTCTTCTTGAGGAATTATAATCTTCTTCATATTTTTTATTCCTTTCTTATATAAGAAATTTAATTATTTAATTAATATAATATACCCTATATAAATAATTATAACATAAAAATAAGAGAAAGTCAATTTGACTTTCTCTTATAAACCAAGCTTTTCAATTAAAGCTTTTAAATTTTCTTCTTCTTCTGGACTAATTTCTGTAGCCTTCTTTACAGACTGAATTGTTGCACCATCTTCAAAATTAAGTTCATTATTACCAAAATCCATAGAACCAAAATTTTCCACAGGAGTTTTCGGACAAGTTAAACTAATTGCAATCTGAATATATTGTCCATTTTCTTTAGCTCGCACATAATACTTTTTATCATAAGATCCGAGGAAATCTTCACCAAATGCTTCTGCAATTTTTTCTACAACAGCATCTTTAGCAATACTACCTTTTGCCATTATTCATTCTCCCTATCAAATAAAATTTCATCATAACAAGCTTCACAATAGTAAGCATTGTTTTCTTCATCATAAATTAAATCTTTTTTATCATAATACATATTACAATTATCACATATCTAATAATTGTCTCCGCAACTACGGCATACATAACCATCATCATCATCTAATGATATTGCTTCAGGAATATAAATACGTCTACCGCACTCTCTACAGAAAGTAAAATCTTCTGTTTCTTCTGTACCATATTTAAGTTCGCAATCAATACAAAGCATTGTATCTGTTAAAACACAATCATTTTTACCACAAATACAGCATTTTACATCATGTCCTATATTAACTTTAGTAGTGGTACGAGTTCTTGGAAGAATTAACTTATCTTGTGGAATACCTTCTTCATGCCAATAAGGTTCACTATAAGCAATACTAAACCAATAGTCATATACAGTAGAATGAAGAGGGTCATTGTAATGCAAAGGATTTTTTGGGTCAACAATAACCTTAATATCTGGGGTCATTACGTATCCCGTAGGCAATAAACGAACTTCATTAGAAAAAATTTTATCATTTATTGTAAATGTATTATATTTTTCATGACACCAATCAGTAAAACGGTATCCTTGCCCGAAAAATGTTTCATACAGTTCAAGAGCAAAATCTTGTAATCCTTTACTTTCATAAGGATAATGCCGACCTGAAATAACCATAGTATCATCATCAGACACATGAAGAAGCATACGCCACTTCTTATCCACCCATGGCACATCATCTGGAAATCTAGGTAAAACTGCGTCATGTTCACTCTTAATATAACATATAATTGTACAATTATCTGCCATATAAGATAAATTACCAGCCCGATATTCTCCATCAAGTGCATGGCATGACCGCCAGTTATGCGTATTTTCACTTAAACTAAGATAATCCAATGGATGAACTGACATACAAAAATATCCACTAATTTTTGTATTCTGAATGAGCATACTGGCTTTATCTTGTATTTCAGTAAGAATTTCCTTATCTTCTACAAAATATTTAAATGCTTTAATTATTTTCATTCCTTTTGGAATGATAGTTCCATTATTCATTGGATAATCTTCGCTTAAAATATTATTATAAAAATCTTTTCTATTATTTTCAACAAAATCTCTTAATTCAAATAAGCCATAACGCCAACGAATGTTGTCAATAAAACAATCTAATTCAGCTTTTTTATCATCTTCTGAAATAGACATTGTAATAGGTGCATGGCTTTGATAAATTAATTTATTACCAGGAAGCCTGCTATAAAATTTGCATTTATTCTCTTCCCAATCATTCATTAATTTATCAATATTTAAAAGGTTAATATCCAGCCCCTATGAATAGGCAATAACCTTCTTTACTTGTTCTTTAATTTCATTTAAATTACAACAGGGACTCGACATTTATTACATACTCTTTCTTTCATATTATTTGAATAAAATAAATTATAACATCTTTCACATTGATGAATATTAGGATCAAGTGCTAAACATTCAGGACATACATGGACCTTTACTCCATCAATATCAAGAGGAAAATCTTCCCACTCATAATATAACTGATTACAAAAACTACAATTAAGAAGTTTATCATCATCAAAATCATAAGGCATATGATATTTATTAGTTAATGTAATCCACTGAAGATATTCCTTGCTAGGAATAAATTTATATTTATCTGCATTTTCGATATCATCAAGCATTTTACATACTTTATTAATTGTATTATACAATGTTCTAATATGCAAATCTTCATTTTGAGTATGTTCATGATGATAGCCAACTGATAAATTTACTCCGGCAATTTCCCATTCAGGCATAATAATACTAATATCTGTAAATGATCCAATTGCTTGCTTAAAGCCGAAACTTTCAACATAATCCATGAACGTAAAATTTTCACACTCATAGAAGACACAATCTCTTTCACCAGCTCTATCAAGCTCAATCATGTACTTAATATTTGGAGCTACTGGATGTTCTTCAACAAATATATGTGCCCCATAGCCACCCATTTCTTCATCTGTTGTAAAAAGAACATAAGGTCTATACTTTTTGCGTAAAATCTGAATAATCGCAAAAACACCTGCTCTATCATCTGCTCCAAGACCTTCCTTGCCTTTATAAACAGCTCTTTTCTCATTATAAGTAAATTGACGAATTGGCTGTCTAAATACAGTATCTACATGTGCGATAAGCATAACAGGAATATTGCCTTCAGCATATACATAATCTTCTGTAATCTCTACATTAGAATATTTATTAGATACAAAATCACCAAGAGCTTTCAAAAGACCTACTTCGCTAATCTTGAATAGTCCTTCCAAAAGCCCTCTACAATTTTCAGTAAACTCAGGAACTAAAACTTTTTTACCCATTTCTTATTCCCTTCTATTATTATATAAATATTATATAATAATTTTATTAAATAATCAATTAGGGCTTATCTGTTCTTGGTCTTCTCCCTCATGCTCGGCAATATACTCCTTGGCCCATTGACGTCCAGCCCGTTCGAAATATAATACTTTATCACACATTTGACAATAGGGCTTAGGTGTTTCACATACTTGTTTACAATTAAGACGCATTTCATCAAGACCTTCATACACCAATCTATCATCAATATTAGTATTAAGTCCAAAAATCAATGAATTCATGTCATTTGGCCAAGACTTATCTTCAAAATAAATGCGGTAGAAGGCTCGTTCTTGCGTAGGCCCATCATTTTCAAATTCACAAACATCAAAATATGGTTCATAAATATCAAGTTTTTCTGGACGAACCCAAGTGCCATGTAAGCCACTCATTTGTGGAATATGCCCTTGGATATATGCCCGATTTGGTACAATCCTTAACGGGATATCTATTTTTTTTACTTCATTTAAATCAAAGAAGATAGGAGCATCAATATAAGCATATGATACACCTAATTTTTTTAGATTATACAGCTCATAATATGTTTTTGCTGGTTCACTATAAAAAAATTTAAAATCGTATTTCTCCATCCAGCGTAATGTAAGCAAAGGATTTAGATCATGCAACCGAATATAGAAGGTGTGGCCCTAATGTAGGCCGGCCTTACAAGTAGCTATACTTTTCCAATCCATTGGTTTGCCTTTTGGAGCATCTATGACAAAATCTTTATCAGGATATTTTTCTACTAAATCAAGAAGTTGGTCAATATATGCCCACTTAACCTCGACCTATTCTGCCTTTTGGAGATATTGTTCTTCTTGATTATGTCTTAAACAAACTTTCATTTTTATCTACTCCTTTTTTATATTATTTTATCATATTATTAATATTTAGTCAAAAAAATTCTTAAACCACTTTTTAATTTGGATGTTCGGTATAGACGCTTGACCTTGGCCGGAGCAGCATCCTAAAAGGGCAAAACAAAAGGGTCGGTTTCCCGACCCTTCATTTATTAAGCCTTTGCATAGCACATGGCATGACGTGCCTTCTCGCCCTCGCCGCCAGGAATCTTCATTTCCTGCTTCTTTACAAGACCATCGCGGACAAGACCTGCAAGACGATGACGAACCTTACCCAGAGTAATATCTTCATCACCAATAAAATCATGAATTACATCAGCAGTACGGAACTGCTCGTCAAGTGCAGCAAATACCTTCTCGCGTGCAATATCAGGTTCAGCCTTCTTAGCTTCACGCTTCTCGCGATCCTTGGCATTACGCTGATCAATACGGTCAATTTCTGTCTGACAGAAATCAACCAGAGTCTGCGCATCAACTTCGACCTCTTCACCGCACAGCTTGCCAATCAGAGCATCATACAGCTCACGCTTCGTAAACTTCTTTTCCATAATTTAATGACTCCTTTTATTTTTCCTTTATTTTATGTATATATTATATTATTTTATTTTAAAAATTTCAATTAAATCGCGATTGACCTATTGTAACTATAAAAACGCTCAGGATAACGACGAATAGCATAAGTATAATCAGTAATTATAGTAGAATAAGGATCATTAGAAATTATCTTTTTAGCCTCTACATTTAAATCATCTTCTTCAATTAAAAGAGCCACCATACCATAATAAGGACCGCCATCCAATCGAATTGTTTCAGCTCTAATATCAGTATCTCCAAGATACTTTAAATATTCTTTATTAGCAAGACATTCACTACAAATATAATGTTCATCATAATCAATATTAATAGTTTGATTTTCAATATGTCCAACAAATACAGTAGTGAAATCTTCATCAAAATGAGCATCCTCACAGCATAAGCATCTATGCAAATCATGATAACAATCTTCGCAAACCAATTCACCATCTACTTCAATTGCATCATTTGCATTAACTCGTTCGCCACAGCAATAACAATAAGTGGGTGGATCACAGTCTTCACAAACCACCATTTCAGTATCATCAGACCAATAAGCATCCTCGCCGCAGCACATACAAGTCATTAAACCAGAATAATTAATTGTAAATGTACGATATTTATTGTTTGGTGAATTAATTGAAAAAATTCCATAATTCTCTGTATTACCAAAATCATTATACATTTCATTTGTTGCAAAATCCAACAGAAAATGATTATTCTTATCTTCTTTATCTTGCCAAGCTCCAATATAAGAGCAACTTTCCAAACTCTCTTGTGGCTTTTTTCTGTTATAACGCCATTCAGTTTTTTCTTCAACCAAATCAACAAGCCAATTTACAAGAGCTTTATCAAATGCAATATTATAATAAGGATAAGATTTTACAGAACAAATAGCATTCGGATGGACAATAATTAATTCTCTCCAGCTTTTAGAAGTCCATTCAATAGAAGTGTTTGCTGGATAATAAGGTTTAGTAGTAATATATGCTATAACAACTAATGGACTATTCATCATCTCAATAGTACCAGCACGATAACTTCCTGGTCCTTGAGTCCAGTTCATACAACTTTCCCATCCATTTGCATTATCGCTCATAGTCATATAATCCAAAGGATGAATAGATAGAGTAAATTTGATTTTAGATTTGCGTACTTCGGTAATACGTGAAATATGATTGCGGAAAATTTCAAAATCAGGTAAATCAAATTCTTTAGCCATTTTTTGAAGAACTTTCATTACCTTGGCTCCTTCTGGAACTTTAACTGCCTTACCATCTTTATTATGATAAATAAATCCTTTAGCAACTCTATTAGTAAAAAGTTGATAAGCTTGAATTAAATTATATATTGCATGTTTTGTTGCATAACTATCGTCAAAATAAATATTATTAAGCTCAAATAACTTACGAAGATTCTTAATAAAATTAATACCAGGATTAAAACTATAGAGATATTCACTAACTTCTCTTATTTTTTTATTATCTCCATCTTCAACCTGGATTTCCTTCTCCAGCATTAACTTTTCACCAAAAATATCAAACAGAGTTTGCTTACTCTTATTCCATTCTCGAAGGATATAATCAAGAGGGGCTTTAAGTTTAACGGGGGAATTAATGCCACCCCATTTTTCAATATATTCAGTAATATATTTCTTATCTTGGGCCGTTAATGCTTCATAAGGTGTCATGATTATTTACTCCCTTTATTTTTTCTATAAATATTTTATAATATTTTTTTATAAAAATAAAAAAGGGATAAAGAATCAAATCTTTATCCCTTTTTTATCTATGTTTAATTATCTTTTGTCTGATTATATGTCACAATAGGTTCACAAACGAAGCAACACATAGCACAAGAAACTTTAACAGCTTCTTCTGAATCATGTCCAAGATGAAGGGCTGTCAAAGCATAAGGAGCACCAGCACCGATGGCATAATAATCTTTAATTTCTCTAACCAAATATCCACAAATCTGAAAAAGATGACCTCCAAAAGCCATTAAATAACTATTCTTAATATCACGAGTATTAGCAATATCGCCTTTCCATTTACCAAATTCAGCAAAATAATTAAGAATTTCTCTCTCTGTAGCATTAAGCGGCTGATGATTTTCCATATATAGCCACATAAGGCTACATTCATCTGCATTACCAACACTACCAACAATCATATCATTTAAAGAAATAATTTTAGTAAAGTTAGTATTGGGGTCTTTTTCCCATCCATTAGTTAAAATACTATCTGCAGACATTTGAATATTATTATCATATACCTTCGCGGCAACTACGCTCATTTTATATTACCTCATTTAATATTATTTTATTTATAAATTGTTCCCTTTAACAAATCGGGTAATTCATTATTAAGAACTTCTTTCCACCCAATTATATTACCTTCAAAACCTTCAAGGTCTTTGAAATTGCCAGTTGGGCAAGTTTGACTAATCTTACTATCTACAACAAGCTCAATTAATTCATCACAAATAATACCGTGAATTAAATCCCAGTTTTTTGTATGGCGGTCTTGCTTTTCATCAGCTTTAACGACCTTAATCTCTGAACCATCTTCACAAATAAAAATCCATTTTGAACCAATCTTACCGAAATACCTTCCAAGAGCACAAGCAGTATAGCCATCATCAGTAGCTAATGTGCCGTTCTCCTAAATGGTTAAATAATTATGAATTAAATCCCATTGAGGACTATCAGTAGATGTAATATCAGTCCACCATTCAAAGGGTTTATTAGTATGGTCGATTCCGCAATTACAATATTCTGTAGGACCGTATTCGATTTCTGACCTGCTTCCGCCATCAGCACTATAACTTTTTATGTTAAAAGCATTTACTGGCATCATCATTAAAGCAACCATAGCGATTACAAGAATGACATTTAAGAATTTTCGCATATTAATTCTCCTTCAATATAAAATAAATAACTAGTAAATAATACTATATTTCATATGAAAAGTCAAATTTAATAGCTAAAAAGAATTGACCACTCAAAAGCGGTCAATATTATTTACAGCATCATCCATTTTATCATGCCAGAGGAAAATATCTTCCAAAGGGTCGATACAATTAAAAAAGATAATATTATGCTTATTAATAAATCTATCACAATGATAATGACCAAAGAGCCATACATCATATGTAATCATATTCTTAATTTCTTCAAGCCATTCTTCCATAGAAGTATCTACGGTAGATTGATCTACTATTGAAAGGAATTTATCAACTGGCCTAAGAGAATAAGGGCAGGTGTGTGATAGTACAAGATCAAAATGCTTATTAGTTTGTCGAATAAGCATTTCAGCATCAACTTTTTCTTTATTATTTAATTGTTCATCTTCCCACCAAAGCAAATTGTTTTTAAGACGATAATATTTATCAACAGAATAAGCACCACCAATAACTAATGTACGATATTCTCTATCTTCGGTTTTAAGATAATAAATCCCGTAATTATCAAAATATCTAATCAGAGGGTGAGTCGGCTCATACCATACATTAGCCTGAACATTGCTATCCCAAACACGCTCCATACCTTCAACGTTTTCAGGACGTACTTCATGATTGCCATGCACGCAATAAATAAAATATCCAAACTGGCTTGCATATTCTTTCTTCATATTATCTCTGAATGCACTACCAGTATTAAAACCGCAGTCTCCAAGGATAATAATTGCGTAGTCTTTTGGATTTAAAATTCTAAACATTCTTGCATTAAGCCATGTGAAATCACCATGACAATCGCCTCTAATCAGATAGTCCTTGAACATTGAAGTTCCCTCCTTACGTATTTTCTTCTTTAGCCAGCTCTTCCTTTAATTTTTCTACTTTTTCTATAACTGCACTAAGCACAACAGCTTGAGCCCCAAATCTGGTAAAATGTTCAGTCAACCATTTACCAAGATCATCAAAATTGTTTTCAATTTCTTCAATATCTCGACTATCAATTTCAATAGTCATATTATCTTCAGACATTTAACATTTCCTTTACAATTCTTTTTTTCATAATAAGATAAACAATCTTATTCATAAAATCTTCAAGTTCTTCATTACCTTCATCCTTGGTCTTAGAACAATAATCATCAGCTACTCTTGTAATATTATTAATAGCAGTATTTGCTACAATTCGTGCAGTTTCAAGATCATAGTGATAATTTTTTACAGCAAGAAGATAATCACCCCTTGGTGCCTGAAGACAATCAGCATACTTAACCTCATCAATATAACGTCCAAGATACTGTTCGATACGAAGCAAATGCATAAGCTGCTTACTATCATAACCATATGTATCAATCAGATGAGTTTTAGTAGGATATCTATGCTCCATTGCATGATATTTTTCCATAGCAATACCCTTCATTGTCTTAACTGCCTTGTAAGGATTATAACGTGCAATAGCTTCACGCTCATTAAGCAGTGCCTGCCACTCATTCCAATACACGCTTGATGCCATTTTATAAGGTGTGAAGATACATTCAAGATATGCCATATTCTGTTTCTTCAAACAATCAATGAACAAACGAATATCTTTAAAATCAATGTGTTCATCATTAGGAAGAATTTTGGTATAAGACACTGGCTTTTTATTCAATACAATATCTTCAAATGAAGGAAGAACAATAAGCCGGGTATCTACATCAGACAATTGAGTATCAAGACCATAGTTCTGGCTACCATAAGCCATTAAGCTAACCCAATTTTCTCCTCTGACATTAACTGCTTCTAAATGAGTTTCTACTTTATCCATAACCCATTTATCTAAATGGTAATTCATAATTATCAACTCCTTAAATCATTGAAAACTGTTCATCTTCAAAAATTCCTTCATATACAAATCCAATAGTATCAGAATAAACATTATCAATGGCATCGTATTCTCGCACGTGTGAATAGCCCCAATAATATCTACTCTCTCCTGCGGCTTTGCGAATAATTTGATTGGCATGTTCAGCATCAAGGGCAGCAACTAGACTAAATCCATGCCACCCTACCTGTGGTTCAATCAGATACACCTTACATTTATATTCAGTCATACTTATTCCTCTACAAAATGAATAATTAAATCATAACCTTCTTCCGTTTCAACCATTTCATATGGATGATGAAGATCAATTTTATATCCATCTCGCTTTTGAATTTCAACACCTTGAGAACCAATAGCATCAGGGAAAATACGAATCCTATTAGAAGTATAATTCCAAGAGGAAATAAGAATCATTCCGGCAGCTATAATCAATAGGATTGTTATAACACACTTTTTAATCATTTGCAGTCATATCCTTCCATGTACAAGTATTAAGCCAGTATCGTGTCTGATTACTACCATCTTTAGAACTCGCCGCTAGCCCCTGACCGATGAGGCCACGCATAACACCTGAAACCCCTTGTGATGTAATATCAAAATCATACTTACGCTTTGCGAACGCTGAAATTTGCTTTGCAGTAAGAGTGCCGCTTTCTTTAAGAATTTTAATTACCATTTCTTTTTTTCCCATTACATCCAATCCTCGCTTACCCTTTCATTAACCGGTCTGACTACATTAAGTTCAATAGGTTCCCAATTGTAATCAGCCCAGTGAAGCCAATCAGTTGCTGTCCATTTATTATGTTCTTCAACTAACTTATCTATTTTCTTCATTTGGCAGTTACAATCAATGACAATACGTTCATATTTCTTATATTGTTTCTTGGCGTCTTTGTATTCAGGATTTTCCTTACCCACCTGAAGGATGGGAAGATATTTATTCATGTCCTGAATTGCTTCATGGCGTTTAGTTTCGTATCGAGCTTTTTCAGCTTTGAGAGTTTCAAAATGATTATGAATGCTACTTTGCATTAGAGTTGAATGAAACAACTCTTCAAGATAATCATTCAACTTATCTTCAGTAAGATAACCAAGCTTCTGCTCTTCATAATAAGGACCATATGTTAGTCTATAAATGCGTTCCATATCTCTCCCATCCTTTCTATATATATTATATCAAATTTTTTATAAATTTTCGAGTATTCAATTTTGGCAAGAATTTAAACTAAACATAATCATCAGGATAAGTCGCCTTTAGCCGCATCTTGGCATCAGCAATTCTTTCAAGGGACAGAAATGGCTCCCATACCTTTTTATCTGCCTTGTCAACATCAATATACTGAAAATCGCCCCACAAGTCTGGCTCCTTCGGTGCATCACCAAAATCATAATCTTCATAACAATCATCACAGACATCAATGGGATTTCCAACATCACGACGATGCTTACCATTAGGAGTTTTTACTTCAAACATATAGGGAAGAGCCTGCTTCTTGAAATCATAATCAAGCCATTTAGTTTCTCCGCAACAGCTACAAGTCTGAGTGCGGCCATCTGCACACCAGCTACAATAAGTTGCACCGTCCCCTTCACAGAACCAAGCATCTTCACTATCAATCCAAGAGCCACAATCATCACACTGGACTTTGCCTTCACAGGTTGCACATACGACTTTATCACATTCTACAAATGCATCTACATTTCCACTCGGATCAGCTTCATAGCCTTTACCGCAGCACATACATTCAGCTACACCAGAATAGTAAACTTCTACTTCTTTTACTTCTGGATTGATATAAGCATAATGATTATCATAATAATCATTATACATAGCTCCAGTTCTCATGCGGATATAAACCTGACCAAAATCAGTATCATTGCTCTGATTCTGCCAAACCTCATACATCTTATCGTCGTAATGCCAGCCCATATTCTGTTCAGCTAACTGCTTAATTTTATTCAGCACATAATCACGCAGATAAATATTGTTATAAGGATACTGCTTAATTTCAGTGATAATATCCTTATTAACAATATAAAGACACCGCCAACGCTTATTACTCCAAGTTCTTTTGTCACGGTCAATAGGACAATAAGGATGCTCGGATTCAACATATGCTTCAAGGATGACAGGAGAATTCATCATTTCAACAGTGCCAAGACGATAATCACCGCCCTGATACCAGTTCATACAACTCTCCCAATCACAAGCATTATCACTCATAGTAAGATAATCAAGCGGATGAATAGAGAGTACAATATCAGCATTAATCATACGATCATTCAAAACACGCGAATGAAGAATACGAAACTGCTCAAATGCTTCTTTATCCAGCTCAAACCAATCGACAATTTTAGCCATCATTCGCATCAGCTTCATATCACTCTTCAACTCAAGCGGCTTCGAAGTATCTGCATGCGGACCACGGCGAATAACAACAGATTTGCGACCCCAATCAAACATATATACATTTTTATTGGCTACGAGAGATTCACTATCAAGGCAATGGTCAATCATGCTACAACAATTAACACGTTCATCTTTATCAAGAGTGGTATCCATCCAAGAATAATAAATATTAGTAATTTGCTCGTAAGAATCAATGAATTTTTTGACGTTTGCTAATTCAGGATTATTATAAATTTCTTCATACATTTCACCGAATTTATCCATCAAATCATCTCCAGATGCCTGATAGGAAATATGGTCTTCGACCATCAAATTATTACCAAGCAACTCATACAGGTCAGGCTTTTCAGCAGCCCAAAACCGCAGAAGATGATTAATTTCATCTACAGTGCAGTAATTATCAGAATGAAGGTACTCTTTAATATAATCATGCAGCAGATTCTTTTCTTCTTCTGGAATGAGTGTCCTCAAATCTGTCATTTTAATTCACCTTTTCCCTTTAATTTATATATATATTTTATAATATTTTTTTATAAAAATAAAATAAGGAGCCTTTAACAAGGCTCCTATAAAAGTAAATCATCTATTGTTAAATCTTTATATTTCGTATATGGTATTCTAATTAATGGAATATTATTATCTCTACACCATTGAGTTTTTATATTGTCTCTATATTGCATATCATCTATTGACTCTCCCCAATTTTTTGTAGGAGCATCTATAGAATGCTATATTCCATCATATTCAATTAAATATTTATTATCAATAAAAAAATCAAATCTTAATTTTTTATTAGTTTTAGGATTAATACAATCATCAAAACTCTTTTCTCTTACATAAGGGATATGATATTCTTCTAATATCTATTGTATTTTTAATTCTCCATGAGATATTTTTAAACATCCACAAGATTGAGTGTCACCGCTACTTAAATGACTTCCTCTCACTGAAACTATATTACCACAATCACATTGACAAATCCAATATTTAATTTTAGGAATTGATTTTTCTGTATCTAATTTTATAACAGTTAATAATCCAAACCTTTTACCTACTAAATTAACAGTAGATGTTTCAGAAGTTCTTTCTTTCTAATAGCATCCGCAAGATTTAGTATGACCTGTATTTAAATGATTTGTATTTACTATCACTTTATTACCACATTTACATTGACATTCCCATAAGGCACTATTAGGCATACGTCGTAAAACAGTTAAATATCCATAAACTTTTCCAGTTAAATCTTCAGATTGATTAGCCTCTCTTGTTTTTTCTCTTTGTAAACAACCACAAGACTATGTAGGTTTAGCTCTATTTAAAGAAGCACTTGATATATCAAGTTCATTACCGCAATCGCATTTACAATGCCATAGAATACGATTATAACTATTTTTTTTACCCGTATCATATTCTACTAACAATCTACCAAATCTTTTTCCAGTTAAATCTTTCTTTGCTGGCATATAAAAATCCTCCATAGTTAAAAAGTAAAATTATCTTCTACACTTTTTAACTATGGAGATAAATTAATTAATTAGTCTTACCCGGAAAATTATTCATCATAAGCATCGGCAGAAGCCAATCTTTATCACCATCAGCCTTATCCGACATAAGATAGAGCATCATAGGATTAAAACCGGTCATACCATTTGCACCATTCATAAGCAGCATCATAGGAAGAATATCTTTCATGGACTTATTATTGTCATCAAGAAGAGTAAACATCCACATATTGCCCAGAGGGTTGTCTTTAGAAGGAGGAGCCATCATATTATCAAAAAGGCTTACAATTTTAGTAATAAAACTAAAATTACCAAAAGGAGACTTTGTAGGCATAATAGTCTTCTTTTCACCCATTGCAATATCAATTGCAATTACATCACCCTGCTCGGAGAAACCAAAGACAAAACACGGACGTCTGTTGAAAATAATCACATCACCAGCTTCAATGGCGTCAATGCCAACAGGCATCTTGAAGAACATATTATCAGCCTTAAAGTTGAAAATATCAACATCCATAATCTCGCCATTCTTCTTATCATAAGCCTGATATGTGCCATTAACATTCTTAACCGCCAGACCATACGGCGACATACGAACAGCATCATTATCCTTAATCGGACCAAAATCAAAATTAAACATCTTCATATTATTTCCTTTACCTTTCACATCATCATTGTTTGTTTCAAGTTTATTAATTCTTTCTTCCATTGTATCAATACGGCTAGTTAAACTATCACAGATTGAAACAGTAGCTGTAGTATATGGATTATAAGTAATACCAGAATCACCATTAACTTCAATAGTTTTCCCTATAACACTTTCGCCAGTAATAGAACTAGCTGTAGAAGCGGTTGGACGATATCCCCAATCTATACTAACAGACGCAGTAGAAGCTGTTTCATCTTTAATATCCAATTTAGCTGGATCAATAGGGCTAACATTAATAGTTGCCGTATCAGAAAATGTGGTATTTTTTACTTTATCTACATTTTCATATACTTTATTAAGCCATTCAGTATTTTCGTTAATTTTATTATAACAATTATTAAGAATCTCAGTAGTCTTATTAAATTCGCAATTGAGCTTCTTTATATCTTTTTTTACATCATTAAAAATCGCTTGACCAGTTGTACCCTCCACCGCGGGATTAAGTGCCCAATTAATAGCACGCCAACCGATGCCGTCCTCTGAACTATAAGCTCCTAAATTAGTTAAGCCAAATAGCCTATAATCATCTACCTTTTCATCAGCTTCTACCCAATCAAAATAATCATAGAACAACATATCGGCCAAATATGTACCAAATGAATAATCATCTTCAGAAGTATTATACTTCTTATCAGTACCTACCATTCTAAAATTATCTGAATCTTTTAAATACTTAAATTCCTGAATATGGACTATAGTAGGAGCAAGACAGGTATTATTAATCTCAAACCATACTACCTTATAGTCTCCATCCATTAAATGGAGAACTTTCCAATCAGTATAAAGCAGTTTATTATAAGCTCCGGCTTTAACATTTTTGTTAAAATCATCTAGTAACTTTTCCCAGGCTTCTTTATTATAAACTTTGGCATCATAGACTGGACTATAAGTTCTTTTCTTGTCCATCGGCCATATGTCTTTTAAATAAGCTTTCATCCTCGACTATACATCTCCCATACCATATCTTCTTCGGCAGGTGTGATATCCTCAATCCCGCACTCTTCACACATAATATTAAAATTTTCCTCAACATACCATCGAGGATTTTCTTGCATCTTACGTACCAGAGTATTAATACATCCAGTACGAGTGTTTACCATTCCAGTACCCTCTGCTTCATTCATGAACAGAAAATAACTATCATCAAAACCAAACATATTAATTACTCCTTATCTTTATATATAAATTATATAATATTTTTTTATTTTTTTCAAATTTACAAACAAGAAATAGAACCTTCCGGGGTAGTCAATTGTGCAGTTGCAGTATAATTATATTTAACAAGTTCAACAATACCATCCTCATTAACTACACACTTATAAATATGTTTAAGTTCAGCATCATTTTCAACCGTTTGCTTAATAAGCTGGGCACTACTAATTGCCGCCTTACAAATTGCCTCTTGGCTTTCTTCTTTGAGTGTCTGACAATCTGCTTTCATAAGGTCACAAAATTCAAGACCCTTAAGCAGTTCTGCTTCCTGCATTGCTTTAGTTCTTTTATTTTCCCACCATTGGATAAATTTACGGTATTCCTTATAAGAACTAAAATACACATAAAATTTACTTTCACCAACAATATTTTTTTTACCAATTTTATAAGAAATGCTAGTATCACTAATACACCATTTATCAGGCTTAATAGCAGAGTATTTCATTACTTCATCAAAGGTAAGCTCAACAGTTTTATCATGCCATCCAATGGCTTCCTTTTTAAAACGCTGATAATCTTCCCAATTCTTAAAATAGCTAAATACTATAAAACAGATAATAGCAAATACAATAAAAATACCTAAAATAATTAAAAACATTACTTATTATCCTCCTTCTTCTGTCGCAGATCATGGTCTTCGCCATCATAAATTTCACGATATTTAGTAAACAGAGAGCCATCATTATAATAATATCTAATACTATTCCAACCATTATAATGATCAGTCAAATCAGGCCAATCTACAATACGTGCCTGCCGTTCAAGCTCCTGCTGCGGCACAACTCTATGTCTCTTGGAGTTCCATTCCTTTGAATTTTCTACACTAGCGATAATAACCATAAGCTGGTAGTTATCAAAATGAGGAAAACGGCTTCTGATTTCTTCTCTCTGTCCAAGAGTCAAACAATTAGTATCAATGATAATATCTGCCTTATCCATCTCTGCACAATGTACAATCTGATATAATGTCTGCCAAACTTCGAACTTATGACAGCGGTTGCATTCATCACCATTGAAGACAGCATACAATTCATCAGGGTTTACATACCGGATGTGATTCATCTTTGCGAAGGATTTCGCGAATGTAGTCTTTCCATTTGCACTCAAGCCGCACATCATATATAGAGTCGCCATCAACTTCATCTCCTCTCAGTCTGCTTGCCAATATATATTCTATATAGATAGAATCTACTGTTGGATTTTCTATTTTTTCTATACTAATTACATCTTCTTCAGTAGTAATTACAATATAAAAATCATCAAAGCATTTAATTAATGCTTTATACCATTTATGACCATGCCAACACCAATAGTCTTCAAGAATAACTTGACCTGATTTAAGCAGAACATGGTATTTATGTAATGTGTCTTCTTTTTTAATACGACCCATTAAATAATCCATTTGATTAAATACAAAAGGATTGCCTGGACCAGACATTACCTTGCTCATGTCAAATTCCAATTACTCAATTCAATCCTCTCATTATAACTTTTCTTGTCAGAAATCGGCTCACAAAAAATAACTATTCCATTACGCATCCAATCTGCATAAACCATATCATCCCAAAGGATTATACGCAAACGATAATAATTCCCATTCTCTTCACTCTGTAAATCAATAGCAATCTTACCATATTTAAGAGCATTAGAATGCTTTTCATTAACCATATGTTGATAAACTTCTTCAGCATATGCATCAAATATATCCATCCAATTATCCAACTTCACTACACCTCGTCAAATAAGTAATTTTCTGCTTCTGGTAAGTTCCAAGAGACTTAATAGTTCCCTTAATAGTAAGTTCCTTACCAATTTCCCAATTCTTGGCGGCTGTACTCCAGCAGTACAGATTCTCATTGGCATCAATAAACGTCATAATATGATTAACACCATAGTAATTTTCTGCTTCAATGTTTTTAATTACTTTTACATCACGTTCAATCTTATCGCCAACTTCACCCTGATAACGACTATTGCCTTCATCATAAATAAGATTTTCAACTACCTTATTAATAACAGCATTATCTTTCAGAGTGCCGTCGTCATTACCTACGAGTTCCCAAGGCAGCTGCACGGGCGTAATACCTTCCGGCACATCGGCAGGAACTTCTTCGGTAGAAACAACATACCACTTGAACGTAGTGTGGAAACGGGCATTAGAATGTTCAAACCATTCAAGATTTTCATAAGTATTACCTTTAAACAGGGTAATATATCCATTATCAAAACCAAGAATATGCTTACGATTACCAGGTTTAATAATTTTTACAGGAGGATAATAGCGGTCATACTCTGACTGGGTGTAGCTCTTGACCTTCTTGACCTTGCCATCCTTGGTCCGCACATCACAATAACGCTTGCCATTTTCAATATAAGTATCACGGACAATTTCCAAATCCTGATAAGATTTAGCAACAAGAGCCATTATCTGTCACCCTCCTCAAAAAGCTGCTTATAAAGAATATCAAGAGCCATGTCAATTTCTTCCGCTTCAGCATTGTCAATATACTCATAATTACTTACACAGAGATCAACGACCTTATTATAAGCATTGACAACTTCTTCGTTTCTAATCTTGTCCATAGTATCGTCTCCTTTAAAATTCTTTATATCTCTCATTTCTTTATATATATATTTTATAATATTTTTTTATAAAAATAAAAGAGGAGTCTCTTATCAAGACTCCTCTGTATAATCAATCAATTCAATTTCTGACCAAAATGGCTGCTCATACCAACTTGTCCAAGGATTACTCCTATAGAACTGATGAATACGCACTTTTTCATTGAATTCTTTTACTTGAGTATAATACAATTCATTTACACCAACTCTTGAAGTTTCAAGGAAACTATCATGGTGTTCTATCTGATAAACAATAACATCTCGTTCGGCTTCTACATTAGCACGGTCAATAGATGCAGTTGCTCTGTGGCATATAAAAGCAATTGTACTAAATAATACTACAAGAGCAAGTATAAAGCCAATAGTAAATGGAAGAGCAGCCCAATCACTAAAATTATCACTCAAACATTTTGCAATGATAAAACAAATTACGCCGATAACAATAGCCAACAAATACAATAACATAATTATTCCTCCATTGTTCTGTAACCTTCAACATCTACATCAGCCATATCACTAATGTCGAAATCATCATCATCTTCTGAAACATTATAGTCTGCCTTGGCGGCATCAATAAAATCTCCAATAGATGCACCATACCAATCCCAATTGTCAACGCCACCACAGTCTAATGCTTGAAGTCGCAAACTATCATAGAGCAAATCTTTTAGTTCATCTTTTGGAACAAGGCAATAAATCATATTAATACTTGGTTCCTTTCTTATAGTTATAGAAATACAATCCACCAAGGACGACAATAGCAATAACAAGAATAATTACGGGGTCCATATTAGTTCTCCTTTTTAAAATCAAAAATTGTTTTTAATTCTTCTACTTTATCAAGCTGTTCCCAAGGGCTATTACATTCAATACGACCAAAATGACCGAAGCAAGCATAGGGTAAATAGCGAGTATGTTTTAAATCAAATTTATGAATAATACTACGCGGTGCAAAATCAAATGTCTGATTAACTGCTTCAAGAATTTCAGCGATAGGTTTCTTTTCTGTACCAAAACAATTAATATTAATAGATACAGGTTCTGTCTGCCCAATAATATAAGCAACTTGAATCATACATTTATTACAAACACCAGAAGCTACAAGATTTTTAGCTACATAACGTGCCATATAAGCACCAGACCTATCTACTTTACAGGGCGACTTCCCTGAAAAACATCCCCCACCATGTGGAGCATAACCACCATATGTATCTACGACGATTTTACGTCCGGTTAATCCAATGTCAGCCGCAGGTCCACCAATTACGAATCTGCCTGTTGGGTTAATATAAAATTTACAATCTTTCTTAATGGCATAACCTTGAAGGGCAATATTACAAATGTTTGTAATATCGGGTGTTATTTCCTTAATACTATATTTGTCTTTGTGTTGGGCCGATACGACAATTGTATCTACCCCTTCAAAGTTGCCATCATCATCGTATTGGACAGTTATCTGACATTTGCCGTCAGGTAATGCCCAAGGTAGCAAATCATTTTTATACTTACTAAACATAATGACCGAGATATTGTTAGCAAGTTGCTGGGCAATAGGCATATAATTTTCTGTTTCGTTAGTTGCATAACCAAACATCATGCCTTGATCTCCAGCACCATCCCTATCGACACCCGCAGCGATGTCAGGGGATTGATTTACTACATTAATAATATATGAACAAGTGTCGCAGTTAAATCCTGCTTCATCATTGTCATAACCAATAAATCTTAAAGTCTCTCTTGCAATTTCCTGATAAGGAATAGATTGTTCTGTTTTAGCTGTAATCTCTCCCATGATGTGGAAAAGACCTGGACTAATAGTACATTCACAAGCTACTCGTGCATCAGGGTCAAGCTGGAGGACATAATCCAGAATAGCATCACTTACCTAATCACAAACCTTATCAGGGTGACCGGCAAAAACGCTCTCACTGGTAAATAAATAACTCATATAATATTTCCTCCTTTATTATATAAATATTATATAATATTATTTTTTATTTTTCAATTTTTTCTGCCGATACTAAATAACAATATTTATCAACATACTCTTGCTCACTCATATCTGATGGTTTATGAATAAATGCTAAATAATGTTTCAGCCGATCAATAGCTTTATCTACATTAAAATCTTCAGTAGCAAGATAACTTTCTGTTTCAGTATTACCTTGATAGTCGGCAACGATAATATTCCAGTATTCTTTTTTTCTGTTTTGATTTACTTTTTCTTTAGTATAATAGCAATGCTCTAAATAATTAACCATTGCCGCAGAATTATCATACTTATGTCCAAAAAAATTTTCAGCAATATCCAATAGAATACGATTAATAAATGATTGAGTTATGGTATCTTTATCTATAAAAACTTCTTTTACCATTTCATCTTTTGGTGTATAGAAGTTTAAAATATAATAATTCATCATTTTACAGGTTCCACCTTACAATAACAAGCATTATAGAAATCTTCTTTGTTATCGTATTCATCACGATGTTCCGGCCACCATTCTACTGTTAATTCTGTTTTCATCCCATGTTCAAATTGTTTTATACTATCAGACCCATTCGCTACAATCCAGGTATTAGATTCGCCATAAGGTGTATAACCAATTAGTCTAAAACAATCTTCATCTTTCTTGTCGCGTGCTTCATCTGTAATAAGAGTCCTATTATAATAACATTTACTTAATACATCAGCTACATTACGATATTCCATATAATGCTCATGATAACAATCGCAAGCTACTTTCATTAACATGCTGCCAGTGATATCATACCTTCGTGCTTCAGATGGAGTGGCCCGCACTTTCTAATAATCGCCTTCTGGCGACCAAAATTCGTATAAATAATCTTTATCCATATTATCCTCCTTTGCCCAAAATGGCTTGACATAATTAAAATTTTTTTGTATAATATATTTAGAAAATAGTTCTATATAAAATTTAATCTTCTAAATGTAAACGTAAATAAATAGCTACTCCTAATAGGATTAGACCCGGAATGAGAAACCATAGCGGGTCTAATGTAGAATGAATAATTGTCAACATTAATTTAATGACCAAAATACAACCACCACTTTGCCGTAGACACTTCTGCAAGGGCAAGTCTGCAATTCTTAATGCTCACTAGATAACTATTGTAAATTTCCAACTGTCGTTTAACTAATTCACTACTGGACAATTCAGGATAAATAGATGCGAAAATAACAGCATTTTCAGGAGTCAATGCAGCATAGGTATCTTTTTCGTGGTCAAGATAATTAGCGACTACATCATTAATTGTCACTTGGATGGTTTGCATTTCAGTTTCATATACTTCAATTTTCTTATTGTATTCAGGCACTTTACTAATTGATAGAGCACAAACAATAATGCCAACAGCTGCAACAAATGCAAGGATACCGCCGATTGCTACCCAGCCTACGCCTTTTCCTTCATAAGAGCCATATCTTAAATTAAGCATGACACCAACAATAATAAGAATAATGCCAATAACAAGAGCCACAATAGTCATTTATTTATCCTCCATAATACAATCACAGACGAATTGATTTACCCATTCCCAGAAATGATAACCATTGAACATAGTAAAATCAAGGTCATCAAATCTCTTATTGCCAAGCAATTTCTTTTCCTTGTCCCAGATAGTTAGATACACAACAGCATAATTCCCGCTGCCATCTTCATAACTGCCATGAAAAATATCATCACAATGAATTATAAATCTGCCCCTCCACAGAGGGTCATCATGCAGATTCTTATTCATCTTCTTGATACGATTAACAACCTTACGTTTCAGATTCTTCTTACTATTGGAGCTGTGAGAACTTTCCCAATACTTATCATTCTTCTTCATTACTTCTTCCACTCCTTAATTCTGTACTGATACATACCTTTAGAATAATCTGTCGGGTCTTTCACTACAATGAAAATTGCATCATAATAAGGCGGATTATCAATAACAGTATAATCAATATCTTTATGATAACCGCATCTATCAAGTGCAATCTTAACTGTCTGTACCATGCCTTCACGTACAATCCAAATGCTATGAGTATTAGCCAGATTTGCCTGTACCATCATTGCACTATTAGGAATAGACTTCAATGCTTTATAAATAACTCTACTCGCACAATCCTTTTCGCCAATTACGCCTTCTGCAATCAGTCTCTCTTCATCAGTCTTTACCATTGTTTTACATCCTCCACATAAATAAATTCAAGATATTTGTCTACATAAGACATAAATGCCAGCTTACCTTCACCCAAGAGACAAGAGGTTTCATAGAGGAACCACTGTTCTGTTGCTTCCAGACTTGTTTCATACATTTGCTTTTGGATGTAATAGATAAGTTCATCTGCTACATCTTCTACAACTGCCCGCCGCACTTCTTCAATTTCGGCAAATGTCTCTTTCCACGTTAGTTTGCGTTCAAGAGCAATGAAATCATAGGTGTCCATAAAATCATAATTGCCTTCATCAAGCGGCAAATGATTAATAACAATTAAGCCATTCATTAATATGCCCTTTCTGCAATATAATTGCTAAAAATCGGCGGATATTCGCCAAACACTTCATTAAACTTTTTTTCCATTTCATGTTCCTTATTTACATCAATTTCAAGATGGTTAAGACGATTATAATTGAATGACGAATCAAGGTCAATACTAAAAAGGCGATAACCAAAGAAGACATGGTCCAGCCAATCATAGCCATAGCAATCAGAAATTACAAGGTCATCTTCTTGAAGAATTTCAAATGTTTCATTCGGATCAATTTTTGCTCGTTCACAATATTCTTTAAATGAAGGAACATTACCTTCACCAAACATAAAACCGCGGCCTACAAATACTTCATATTCAACACTCATGATATATCCTCCTTGACAATTTTTTTATTTCTCATTTCTTTATATAAATATTTTATAATATTTTTTTATAAAAATAAATAAGGCCGATTGGGATAGCCAACCGACCTTATGTAATAGGTTTACAAACTCCAGGAGGAAGTGTAATAAATGTCTCACTATTCAAGGCATTCCAGAGACAGAGCCACTGACGATAATCATCATATTTTGTATAATTAATTGTTTTTACATTAGGTACTTCGCCATCGGCACAAGTCTTAATAAATACTGAACTATTATCAAGTTTATATGTCTGATAATAGCCATTATCCAAAAGAACAATAACAGAATTATTACTGCCCCATTGAATATAAGTATCTTCTGACATAAGTTTAAGTTCGTGATAGTTTTCTACTTCAATTACTGAATGTTCTTTGCTGTCAGGAATTCCACAATAAACAACAGCAAATAGTGAACTGATAACGATGGCGGCCATACAAGTACAAACGGCTGCCCATAGAAATTCGGCCTTAAACCACTTCCAAATTTTTGAAAAGCTATAATATTTAATATACTGCTGAATACTATAAACAATGGTAATGGCAGCGGCGATCAAGAAAAAAATCATTCTTCTACTTTCCCTCCCATAAATTCAATAAAATCGCGGTTTTCGAGAGCATTAATAGTAAGTTTATACCTTTTTGATAAAGATTCAACCATTGTTAATTCGTACAAATTTTTTTCAATTTTAATGATATACATAATAGGAATAATAGCAGTATTAACATGAATAGGATATGGATATCCTTCAGCTTTAATTTTATAAATCATATATTACTCCCACAATTTTTACAATAAATTTTATCATCTACGATAAGAACTTGATTATTTTGAAGGATAGTGCCACACCTGGTACAATGCGGTGGGTTAGAGCAGAAGAATTTACAGCCTGGATCTTCATCATCGACACGCAAGCCAGAGACGATGCGGCATTGACCTTGAACACGATAGCCGCATCTGCCGCATCGACGCAAATTTACCACAGCACATTCTCCTGAATTGCATCAAGTGCTTCGGCACTTACTTCAAGACAATCATCAGGGGCGAATGCTTCAAGCTCTACCTTATTAATGCTATCAAAATACTGGTAAATCTTTTCCATAGCATCAGTATATCCTTCATCAACGTCATTATCAGAATATACGAGTCCTGTCTCATCTTTTGACTTGTCATCATAATTCCAATTTACTTTATATCTAAAATACATATTTAATCCTCCAAACTTGGAATAGCTCTAATGTAGTAATTAATTCCGCCAAAGAAAAGAGCAATACATTTATTACTACACTGATATTTCTTCCACCAATCACGTAATGTATCTGTATATTCTTCAAGAGTATCGGCATCATCAAGTTTATTAATGCCATAATTATATTCGATAAATGCTTCTTCTTCGGCGATAGATAGAACAAGTTCTTCGGCGGAGGCTCGGCTATCGCAGCAGATTAAATCATCACTGCAACTATCCCAAACAACATATTTCATTTAATTAAGCTCACTTTCATAAATTCCATTTAAATTATATCCGCCCTTATAAAGTATATAACCTTCAAGAGTTTTGTTATATTTAGAAGCTAATCTTTTCCATTCTGTTAAAACATTTTCTTCAGTGTAAATAGATATTAGATGATTATATGTATTTAAACTTTCTTGTTCTACGCATGAAAGAACAAATTCTTGTGCGTCATTAAGATTTCTAAAAGAATATACTTCATAGTTATTACCATAATTATTAATTTCACCATAATTATTACTATCTATAACTGTATAAATTTTCATAATTAATATTCTCCTAATTCTTCAATAATAAATCGACCACTCATAAACCAAAGAGCTGTGCCGTAATGAGTTTTGCATTTCATTTCTGGATGTCTTGATTTTCTAAATTCAAAACTGTTATTGAAGAAATTATCTACACCTTCATACATTGCTTGATAATATACATCTTCTTCAGTTAATGCCAGAATAGCTTCTTCGGCATCTGCACGAGTGTTGCAAATATATCGAGGGATTTCACAACAAGCATCATCATCAATTTCAGAAATTAAATATTTCATTTAGTACTCCTCTCCAATAGAATAGTTATAATATTCACCAGCCATAAGAAGAGTCCAACCATAGAAAGAAATATCTTTATCGTCAAATGGAAATCTAAATTTATTATACTCTTTCCAGTCAAGAACTTTATCATTGAGATAAACTTCCATAGGATTTTCACCAGGTTTTACTGTAATTTCTGTTTCATTATAATAATAATCATCAAGGAATGCCCTATATGCTTCTTCTTCGGCGGCGGCAAGAATCAGTTCCTGCACATCAGCTTCAGTATTACAGATACCAAGAATACCAGGATAGAAGTTATCAAAATAATCATAAGCAACATACTTCATAATTTATTTTCTCCCTCATTTTTATATATATATTTTAACAAATTTTTTTATAAAAATAAAAGAGCCAGATTTACTCTGGCTCTTTGATTATCTATTTACTTCTTCAACGATTACAATAGCATTATGAATTACGACACGATTACCATTATAATCAAAGAATGTTTCATTTTCTGATTCACTAATATCAATCATTGCCGGACCATATTCCCGCAAGAGATTACCATTGTAATCATAGACAGACACAATACGATAAAGACCGCCAGTGTAATTACTTCTCCAACTCTTTAAGGTACGCTGGAAATTCGCACCACTGAATGTAAAAATCAACATACCAATTACAAGAGCCACAACAATAATAACAATCAGGACGCTACTTCTACTTCTCATATTATTTCTCCTTATAAATCGTTTGTTTTACAGAATAAATACATTACGAATGCAATGATTACAAAACCAAAAATAAATATTTTAATCATTGTACAAACTGCCAAGAGCATAAAAGGTAAGACAAATAAAAATGGTTAAGAAAAATAGTTCCATTAATCAGTAGCCCTCGCTAATACAATTCCAATAACTACACCAATTAAGGTACATAATACTATTACAATCATTATATTTCACTCCCTAATGCTGCTCCAACTAAAACGGCAAATATACAGAGGATAAAAACTCCTATAATTAAATCCATTAATTATCCTCCAAAGTCATTTCTTCTTCAATTTCTTCCATGTCAGGCACTTCTGCATCAACCTTAATCAGGTTCTCAAGCACTTTAAAATTATAAGATTTATCTTTTGCAACATCGAAACGAGTGCCGTTCATCTTACGAATAACTACGCCCTCAATAACATGAGAAGAATCAATCGTAGAAGGAATATCCTCATATTTAGCAATTCGTGCTAGAAAATCCTCTTTAGTGGTGTAAATAAAACGTTCAAGTTCAGGCACAGTTTCAAAACCCATCTGTTCAGCACGTTGCTTAACAAGGTCCCAAGGATATTCAATTACTACTCCTTCTGGAGTGGTATAAGTCATACGATAAACAAAATAGCGATTAAGATGCTTATTGTCACCAGTAGGAGAACAACCATAAGAGAAGGTAGTGGTCTTACCATATTGTTTGATAAATGCTTTATCTTTAGTTTTAGTGTTATCACCCGGCGTCATAATAGGTGCGTTAGGAGCATAGAATCCTGCAATTTCACCGAAGCATTCCTCATTGGGCAGAAGCTTACCCTTGAAACGTTCGCCCCAAGCTCTACGGAAATCATCATTACCATAGAAACCGCCAACACTATTATTGGTAAGAACAGTGCGGCGAGTGCCAATTAGATAACGCATTTCAGTTTTAGGAGTAAGGTGGGACTGTGCAGACATACGCCATTTCTTCGGTAACCAATTGCTGTGTGCAATAAGTTTAGTAAGGAAGAAACCGTTTTCACCAATAATTGCAGTTTGATATGCGTTTCGAGAGCTGGTACCATGAACTTTCTCGGTCAGGCAAATGATATCACCCGGTTTAAACATATCCATATTAAAACGAAGCTGCGGAGTATCAATATGTTCTGCGAAGAACGGGTACTTAATGCGGCATTTCTTTGCAGACTTACGGTCGCGTTCGCCGCGTGCAGTAGGTTGTGAAGCTCTGGGCTTATGCATCGGCACGTACTTCTCGGCAATCACATGACCATTAAAGGTAGATACAATATCACCTTCAGCTAGATTGCTAATGTCGCCAAAAGAAGCAAGACAAGTAAGCGGAAGTACCAGGCCTTCAGACTTATTGCCGCGTAGACGAATTGCACCAATATTACGCTTCACAGGGTCAATGAAACCACCAGCCGGATTACCATTTTCATCCTGGCGGCGGAAGAGATCATTTGCCTTACCAAACTCTTCGCTAATCTGACCATCCGTAGGAAAATAGACGTAAAGGTCATTTTCATTCACGGATTTATCAACAATGGTAGTAATACCAAATACTTCACAGGTATTCAGACGGTCAGCATTTTCCGCAGGTCTAATGTTTTTTACTTTACAAATATATACATTATACATTTATGTCTTTTCCTTTCTTAATTTTAGTTAGTTTTCTACTGGAGTAAAGAAGTTGAGGCTTTCGGTTAGCCATCTATTTGCTTCGGGATCAAAGTAAAGGACACGGAAATATCCGCTATCGTCTCGGAAAATTTGTGCGATCGTATAAGTCTTACCGGAGACATTGTTTTTCATTTTCATAATTAAATCCTTTCGTTATAGGGGATGCGGCTATAGCCCATAATCATAGGCCATATCATTTTAATTAAATCTGGATAAGAAGTTAGAGTGCTTAAATACTCTATCTTCTTTTCTTCTACTATTGGTGTATATGCGGGACGAGAATGTTCTTTTTTGAGTTCTACCAAGTTTTTTGCCAATTGAACTCTTTTGTCCAAAAGGCGTACTATCTTCTCATCATAGGCCGCAATCTCATTCCGCATTTCAGTTGCACGGTCAAGATATTCGTCAAGATTCATTCGGACGCCACCTTACAATCATCGTATTATTGGTAAAACAAGTTGTAAACTTATTAGAATTAAGAATTTCTTGAAGTTTCTTAACGGTATAATTGCTTGATGACGGAGTATCATCGGGAGAAATGACAATGGTATAGGCATATGCACCATTTGTTGCCGCTTGTAGCATTGCCGGCGTATTATTTGTGATGATTTCTTCTGCTCTTTCAGTTGCCGCACGTTCCTTGTTGGCTTCCGCTTCAGAGGTAAGAGTAGTAAGTTTAGCAAATAAGTTTTTATCCATTTTTTATTTTTCCTCTATTGTTTATATATATATTTTATAATATTTTTATTTATTTTTCAATTAAAATGGATATTGAATGTTTCGGCGAAGTCTCTCATATGCGGCAATATAATAGATTTTATCATCACATTTGTATTTAGCTTTTCTACCACTCCAAAAGGTAACATGAATAGTGTTAGTAGTATTGTCGCCTTTTACGAAGCGAATGTCATTTTTCACTTGATGTTTGCGTTGAAGGCCTGTATAGATAGTAATTACCATGGGTCAACATCTCCATAGCTACCGTAATATTTCATATTGGTATTATTTACTGCTTCATTGCGTGCGGCTCGCATAATATCCATCCATTTATCTTGGGCAGCATCCCAATATTTTTTATCTTTGAAGGAATAAACAGCTATCGTCTCTTCTGTGGTATCTCCTACAGTTTGAATTTGCATTTTATATTTTTCATTTGGGTCGGTATAAAAACTAACGTAGAGGATGGCCGATGTTTTATAGCAGCAAAAATTTTTATTATCTGTTGTAAATGTGAAATATGGATTAATCATAAGTCATTAAATGTATCTATAGCGTCTTGATAATCTCTTATGTTATCGAATGTAAATGTTTCAATACCGTTAGATTTAGTTGTAAGTTCCATTGTTAATTCATTATTTAATTCATTTTGAGTATAGAATTTTACGTTTACAATATCATTAACGACATAGAAAAATATATTATTATCATCTAGGGCAAACTACATAAACTTTTTCATACAAGAGCCTCCAGATATTTATCCACTGTTTTAGTATAGTCAGCATAATTAATTTGTGTATTCCACTTTTGGATATCGGCCAGAATGCTGTCAATAGTTGTAAGAGTAGGTGCGTTGCCATAATTAGTGGTATCTATTTCAAATGCGGGCTTAGGAGTAGGCTTAGGGGCGAGTGCGAATTTTTCACATGCTGCAATATTTTTCTTGAAATTCACTTTTCCATAATTGCCCATAGTGCCAAGGCAGTAAAGATTATCTTTATCATTGGGGTTAATCATATAGGCATACATGCAGTCGGGCAGTAATTTATGATAGGGGTCATAATCTTTAAGGCAGTAGATAGTAGTAGCACTAAGTCCGCCCTTGGTGAGTAGCCTCTTCTGGAACTCTTCACCATTAAGGACCCAGACTTTAAGATTGTTGTAGCTACCAACTTTGCCATTTTGTTCACGATAATTTGGCATTTAAGATTTTCCTTTCTTATCTTTTATCTTATATATATTTTATCAAATTTTTTTATATTTTTCCACTATTTATAAAACCAATAGGTATATTTTTATTTCAACTTATATCAATTAAACTTGTTATAAATTACTTAAAATTTTTTGGGCCACCGCGGTTAAGAATATTATTCATATTTTTATATATAGTAGATTAATAAAAGAAAAGGAGAATATATATGCCAAGTAAACGTGAAGGCTATCATAATATTGCAACTCGTGTTAAGGATGAAGAAAAGGCACGTATTGATGAATTCTGTAAAGAAAATGATATGAGTGTTTCGCAATTAATTAGAAAAGCCATTAAAGAATATATTGATAAGGAGAAGTAATACAAAGTGAACAAAGAACAAAATAAAAATATGATTATTTATTCATTAGCTGTTATGGAAAAGCTAGTGGAAAATGGTCATTTCCCTATATAGACTATGCCCAATCCCAAATATCCTGAATATAATTGCTGGATATTTAAGGTTGATGATGATTTTATGAGGGATTTTGTTGAAGCTCAAAGGAGGTAATTATTTATGGCAGTTGAAAAGCCGAATAAAGAAAAATTTACCTTCTGGGCTAATATGAGAGAAACTATTGAATAGAATGAAGATGTAGAATTAAAATATAAATTATATAGTGCATTAACTAACTATGGATTGTATGGTATTGAGCCTGATGAGAATGATAAAGATTATGGAGTTATTATGATGCTGTTATAGTCTATGAAACTTACTATTGATAAGTCTAAAGAGGTTAGTAAATAGAAAGCAGAAGCAGGAGCAGCTGGTGGAGCATAGTAGAGAATTTATAAAGAAGATGTAGAAAAAGCGATAGTAAAAGCTGTTAAAGATAAAAATGGAGTTCCTACTAAATAGGAAGCAGTTGATGCTTATTTTAAAATTTTTGGTTAGAAGATTAGTACCAGAGCATTAGACAGAGTAGATTATAAAGCTCCGTAGATATTTGAATTAGCATAGAAGGTATTAAATGGGACCTATAGGACAAATGCGACAAATGAGACAAAAGCAGACATTTGTCTTGAATGGGACAAATGAGTTTTGTCCTATTTTTAAATGAAAGTATTAAAATGTCGATAGGACAAATGCGACATAACTAAATAAAAATCTAAAAAAATTAGCAAAATGACTTAGTTTAGGACAAATGCGACAAATGCGACAAAAGCTGAAGAAAGAAAATGTCCTGTCCGATTTGTCCTATTCAGGACATCGAACATAACATATTTGTCCTATTGTGTCCCATTCGGTCCACAATAGGACAAAACAGGGTATTTTCTTGAATGGCGGTGTTGGCCTTGTGGTTGCAAAGAAATGAATTGAAAAATGAAATCAAAAATTGAAAGGAAAAATTGAATTGAAAAATTATGAATTTAATATGAAATTATAGAATCGTGAGAATTTGTTAAATATTTATAGAACATTAGAACCATTATCATCATTTAGTAAATATAATGATTGGTTAGATAGAGAATATATAGCTATGATAGTTCCAGATAATTATAAAGAAATATGTGTAGATGATTAGAAAAAATTAACTAAACCTTATTGGACATATAAATAGAAATATTATAATTGGTTTGGAACCAAAGATGAATTTGATGCTATGGTTGCAAGATAGTAGGAAGAAAGACGAAAATTACTTGAACGATAGTCTAAAAAAAATGTATCATAGGTATGTGATGGTGGAGTATATGGTATATATAGGAATGGATAGTTAATTTATATAGGTAGTACTGTTGATTTTAATAAAAGATGGAATGAACATAAAAGAAATATTAAAAATCATAATAATAGTTTATATGTATATAAACTATTAAATGAGTAGAGAGATAATATTGAATTTAAACCAATTATAAAAGGAGAGGATTTATTATGTGATAGAAATATAACATCTGCTGATTTAAAAACTATAGAGTTTGCGTTAATTTTATTATATAAACCTTGTGGGAACATAGCAGGTAGATTATAGCCATTTAGATATAAATAAAGTAGGCTAATTGTATATTAGCCTACAAGAGATATAATTATAAAGAAGGTATTATAAAAATTTAATATAAATTTAATTTAAAATTAATATTAGTTAATATAGAATCATTTATGAATTATAATAATTTGAGAAAAGATTGTTATAAAATTGATATAAATTGTATTAAATTAGGGAGTGGGTGTGCCCCTACTGCACCAGTGGTACCCCTATTCTCCATATATCGACCGACATCAATTATTCATCACCCTAATGCAATTATATCTTTTTTTAATATTATATCATATTTTTTTATAAAAATCAAATTTGACTTTCCAAAATTTTCCAGCCAAAATAAAAAAATAAGAAAAGGGCATAAGCCCTTCTCTTACCACCCCATCATATTAAGGAACTTATCAATGACTTCATCAGCAGAGCCATTGACCTTGTATACCTTAGCCTTTACTTTCTCAGCAGGCTTCTCAACCGTCTTACCAAGGTCTTCAATAGCACGACCAATCTTATCAGCCATATCAAAAACCTTCATCAGGTCTTCCGGCTTGACCTCAATGTCATAACCATAATAATCCTTAGCAAACTTCACCAGGCCAGTGCAGATAGCCTGTGCATCCGCGGCCATTGTCTGATCTCTCTTGGACTTTTCAGCCTGAGCCTTCAACTCTTCTGTTCTCTTGGCCTGTGCCTTATTCAGTTCCTCAGTGATGCTCTTGGCAATATCCTCTGCGGATTCACCCTTCATCAGACGATCATAAAAATCATACATATGTATATTACCTCTTTATAAAGATTTCCAGAACTCTTTATTCTGTATATATATTATAAAATATTTTTTTAAAAATTGCAAGTTTCGGGAAAAACATGCGGCATATGAGAGGCTGCTAGATTGAACAAAAAATTGCCATATGAGGGTTTAAACGGGAATTCCGACCAAGTCTTGCCAGACCGGTCGGCTCCAATTTATTTATTTAATTAATTGAAGTATTTTTAATACTTCATCATACCCATACTAATTTATCAATCGAGTTGTTTCCTTTGTTATTTCTTTCCTATTCATTAACATCCAAGCAGTATTCTCTTTATTAGTTCCCCATCTTAAATTTGATAACCTATTATTCCCTCTTTTTCCATCAATATGGTCTACTGTCAAATTTTGGAAATCAGGGCTAGGGTGCCAAGATTGTAATACAATTCTATTCATTCCATATCTATGATAATCTAATTCTACATACTAATATCCATCTATTATAGTTCCCTATAAAATTTTTTTATCATATTTTTTTCTAACCCTTCCTAAATCTGATACTTCGTACAAGTTAGAACAATAAGTAGTTATCCATTTTTCATTTTTTAATTCTTCTTCAGATAAATGAGAATAATTATCAAGTTCTCGTTTTTTAGAAAAAAATTTTTTATCTAATATCTATGGTTCTACTTCTTGAATAGTATAATCAGCCGTTTCACCTTTACCAATTTTTGTAATTAAATACCCTTTAGCTAAATTTTTAGAGCAGAGCAAGGGAAAATTGGTTTCTACCATTCCAACTGTTGTATTAATATATTTTGCTAATTCATATTTGTTCATAATTTTTACCTCCTTTTACATAATACTATAAAATTCGGGAAAAATCAATTTTCGTAAAATGTCCGAATTTTTTTTCGGAAAATTTACAATTATCAAATTAAATCAAAATTCCGGTCGCGTCAACTGTACGCGACCGGTTGAAATTACCATCTGTTCCAATATTTTCCTTGGAAAAATTTTCCAATTATGATTCCAAAAAGGATGGAAGATGTTTCCATCTTCCATCTATTTCCTTGGGCGCATCAGGGTCAGCCGGTATTTAATTCCATTGTAAGTAAATTCCATTTCTCGTTCTGGATTTGCAATGGTAATATTACCCAAATCCAAATCGGGGTAGGCATCTTCCAAGGAACTTTCCAAATACTGGATTAGTTCCCTTTTATCTCCATCAGGTTTTCGCTCCCGCCTTACATTTTCCACTTTCTTCCGGTCGGCACGTCTTGCCTTTTTTGCTCCTGCTTCAAGCTCCGGCGGCAACTCAAACAGCTTTTCGCCCCTATCAATTCGCTTGTCCATTTCCAAAACCTGTTTGGCTTCTTCAATGGAAATTTTAAGCGAATTTGCCAACTTTTCAGCGGTCATTGACATTTTACCGTCCTATTAGAATTTTATTTACTAGGAACTAGCTAGAACTAGCTGGGAGAAGTAAGGGGAGCTTTCTCCCCTTACTTCTTTTTCGCTCATGCCTTGGTGTAGTAGACACGCCGCTTTTCAGTGGTCTTAATCACCCTGCCATCTTCCACAAGAGTTCTGAGCAGATTCGCCATTCTCTGCGTGGACATATCGTTCTCATGGTTGGCATTGAAATCTGCCACAACCGGAAGCTCCTTGAGCAGTTCGGCAATGGAGTAAGTCCGGTTGGCTTCCATCTCCTGATAAATCCGCTCCACCATCGTGGCGTTCTCGACCTGCTGTGCAGTCTCCTTCTTTTCGCCGGACTTCTTGGAAACAGAAGCAAGCAGGGCTTCCAGCTTCTCACGAACATCAGACGCGAGGACGATGTTCTCATTGTTCAGAACGGTGTTCAGAGCCTGAGCATAGGTAATCTTCTTTTCCATAATTATCAATTCCTTTCTAGCGGTAGGTCGCAACCCTTATTTGTTTTGTGTTCCTCTCTTGGAACAATTATATTGTATCACAAACCTTTTGATTTGTCAATACCTTAATTGAATTTTCCACGATTTTTTTTCGGCTGACATTTTATCGCGGAACGCTGGAAGTAATTGTCAGAATGGCAATTTCAATACCGTAGCTATGATAATTTTGGGAGAGTTGGGAGCTTTTTACAGCTCCCAATCACTGTCAAATCTTCCCAACTTCTTGTAGGGGAAATATTCAATGCCCATTTCAAACTTGTGCTTGGTCTTTGCTCCAATAAGGGCGAACAGCATAGACTCAATAATTGCGTCCTCTAATGCAGTATGACTTTCTTCAAAATCTTCCTGCTGGAAACAATAGGCAAATGCCTTTTCTGCGTTAGTCGGATAATATTTGCCGCTTGCGGTTCTCCACTCATTATCATAGCACATCTGTTTATATTCAGGATTATTCAACAGGTGTTCACAAGACAGACCCCACAAGTCAAACAGCGGATACGTCTTGCCATGGAAGCGGAAAACATCCGGTTCAAACTCTTTCTGCGAATGGGGCTTGCTTCCGTGGGCGATTGCTTCACATCTATCATTCTGATATGCTTCCCACTCAAAGAAATCAGGGGCATAGAGCTTGGAAACATACAGGTCAGTGAATGGAATAGCTTTCTTAAAGTCAAACATACTGTTATATGCTCCAACAGCTACAACAGCGTCCAAATCTTCAATCAGTTCATTGACTGCGGTATTCCAATCCGTCAGCTTGATTTCTCCGGCTTTCAGACGCTCCAAATAAATCGGACGCTTACTTGCATAATATGCAGTATTGAAAACTGCGGGAACACTGAAAATTTCAGAAATAAGGTAGGACGCACGCTTGTAAACATTGCCCCGAATATCCACAATCTGCCATCCCAAATCATAAATCAGCGGCTTGGCGATTGCGACATCTTTTTTCTGGTTTGCATTAAACTTTGCGGCATAAGGAAGTGTCGCAGTTTCACAATCCAGAATCAGGTAATACTTTCGACGCTTATCAAGTTTAGTCATAGGGTTTCCATCCTTTTAATAATGTCAATCAGGGTTTGCCATCGCTCCCTCATTGCTCTTATATATTATCACACCTTGCCCAAAATGTCAAGAAGAATATTTATTCATTTTCAATGAATATTTATGCACGCTTTAACACTTTAATGTAGTAAAGTGCGGCACTTTAAGGATTTAATACTTTAATCAAATGAAGCAGAGTTTTGGTAAAAAAATTGGTAAAACTGGTAAATATTGGAAATTCTGCCCGGCTAGGTCGTGGCCGGGCAGCCCAAATGTCAATAGATAAAAATGCACAAAAAATCCTTAAAAATTCATTAAATTATACAAAAATGCTGGAAAAATTTTCATTTTCCAGCATTTTCTTTAAGTTTTTGATGCTCTCTTTTGTATCAGGGTCAATTCGTAGCGGTTGCCGCCACTTGTAAACATGATTGTACGCTCTTTATTTGTGATTTCTTCATCAATCACTTCAAAATCTGCCGTTTCTGTCAAATATTTTGACAAACCGGCAATAATCGCACCTTTAATTTCATTAGGCTTACGCGGGCGATAGACATTGCTTTTCTTAACTGTATGCTCTTTGACATTAGCAAGTTTCATTGCTTGCTTATGTTCTTCTGGACTTAAATCAAAATCAACCTTCTGATTGCGGTCAATAGCTTTGTCGGCGTCCAGAATGTCAACTGCTTCATCAATCGAACATTCCAGCTTGTCAACAAGATTATCGACTTTTGCCCATTCCTTTTCAGTCAACTCTCTCATAGGCTCTCCTTAAATAGTGGGGCGGATTTCTCCGCCCCTTGGTTTATCACGCCTTAGTGTAGAACACTCTGCGTTTCTCGGTGGTCTTAATGACCTTGCCACCATCGACCAGCGGCTTCAACAGGCTTGCGAGCTTCTGAACCGACAGTTCAGTTTCGTGGTTGGTGTTCCAGTCATTGACCATCGGAAGCTCCTTCATCAGCTCTGCAACGCTGTACTTACGCTCGAATGCCATCTGCTCATAGATTGCATCAGAGTAGGCGGCGTTTTCTTCCTGCTCCTTGGCCTGCTTCTTGTTTTCCTTCTTGTTGTCCAGCAGTTCAATCTGGTGATTGATGAAATCAATCAGGTCAGTGTCTGCATCATGCTGGGCGAGGAAGTCAGAAACAGTAGTGAACATTTCCTTGCGGGTGGGGGCTTTAATCTTTTCCATGGTATCAATCCTTTCTGGTTTTTAAGTGTTTCCTTCACTTGTTGACTCAATTATAACACATCAGGTACTATTTGTCAAGAGGGAATTTTATTTATTTTTGAAATTTTTTCGGATTTCAAACCGTGATGCTAACTTAATAGCAATAGGTTTTTCTCTAACCGTTCCCTCTTGACATTATAGAGTATATCACATTTCAGGATTTTTGTCTATTGGCAAGATGCACAAAATTTGCATGAAAAAATTGTGCAAAATGCTAAAAAATTAAAATGCCGCCCGGTGTGCAGGACATCGGGCGGCTCAAATGAACCGCCCAATTTTTTAGGAATTTTCATCCAAACCGCAGGCAATTTCCAGAAGATTACAGATATTCAAAATATCATAAATTTCTGGCTGTTCAAAATCATCATCATCTTCCCGCCACTCCCAGCAAATGCAACCGCAGTATTCACCATTGGCATTCAATGGATAGTAATACCAGCCATTGTCAATTCTTGATGCTTCTCTCAAATTTTTCGGAAACCAACAATTCTTTGGTTCAGTATTATAGCTTGCAACAGGTGTGCCGTCTGCACCATAAATTGCAACCGGCATTTCATTTCTTTTGAACCAAGCAATAATAACCTTAATAAGAAATTCCATTTTACCCCTCCACCAGATTTTCCTTGATAAATTCATCATCTTCATAGAAGAACTCGCCCCATGAAAATTTACAAATCCAAAGGGCTTCATAATGGTCCCACTGGACCGCTTGGGCGATGTAACCGCCCTTTCTGAACTTCTTCCCTTTCATTCGTTAAAATCCTTCTTTCCATCAAGAATTGCCTCAATCTCCGAAGTGGTCAGGCAGTCAATCTTTTCTTCAATCTCATGGAGAATATCTCCATCATCTCCGCAGATTTCATCGGTGATGTTCAGCCATTCATCATAGATGTGGAGCAGAACAAAATCGCCCGACTCGATTATTGCACCACAACAACCGCAGATAATTTCATCTCTGTCCTGATTCCAGATACCCGCCTGAACAGTTCCCTCGTTATCCATGAAAATAACCTGATAATTCATTGTATCATTTCCTTTCCTTTTGATAAATCAATTATATCACAGGTCAAGGGGCTTTGTCAAGCCCCTTGATTAAATTTCTTGCCAATTTCCTGAATATCTTCAAGTACTTCTTCATAAGACCGCCACTCGCCATAGTGGTATTCAGGGTCATAATACCACAGACCATAGTGGTCAATCAATCCCATGACAATTTTAATGGGAACTTCATAGCCCATTTCATCAAAATAATCATTGATGAATTGTGCCCAAGCGTAAGAATGAATTTCAACAGCTCCAATTTCATCACATTCAGGATAATCAAAACTATTGATTTCTTTACCAAGGACATTGAACATTTTTATTGGTTCGCAATTTTCAGTTTTACACAGATCTTCGTATCTGCATTTCCATTCATGATGAATACATTCCGCTTCATCGTCGAACACCTGCCCGCAAAAGTCGCATTCATAGGTCGTAATTTCAGTCATGATTATCAATTCCTTTCCTTTTGGTACTATTATTATATCAAATTTTTTTTAATTTGTCAAGCCGGTTGGGAATTTTTTTTTATAATTTTTTTCCCAGCCGGCTTGTTTTTTATTTCATGATTGCATGAAATTCTTCTGTATGCCCGCACTTATCACAAGTGTAATAATAGTTTTTTGAACCACGCCAATTTGTAGCACTAGAAAACTGATACTGACCATCACATTCGCAGTATCCATTGTTCCAGCGATTATGGTCTCCCTCTGCTTCTTTATACATAAGAGTCGCAACGCCAAAAGCGATAGCAAGTGCAACTAAAATAGCAACAATTTGCCGCCCCAAGTTTCAGGGGCAAGAAAAGCAATCATTAGAGGAAATACGGCCATGACAGCCCATGCAATATAAAAACTAGGATTTGTAAGCATTTGTATCACTCCTTAAATATAAATAACTCTATTGCCACCAGCAGGCGGATTTGTATTATCTACTGTAATGTCAGTTTCCCCGTCCTGACCATCTTCATCTTCATACTCGACATGGAATGTCAAATCTCCAACATTATCCAGATAATCCTGAATAGCCTTAATAATTGCGGCCATGTACTTTGCTTCTTTCTCTTGGTCTAACTGGTTAATTCTTGTCTGTGCTAATGCAATCAGGGTCTGTAATTCTTCGGGCTTCATGTTGTTTATATAATTGTGCAAGTCCTGCAAATTCATTGCTTCAACAATAGCGGATTCAAAATTCATGATATCAATTCCTTTCTTTTGATAAATCTATTGTATCACATTAGGGGTTGTTTGTCAATCCCTTATTCTTCTAATTTTCTAATAATTGCATTGATAAGACTTAAAACGCCTTCAATAATAGCACAGATTGCAAGTGCTACGCCAACTTTAACCCCACAGAGATAGAGAATACCTAAAATAATAATAACTAAATCCATTGTATTAACTCCTTTCTTTCATGGTAGGCTGTTAAGCCTACCATTTATTTAATCATCGGGCAAGTGTTCATACCATTGTCTTTCATCCAGCGGATAAAATCTTCTGCGGACAATTCTTCTGACAATCTCTTGAAACTCATGTCATAATTCAACGGCTGATACAATGTTTCACGTGAAACAGGGAAACAAATTTTTTCGGGTTTGTAGTCTTCGCCTTTCCAGTATCTCATATTTTCGATATGGAATTTTTTGATTCTTCTGTCAAAAGTCCTACGCTTGATAGAGCCATTGACATAATTGCTACAAATAGCTACCGCAAGGTCTGTTGTGTTTTTAATTGTCATTGTTTCACGGTCAGGTGGTTCGGAGCAGTAGACAAGCTGTGTTGACCAATTCAGGATAGGTTCTTGGCCGTCATTCATTTTCATGTAAATGCGTTTCCAGTACAGATTTTTCATTGTTCATTCTCCTTTAACCAATCAATAATTTTTTCACCACATTCAATGCAGTCAATGCCTTGGATATCTTCATTATCTCGGCATTTGAACATCAGAGGACAACAAGCACAATCATCAAATGTCTCGACCCATTGCTCAATGCAGTATTTAAGTTTTTCGTCAGAAGTCATTAGGTATTCCCTCCCTTAACCTTGTACCAATAGTATAACAGGTATCGGGAGAAAAGTCAACTGTCATTTTGCACAAAATTTGGGGTAAAAAATTGTGCAATGTGCCAAAAATCTAAAAATCCTCGCGGCTGGACCGTAGCCGCGAGGCTCAAAAAAATAACACAAGGGACTTATTTTGTTAAGCCCCTTGTGTTATTTTTTTTAATTCTCAATTACAGTGCCAAGGTAGCGAGCAATCATCATCACTTCACAGCTCATGTCTTGTGAATCGCAAACTACATAGCCTACGCGGTCACCATCTGCGTCAACCGGGTAAACACCGTAAGTGGCATTGTATTCAAATGGCTCGTCTTCATCTTCCCATGTCTTCGAGACATAGGACGGAAAGTTTTCCATACCTCGCAATTTTTTATCAGTGTCATAAATTGCAATAGGACGCAAACCGGAATTTGACGCCATTTTAATAGCAATCTGCAAGGATTCTTCTGCAAATGACCCAAGCGTTGAATACTTCTGAAAACAAACACAGTTATTTTCAATAAAGATTTCAAGTGGGTCACCCTCATGAATCCTCAAACTACGGCGAATGTCTTTCGGAATAATTACACGTCCAAGGTCATCAATTCTGCGAACAATGCCAGTTGCTTTCATTTTTATCAATTCCTTTCTTTTGATAGCCCTATTATATCACAATAGGGCTATTTTGTCAAGCGTTTTTATTAAAATGTTCAGAAAGATAATTAGCGTATATTGCTTGGAACTGGAAGCCCAATTCATCAGTTTCCCAATCAACACGATTATTGAAACGTGTCAGATACTGGATGATTTTTCCATCATTATTTACTTCGCAAGTGATGTAGGGTTTTTCCGGTTCAGCCTTGTGCCGAATAAAAACAATGTGTGTTTCACGCTTCAATACCTTTGGATAATAGGCACGATAAACACAGTTTGACTGATAGTCGGCCTCTGCTTCAAATTCTTTTGCTACCGTTGGCACAAGTACAATAAAATTATTATCTTCAAATGCAAGGTTTGCATTTAACTGATAGTCTCTGCTTCCTGCTTCAAGAGCAAGGCGTTTTTCCATTTCCATCTGACAAATGGCTAAAAACATATCTTTGTATGTTCTTTCTTTGCCCAATTCGTTGCAGAGTGTGATATATCTTTCAATGTATTTACTCATAGCATAGAAGCCTTCAAGCAGTTCCCAACATTCATGTTCCATTCGGAACAAAATTTTATCTGCGTCTTTCAGAATAATTTCATGTACTGCGGGCTTCACATTATTCATCATTCTTAAAATCTGCGGATTGACATTTGAATAACGTACTGCCCGAACAGCAACTTCAATTTCATTCCGGCACAGATTTTCAAACTGGCGTTCTTCCAGTGATGCAAGACCTAATTTCAGATATTTAACGCCTTGCTTATCAAGAACATAATGATTATAGCTACAGAAATAAGCAATTACACCAAGGATACGCAAATTATATTCTTTGCCGAAGATGCTATAAACAGTTTCTACCATTTCAGTAGACCATTTATTAGCATCACTAAAATAAGAGTCATAATCTTTATTTCTTACTACAAAATATCTTGCAAGAAAATTATTATCGGCGTATTCTTTGAGAATCCTTTTTGCTTCTGGACAAAAATCCTTAACCTTTTTGCCGGTCATACCATAGATACAGCCGTCAGAGAAGTTGAAGCAGGTTGTCTTGCCATTTTCAAGAGTGATGATAAACAAGTTCTTATTCTTTTCAATAGTCATTAGGCTTACCTCTTTCTTATTTTATCTAAACATTTAATTATTATTTCCCTTTGACATTATAGAGTATATCATGTTTTAGGATTTTTGTCTACTGGCAGAATGCACAAATTTTAGGACAAAAAATTGGTGAAAATGCTGAAAATCTAAAATGCCTGCCGCGGCGTTGGTTCGCGGCAGGCTCAAATGAAAATGTAAATTATTTCCAATAGACAATTAAGAAAAGGGGAATCCAAAATCTGGATTCCCAATTTTTTCAATTCTTAAAAAATTTCATTTCCTGCCGAAGTATGGACTGTCGCAATGTCATAGCCGCTTTCGCCGATTGTTTCCAGTGCTTTGTCAACTTCTTCCTCGAATTCATCAATGTTATCATCGTGATAATCATCCAATTCTTCACAAGTAGGTTCATTGGCCCATCTTTCCATCTTTTTCCACTTATCATCAATTTCTACTATGACAGGAACGCACTTCGTAATATAAGCTACAACTTTCATTTTTTACCAATCCTTTCAGCCCAAGGCAATCAAAATTTTAATATCTGTTGCTTCTTCAAGTAAAATATCAAGCTGTTCGTCATTCATTTGTCGTTTCTTCCTTTTTTACCCAATTGATAATTTTTGTATAAGATTGCAGTCCAAACATCAATTTCTTCATATCCAGAATAAAAAGGTCAGCATCTCGTTCTGTGCGAAACTCTAATGCATTATTATAATATAATCCTCTTTTATCAACACCTGAATACTTAACAATAATATTTTTAGGAATCATCATTTTTGTTTCTCCCCTCAAATTTCCAATCAATAGTCTTGATAATTCGGTTAACATCCATTCTATTTTTAATTTTGCCAATAAAGCGGTTAGCTTCTTCTTCTGTGTCAAAAAGCAGTTCCTCAAAATAGGACACATTCCAACAATTTACACCAGCATAATAAACTATAATTTTAGTCTCCATCATCGTCTCCCCAAATAGCAACAGCTAAGGTATAACAATCATAACGTAAATCAGATTGTATCTTGAATAACTTATCGCTCAATTCTTCTGCTTGTGTAAAATCATAAGGATTTGAGATATCCTTTCTGCTAAGGTACACTTTTCCAGACAATTTTTCAATCTTATTTGCCAAGTCTGTAAGTTCTTTAAGAATATCATTCATTTCATTTTCCCCCTATGGGCTGGATTATTCCAGTCCATTCAAAATTTCTTTCAGCACATCAAGGATGTTTGTGGTCGTGGGGTCGATTGCTCCGCCCAAGTCCCAATCTCTGCGGACTCTTGCATCATCATCAAAAATCAGGGCTTCTTCATCATCAGCAAGTCTTGCGGCTTCAATCTTATGCTTCGGCGTCCCATAGGCTACACATCGCAAACTGTCAAATGGAAAACCATATTCTTTCAGCCAAGCTCTCTTTGCTTTTCTGACTTCATCATCATACTGCTTGTTCGGCTCTTTTGACAGCCAAGTGATAACCGCAACATTGATACCGCAATTCTGCAAGCTACGGAGTAGACAGGCAAGTTCTGCCATATCAACCAGCGGTTCGGCGGTCTGATAAGGTGTAGGGTCATAGGCTCGAATCTTATCAAGCCAATCTTCAACCCCATAGAGGTCAACCAGAGTTCCATCAAGATCGAAGCACAATTCCTTAATCATTTTATCATTTCCTTTCTCTTTTGGAGTATCTTTATTATATCAGATACAAGCGGATTTGTCAAGTGTTTTTTTCAAACTAATTTGATATTTTTATAGTTTTCAATAGCCCAAGCACTTGCGAATGGCATAATTGACATATCTTTTACACCATTATTTACACTGATTTGGATATTTTTCCCATGGGCATAAGCATACCCGATTTCCCAAGCTGTTCCAGAATCAGAGTATAGACCATCATATACAGCAAATAGAATATCACATTCTTGAATTGCGGCAACATCCATTTTGAAAACTTCCCTTGCCCAATCTTCCTGCGACATATCCCAAGCATTCGGGACAGTATGTTCTTGCGGAACAAATACATCATACCCAAGCCGCCGGAAACCTGCCGCATATGAATCAATTCTTGATTTTGTCTCAGGGCGGAAGAACGCTCCAGCCATGTAAATTTTCATTTTTATCATTTCCTTTCCTTTTGTATCCTTATTATAGCACAGGGCATACCAGAAGTCAAGCATAAAATATTCGTCAAATTACACAAACATTTTGGGAAAATTTTCCAAGGGCTGGGCTGGAAGGATTTGGAAAACTTTTTTACGTTAGCACTTTAACTCGCGAAATTCCAGCCGCGGCGTTGGATCGCGGCTGGCTCAAATTCCCCTTCCAAATTATGGGATTGCCAAATTTGCCGCATTTGATTTTTTGACTGGAAAATTATAGAATTGAAACAGAAATAAAAATTATTTTTTTTATATAAAAATTATATTATTTTTTTTTATAATTTTCAAAATAGAATTTCCTCCCAAGATATGGGAGGAAATTCAAATGGAAATTAGAATTTATCATGCGGAATTTCGGGATAGTCAAGAATTTTTGCAACAAATTCATCGTACTTATCCACCAGCATACAATCTTTTCCACAGTGTTTTTGAATATAATGTTCAGCTTCCGAACGACACGAAGCTTCTACAAAAAACAATCGCGGCCAGTCTTTTGTAGGGAGGAAGTTAATTACCAGATACTTCCAGGTTTTATATCCTTCCATTTTTTATCACTCCTTAACATATAATGTAGCATCTACGGCGTAGACTTTTGTATCCTCAGCAAAACAATCAAGTTCTCCAGTAGATAAATCAATCGAATTGATTTCATCACCGTCATTATCTACGCATTCAGTTTTTATATAAACTGTATCATAGGATGGACATTTGAATACAGTTCCAATATCCAGAGCTGCGAAGTGGATAACCTGTCTGGGCTTTTCATACTCGATTTTCATTTTTATTTTTCCTTTCTATGTTTGATTAGCTTTTTCGCCATGTTCTTTTGAATTGCGTCATATACTACTTTCGGCATTTTCATCTGCCCGTTTCGTCTGAAAATTGCAGTTGCTTTGTCCATGTTGACATAATACAAAGTGATTAGAAATTCCATCCGGCTATCTGTAATCAAAATCACTCCCGTGCTTGTAATAATCTGCCATTTGTCCTCATATTTGAATTTTGCCACAGGTTCGCCAAGTCCGGTGTTCATTTGAATTTCAACATATCTGTCCAAGCGGTCTTCCTTGAAATGTTTACTGACTTGCAATTTTGTAATATCCATCTTAATTTCCTCCTTTTGGAAGAGGGCTTTTTAGCCCTCGTTCCTATCATCTTCAATCCAACGGTTCAGAAACTGTTCGCAAGATTCATCCGGATTATCATTAACCGCTTTCTCACAAGCCTTTTGGAAAGGACAGGCTTCACAAGAAGGAAGGTGTTTAATAAGTTCAATCAGCATATCCTTATCAAGGACGTTATTTACAAATTCAGACATTTTCATTTTCATTTCCCCCTTAATCAATATAAGTAGACATTAGACAAACCCATTCACGGCTGTTATACTTCGGGCTTCTCTCCCTAGCGTCTGCTAGGGAGTAGCCATATGCAGTTTCAATTTTTTTTGTGTTGACATTGTACATCTCGAACTCATACATGATGTTAGCCCTCCTCATCCTCGATGCAACCGCAGACTGTGTACCACAGACCCATATACTCGTCATAATTGCGGGCATATGTGTTGCAGAAATCGTTCATAGATTCAGCACTAAAATCATGGTCATTATCAATCCATTCGTTCAGCAGTTCAGCGATTTTTTCAGTAGTCATTTTTTGTATCTCCATTTCATTTTTATCTGTTCCCTTGGAACAATTATATATTACCACACCCTATAGCAAATGTCAATAGGAAAGTCAAATTTTTTTATTCGTCAATATGCACAAAGATTCTGGAAATATTTGGTATGGAATTATATACCATAAGCTGGTAGGATATGGGAAATGGAATGTAATGTCAAATATGGTAGAATTTGGCTGGAAATATTCGGAATTGATATTAAATGGAAAATGCGGGGCGTGGCGAGCTTGCTGTGGATATATCAATTTCGCCACGCCCCGGCGAGGCAATTTATTTAATTAAAGTGATAATGAATTAAAGAAGATGATTTGAAAAATGGGCTGGAAACTGTTTCCAATTTCCAGCCCTTGGAATTTCAGGATCAAACTGCCATATGAGCCAGATTCTGCCATTCATAAATCTTATTTACGCCCATTTCATTTGCAATTTCTCTTGCCTGCCGTCTGGTGTAGGCGTGTTCAGTGGTGCTGACGTAATATTTTCCATTTTTGAATTGAATACTGCAATTTCCAATCATTCGGTTCAGGGTTCTGGCAATTTCCATTGCCTTTTCGGGCTGTTCGCATTCATATGTTGCGATATTCACCTGAAAACCGCCCTTGTACTTTTTGATTTTTCCGTTCTTGATGTTCAGGGTATCGCCATCCTGCATTTTCCGAATAGTTCTCACGTTAATCATTTTTTATTTCTCCTCTCAAATATTAAATGTAAAGGCAGGCAGGATTTCCACGCCATCTGTAAATTGAAAGCTGATTACATTTCCTGCCAATTTCAACTGCCTCGCGTTTTGTGGACACTCGTTTAGAAATGTCAATGTAGTATCTGCCATTTTCAAGCCAAATGCCGCATGTGCCTTTGAACTCTCGAACCGCCTGTATTGCCATTTCAGGACTGATGACCTCGACGCCATTAGTAGCTACCTGATAGCCACTCTTGTACCTCTTGATTTTTCCATTTTTAAGTGTTAGGCCATCGCCGTCAGCCAGTTTCTTGATTGTGCGAATGTTAATCATATCAGATATTTCCTTTCTATTGGTGGAGGGCTTTTCAGCCCTCCGGTTTATTTTCTTCGTACAGCAGCTCGCCGCGGCTGTATCTCTGGTAGTGGATCTCAAGTAAATCCAAATGGTATTCATAGTAGTCGGCGTCAATAGGGTCATCGAACGCCTCCTCTATAATCTCCTGAGTATGGTCATTGAACATTTTAATGACTTCGCTATGTTGATTTTTCATTTTAATCCTCCATCATCACGAAGAAATTCCAACTACTGTATTCAGGTCTGCCGCCAGCAGGATTATTATGGCGGACCACCTGACAAAATGAAACAGAAATCCAGAGCATAATAATTATGCCAGATAATGTTAACGCGAGTTTGAGATTTTTCATTTTGAAATTTTCCTTTCGACTTTTGGATTCATGTGCTCGGTTGAATTGTCAGAAAGCGGTAGAGGGACTCAAATGTCCCTCACCACTAACGTCAGGTGGTCGGCTGTATGCTCGATTGCCTGTATAATCTGATAGCTTGTGAAATGGTAGGTAGTTAGCAGACCAGAAGTAAATACCGCAGACCGACTGCCAAACCCTACGATTTCCAGTTCCTGCATGATGTAGAGCTTTTCTTCAAGTTCGCGGTAGAAGGCAGGCTGCCAAGGGCAGTTGAATGTGCTGGATAATTGCCATTTGCAATAATCAGTTTGAACATTGTTCTTATCAAGAAAACGGATCTCGGCATAGGGATTTCGTGCAGTTGCCATATTGTACCATCCTTTCTATTGGAAGCCAAGGGTTTTAACCCTTGGCTCTGTAGGTTTCTTTGCCTTTCTCGAATGTGCTCATGACTTCACCAGTCTGCATATCAATGACATCTCTGTCATTCTTTGCCCATATGCTGTAAGCGTGAGCCATACAACGTGCTGCGGTCAGGTTATGGTAGATGGTGCTATACTGGCCAGTTGTGTGATTATAGATAGAATACATAATGTTATCCCCTTTCTGTGGTTGGTTGGGCAATTAGCCCAACCAAATTTGCTTACTTGTTGCGATAGACCAGCGACGCCGACTTGCTGCCAGCCGCTCGACTTCCCACTTGACCCATTCAGAGCAACCGCCTTCGTCCATATCAGCGAAAATATGCTCTACTTCTTTATGGTCGCTCTTCATAGAGTATTCGGTATAGCTTGCTTCGGCGATCTGCTCAGCGATATAGTCTTTCTGGCCCATCAGCTTATGAAAGGTGGCCTTGCCATTAGGGTCAGAGAAATTGACCTTGCCCATGGCATTGTTAATGCGGATGATGGTGTTCTGCATAGCTTCCTTACGGATAGCTCTTCTATTGGTTCTGGTCATAATAATTATACCTCCATATATTGTCAGTTGGTTGGTTGGTGGATGGGTGAAGAAGCTTATGCTTCTTCACCGTATAGTAAGTCGTGCAGTTTGTAGAAGAAGTCCTCAAGCATATGCTCGAAGATATCCGCCCATTCTTCGGCCTCGTCTTGTAAGTCTGTTAGTTTTTCATACGCGGCCTCATATGCGACACATGGGTTGCCGGCTTCCATATCCATATTATAGTCGGTATGTTCCAAGTCATACTCAGCACTATGAATAGCCCATGTAAGATTATCCCATTGCTGAATATTCTTCGCCGCATACTCATGATACTTGTCCAGCATACCATCATAGTCGAAGCTATTGCCTTGCATATGGTACTGTTTGACATACTTCACGATATCGTCAGCTTGTTCTGCTAATTCCTCTTTGATTGCTTTCTGTTTGTCCTGTTCACTAGTTTTAATTGCATATACCATGATTTTACCAATCCTTTACATATTATTTGACTGTTAGTTGTCACCTATCCGTGTTACTATCTGCCGTAGGCGTTGGATTGCCCTACCGCTTGCACCGCACTTTCCATGTTCTACCATCGCGTCCGCTATGCGGTGCAGACGCTCGGCTTAGATTCACTTTTCAAGGTTCAACGCCGTTCGGTGCTTCGGCCTCTTTCCGGTCATTCTACTACATTTGCAAGGGCTTGCGTTGTTTGTGTTCCCTTGCTTTCGTTGTACTCATTGTACCATAGGACTTCCGACTTGTCAAGGACTTTTTTCAAAATTTCTTGAATTTTTTTCGCTTGGCGTTTTGCCTTGCTTGCGTTGTCCCGTGGTCAATTTCTGATTATAGAATAGCACCTATGCACGGAATTGTCAAGTATTTTTTTTCAAAAATCGAAATATTTTTTTTGGGGGTTAGTCGTATCTAACTCACTTCACTCAAGTAAAGTAAGACAATAGACTTTAACACTTTAGTCAAGTGAAGTGGGGGGGCAGTGTTTCGTGAAAAACTTTTTCAATTTAATGTAATAAAGTCTTTCCTGGCAAAATAATTTCTAAACTCAATTTCAATTTCAAAAAACGGGACAATAATCTAAACTCATTTTCAATTTCGGAAAACGATAATCATTTCAATTTTGGAAAACAATTTTTATAAAAAAAAATAAGCGGGAAAATATTTTCCCGCTTTAATTTTATTCCTTAATTACTCGATACCCATTCTATTCTAACGTTTCTTTTGCAAGAGCTACGGCATCACTGGCTTCAGGACATTCAATACATAAAAAAGTTTTACCATCTACTTCGTCAATATAAAATTCATAATTATGACCATTTACCATATGCAATTCTTCACGAAGTTTAGAGGGAATCATTAAACGTCCAACTGTATCGAGTTTTCTTGTATAAGCTGTTTTCAGCATTCAACTCACTCCTTTCTTTTTAATTGGGAGAGTGCGAGCCATCCCAGAAATTTCATAACTTATTTTATAAAATTTTTTGTGTTTTGTCAAAATTTTCTTAACGAAATCTTAACATAAATTAATCAAAAGGAATAATGCCTTCATTAGGGTCAATTACTCCTCGCTCTTGATGGAACCGATAATTAGTATATCCATTTTTAAACTTATAAACTTCTACTTCAGGTATAATATATTGGTCTTCCTTATCTACAATTTTAGAACCAAGAGTAATACCGATTGGATCACCTTCTTCTTCATATTTAGATAAATCAATAGACATTAAATCTTTTTTATTTTTAATGACATGGACTATTCCAGGTCCAATATATTTTTCTTCTAGCCCTTTATTATATTCAATATATTTTTTATCGCTTTTAAAATTCATAAAATCTTCAAGGGCTTTAGTATAGTCTTTATAGATTTTTGCTTCAATAATTTTACCATAAATAAATCTGGCCGCACATCCTAAACCAAATGCCGCCCCAGTACCTAAAAGAAGCCCATGGACAAACTTCATTAAATCACTTCCTTCAATTTTTAAATATAATATATTTACTTTTTCTTACGTTCTTTAACAGGATTATAGGCTCCCTGCTGTTTAGGGTTTTCGCCCCACATAAGTTGATAAATAGCTCTAGTCGCACTATTAGTTGCTCTACGTTTAGCTTTAGAAGCCATACTACCTAAAATCCCACGAGGTTTTCTCATAAAATTATCTCCTTTAATTTTATATAAATATTATATAAAAAATTTTTATAATTGTCAATTTTACATTTTACATAATTTTTTTACTAAATACCATAAAAATTTTTGGCCATGGTTGACTTTGCAAATTTTTTGTGTTATAATTTTTTTAGAAGGATTGGAGGTATTAATCTTGATAAAATTAGATTATACTCTTGAAACTCCTGAAGAACGAAATGAATTAGTAAAAAAAATTTTAGAGGAAAATCCAAATCCTAATGAAAAGTATTTAGAAATCCTCGCAGATTATTTAATTCTATGTATGGAGAAACAAGAAAAAAAAGAAAAGAAAATATTAACTGATAATAGATTAATGACAGTTAATAAACGTGAAACTTCTTTTGAAGGACTTGTTTCCCAGTTAGAGAATGGTGAAGATGGTATATATAATTTAATTAATAGTGATAAAAATATGATATTTTAGCCAAAAGTTACAATTACAAAAAAAGATTTAGAAGAAATTCCTAGCTTAAAACAATTAAAAGACGCTATTACAACTTGGGAAGCAAAAATGAAAGTAGTAAGTGGTAAAGATGCTTTCACTATAAAAAAGGCATTAATAGAAATGCGCAAAGACCAATATATTATTAAAAATGCTTATCGAAAACCAATAGTACCAGTAAAGCTTACACGATCTAAGTATAAAATTAAATTAGATGAAGACGTAAAAGTATTTGATGATGATGGATATCCAATTCCAGAAGGAATCTCATTGATGAATCCTGAAATTTGCTCTTGTATCTTATGTAATTATTCTCGATTAAAAGAAGATAGTTGGGATCGTTTTGAAGATGATACTTGGTATCTTATTTATGATTTTGAAAATATTTGCGATGAAGCCTTGGCTGATTATCCTATGTTAATGCGCATTGTAGAATGTAAAATTGATGGATTACAAAATATAGAGATTCAAAAAATTTTACAAGAAGAATTTAATATTACTCACAGCTTAGAATATATATCAAGTTTATTCCGCAATAAAATACCAAAGCTTATTGCTGATAAAGCTGTTGATAAATATTTAGAATGGTATTATACAACTCAAGAAAAAGGTAAGTATAAAAAATGCAGTAGATGTGGGCAAATTAAATTGGCTCACAATAAATATTTTTCCTATAATAAAACAAGTAAAGATGGATTTTATAGTATATGCAAAAAATGCCGAAATAGTTCTCGTAAAGAAAAAATGAAATCCTAAAGAAAGGAGAAATATTGATTGTCCAGCGAAGGTAAACAATATTACTGTGAAAAATGTAATAAAACTATGGATGGAACTTAGTTTTATACATCTAATAATTTAGATAAATATCCTAATGATGGTAAATTACCAAAATGTAAAAAATGTATAACAATGCATGTAGATAATTGGAATCCGGATACTTATCTATGGATATTGCAAGAATGTGATGTTCCTTACATTCCTGATTAGTGGAATTAGTTAATGGGTAAATTTGCGAAGGATAGAGCGAAAGTCACTGGAATGACAATATTAGGTCGCTATCTCTCTGCAATGAAATTAAATCAATGGAAAGATTATAGATGGAAAGATAGTCAATTCTTGCAAGACTTACAAAATAAAAAAATAGAAGAAACAATGAAGCAATAGGGATATGATGTTCAAGATATTACTACGGCTATTCAACGTGCTTCATTTGCTTTGCCATCAGAAGAATTAAAAGAGCCGCCTCCTCCTGCCCCTCCTCCCCTAGATTTTGGAAATTCTGCAGAAGATTATTTTAAAGATAAATTAGATTTTGAGGTTCCTGATTTGGGCGCGGAGCTAACAGACGAAGATAAACGATACCTTTATTTAAAATGGGGAAAAGGTTATAGCCCTGATGAATGGGTACGCTTAGAGCAATTATTTAATGAAATGATGTAGTCTTACGATATTTAGTCAGCAGGCCATATTGATACATTAAAACTTGCCTGTAAGACATCATTAAAATCTAATTAGTTATTAGATATAGGTGATGTAGACGGCGCTCAAAAGATGATTAAAATGTATGATTCTTTAATGAAATCAGGCAAATTTACTGCCGCATAGAATAAAGAAGAGTCTGGCGATTTCATTGATTCTGTTGGTGAATTAATAGAAATGTGTGAGAAACAAGGTTATATCGAAAGATATTACATTGATACTCCAAATGATAAAGTAGATTTTACAATTAAAGATATGCAAAAATATACACGCACTTTAATTGAACGAGAAACTAATCTTGGCAATATGATTGATTAGGCATTAAAACAAAACGCTAAAGAAGATGAATAGGCTAAAGAAAACGTCGAAGATACAATTGTTGATGATGTTGATATGTCTATTGAAGACATTGAAAAAACTTTAGAAGATAAAGATATTGAAGACTTTAGTGAATTTTTAGATAATGAAACAGAGTTAGATATAGATGCTTTCTCTGATAGGGAAGATTAATGGCGTTACAAGATTTACTTGACCTATCTACAAGTAGGAAAAAAATAGGTCTTTCTGAAGAACGTATTAATGCCGTAATGCCAGTCATTCGTAAATATACTGCCTTTTGGCGCGAATATCCAGATTTATTTGTTGATTTTTTAGTACGAGGAACACGTACAGAATAGAAAGAAGGAGAATTTAAATTTTTCTTCTATTAGCGTGTTTTTTTAAGATGTGTAATGCGCTATCAGTACGTTTATGCAGTTTTCCCTCGTGCCTATTCTAAATCATTCTTATCAGTTATGGCATTAATGGTTAGATGTATTCTTTATCCTGGTGTTCATTTATTTGTTACTTCGGGTGGTAAGGAACAAGGCGCGAGTATTCTACATGATAAAGTTAATGAAATTTGTGATTTAATACCAAGTTTTAAACGCGAAATTGATTGGGGCCGAGGTAAGAGCCAAGAGAGTAAAGATAAAGTACGTTATGTATTTAAGAATGGTTCTGTCCTTGATAATTTAGCTGCGAGAGAAAGTACTCGTGGTCAGCGTCGTCATGGTGGTCTAATGGAAGAATGTGTAGGTATTGATGATTAGATTTTACGCGAAGTCATTATACCAGTTATGGCTATTCCTCGTAGAGCTAAGGATGGTACAACTCATGAAGAAGAAGCGGTAAATAAATCATAGATTTATATTACTACTGCTGGCTATAAAAATACTTATCCTTATGATAGATTAATTGGTTTATTAGTTCGTATGATTACATAGCCTGATAGATGTATGGTATTAGGTGGAACTTGGCGAACTCCTGTTGCTGTTGGATTACAACAGAAAACATTTATTACTGACCAAAAAAATGAAGGAACTTATAATGAAGCTTCTTTCGAACGTGAATATGAATCAATTTGGTCTGGTACTGTTGAAGACGCTTTCTTTAATGCAGAAATATTTAATAGAAATAGAATACTGAATTAGCCTGAATACGAAGCTTCTGGCCGTTCAAGTAAATTATCTTATTATATATTAAGTGTTGACGTAGGCCGTAAAGGATGCGATACTGTTGTTTGTGTATTTAAAGTAACGCCGCAACCGCATGGTGAGCCAATTAAAAGTTTAGTTAATATTTATACTATGAATGATACACACTTTGAAGATTAGGCTATTAAACTTAAAAAATTATATTATAAATATAAAGCTCGCAGAATTGTAATAGATGCTAATGGACTTGGTGTTGGTTTAGTAGATTTTATGGTTAAGCCATAGATTAATCCTGAAACTTCTGAAGTAATTCCTGATTTTGGAGTTTATGGTGGAACTCAGGATGATGCAGTTCAAGAATATAAAAAATATAAAACTAATAGTACAGAATTAGATGTTTTATATTTAATGAAAGCTAATGCACCAATTAATACTGAAGCCCATAGTATTACTTAGTCAGTATTAAATTCTGGTAAGATTAAATTTTTAATTGATGAACGAACTGCTAAATAGAAATTATTAACTACTAAAGTGGGCTAGAATATGACCACAGAAGCGCGATCTGATTATTTAAGACCATTCAGTTTAACTACTTCATTGCGTGAAGAGATTATGAATCTGCGTGAAGAAAATGAAGGTTTAAATATAATTTTAAAACAAGCTAATAAAAGTATTAAAAAAGATAAATTCTCTGCATTAGAGTATGGATTATATTATATAAAAAAAGTAGAAGAAGATAAAAAGAAGAAAAAATTCCGGGCTGCTGATTGGATGTTTATGAATTAAGCCGGGCAACTCTTATTATTCTTTTAAATTAATTTTTAAAAGAATAATAAGAGGAATTTATTTGTAGATAAGAAAGGAGACTTAATATATGGATGCCAGTCGTGCGGAGATTAAGATTAGAGAAATCTTAGAGGAAGCCGGCCTGAATTTTAAGATGGAATATATATTTCCAGATTTAAAAACACATAATGGTCGTCCTTTACGTTTTGATTTTGTCATATTTGATGATGATAATAATATTGATTTTTTAATTGAATATCAAGGGAAATAGCATTATGAAGCTAGTAATAAATTTGGCGGAAAACGTGGATTATATCAATAGCAATATAATGATAATCAAAAACGTAGATTCTGTGCTTTACATGATTTACATTTAATAGAAATTCCTTATACAGAAGAAAATTTAATTTCTTATGATTATATAATGCGAAAAGCTGGATATTAATTGAAAGAAGGTGAAGTATGGAATTAGAAAAGGAAGAATTAACCAGAAATGAATAGATACATAAAAAAGGTTTTGACATAACTGGAGGAGTACGTGAGTATTCTGCCGTTGGCCCAAATGAGTATAAGAAGATTAAAGTCGGGGTTAAGACATTAGATGATGCTGTCTTAAATCTTGGATCTTTTAGATGGGACACTTACGGTCGCCGTAGTGAAAAATATAGCCGTGAACGTATTTATACAAAACCTATGGTTATGGATGCTTTAATTCGTAATGATATTCAAGAACTGCGAAGAATATCACGTTTCTTTTTTAGAGTAAGTGGTATTTATCAAAGAGTATGTAATTATTTTGCAAATATGTATCGTTATGATTGGGCTATTGCTATTTAGTCTAATAATACTGATGGTTCTGCTGTTAAAGATATTAATGAAACAAAAGCAGTAAAAGATTTCTGGCGAATTTTAAATTATTTAGATAATTCTTATATTAAGAAAATTTGTGGCGATATGGCTCTTGAAGTTATCAAATGTGGAGCTTATTATGCCTATATTGTTCCCTCAAGTACTGGCTTAATTTTATAGCAACTTCCTATTGAGTATTGCCGTTCAAGATATTCAGTAGGTAATTTACCTGCTATTGAATTTGATATGAGATACTTTGATACTTTTGTGGATACTAATTACCGTAATAGAGTATTAAAATTATTCCCTGATGAATTTACAATAGGTTATCGTCTCTATAAAGCTGGTAAACTTTTACCTGATGTAGCTGGTGATAATACTGGTAGTTGGTATTTGTTAGATCCACAAAGCACTATTAAGTTTGCTCTAAATGGTACTAATGATATTCCATTATTTGTAAATGCTATTCCTGCGATTTTAGATTTGGATGCTGCACAAGATTTGGACCGCCGCAAACAAATGCAGAAATTGTTAAAAATTTTAGTTTAGAAATTACCGCTTGATAAAAATGGTGATTTGATTTTTGATATTGATGAAGCTCGTGATATCCATAATAATGCTGTTGAAATGCTTCGTAGAGCAGTAGGTGTTGATGTATTAACTACTTTTGCTGATGTAGATGCTATTGATACTTCTGACAAAAATACTTCTGCCACTACAGATGAATTAGAGCGTGTTGAACGAACTGTATATAATGCATTTGGCGTTTCACGCAATTTATTTAATACAGATGGTAATATCGCCTTAGAAAAGTCTATCTTAGATGATGAATCTACCATGCGTAATTTAATTTTGCAATTCAACATATTTTTTGATAGAATATTATCAGTCCTGAATGTTTAGAAAAAATATAATTATAAATTCTATATGTTAGAAACTACATAGTATAATTATAAAGATTTATCTAAAATGTATAAAGAGCAAACTTAGATTGGTTTCTCTAAAATGTTACCTTAGATTGCTCTTGGACAATCATAGAGTTTTATTCTTAATACAGCTCATTTTGAAAACGAAGTTTTACATTTAAGCGAAGTTATGATACCTCCTCTTATGAGTTCTACATTAAATGGTGAAGATATTTTGGGTAAAAAAGATTAGAATGGTTCTAACACTTCTCAAAATAAAACAAGTGGAAATGCCACTGTGAAAACAGAAACTAAAGAGGGTGGCCGACCAGAAAAAGCTAACGATGAAAAGAGCGAAAAAACAATTGCTAATCGTCAAGCTGCTGGTAAATAAGGAGGATTTATAGTGAGACATACAAGTGTTAAGTTAGATACTCCTGTTGAGTTTATTAATATCACTAAAATCAATCCTTTAATTTCTAAGTGTTAGATTAAGGTCTGCTATGTTAGTGATAAACCAAATCGCAATAGAAGTATTATAACAAAAGAAGTTGCTAAAGATTTAGCATAGAGTTTACCAGGTAGCCCTATTGTTGGTTATTACAATGAAGCTAATGGAGATTATGAAGAACATAACCGTGTAATTGATATTTCCAATGGTAAATTTGATGTAAAAGATACCACTGTTCCTTATGGTTTTGTAGATTTAGGGGCAAAAGTTTGGTTTTAGAAATTCTTAGATGATGGAAAAAACGAGCATGAATATTTAATGACTGAAGGCTATATCTGGACAGATATCTATCCAGAAAGTAAGCGCATTATTGAAAAAGGCAATAATCAATCTATGGAATTAGATGATGAAAAAATTAATGCGTATTGGTCGAAAGATAAGAATGGAATGCCCGAATTTTTTATTATAAATGAAGCAATAATTAAGAAACTTTGTATTCTTGGAGAAGATTGTGAACCTTGCTTCGAAGGAGCTAATATTACTGCACCTACGATGCATTTCTCATTTAGTGATAAATTTAATGAGCAATTATTCTCTATGATGAAAGATTTAAAAGAATTATTAGAAGGTAAAGGAGGAACAAAAGTGTTCACAAGATATAGTGTGGAGATTGGTGATTCCATTTGGACTTCTCTTTATTCTTACATTAAGGGCTTCGGAGCAGGTAATGCAATGATTGAAGAAGTTTGCGAAGACAATGGTAATTTATTTGCTATTGTCAAGGAAGATGATAAGTTCGTTCGTTTAGATTTTTCTATGGAGAATGATACTTTCACTCCTGGCGAAGTTTCTGAATTAACTGATTATTCTGTTTCTGATAATCCTCAATTCGATCCTGAAAAAGTCGCAGAATTTGCGAAGAAAAAAAAGGACGAAAAAGATAAAGACAATAAAGAGAATAATGATAATAATAAGGAAGATCCTTCTAAAGACCAGCCAAAAGATGGTGAAAAGAAGGACACTCCCGAAAATAAACCAACTGATACTTCTGATGAAGAAGAAGAACCAACTGAGGATGACGAAGAGAAAAAAAAGAAAAAGAAAGCTAAGTACTCTTTGGAAGATGTAGTTGAATATGGTTTATTAAAAGATGAGTATGCTGCACTTGAAACTAAATATAATGAATTAGTTGAAAAGAAAACACAGCTCGAACAAGAACTTGCTTCTTTAACTCAGTTCAAAACTGAGGCTGAAAGAGAAAAGAAGCAAGAAATGATTAATAGTTTCTATATGTTATCTGATGATGATAAGAAAGATGTTGTTGCTAATATTGATACATATTCATTAGATGATATTGAAGCAAAGCTTTCTATTATCTGTGTTCGCAATAAGGTCAATTTCGATACCAATGAAAAGAAAGAAAATGACCCACTTACATATAATATTAATAATGATGTAAATGACGATAGCATTCCTGCTTGGATTAAGGCAGTATAGGATGTTGCGAAAACTATGGAATAATAAATTTTTAAGGAGGAAAACCTAATGCTTTTAAAAGATATGCTTAAAGACCTAAGCGGCGTATCTGCTGTTAAGGGCGGCTACGTTGAATATGGCTATGGTCAGGTTGAGCCTAATCATTTAAGTGCTCAGCGCACTGGTCAGATTTACGCTCAATTACCTGCTAACAAAAATATCCAGCTTCTTGAAAATGGCCAGTTTGTTAAGTATGACTATGCTGCTGGTGACCTTGGTGAAGTTGATTTCACTGGCAAGGGCGAATGGATGTTAGTTTATAATGAAATTAAACTTTATCGTGAGGAACAAGCTGATTGCGAATTTGCTATGCGCAAAGACGATTATCAGGCTCGTTATTACAGCCCCTATGATGGCAAGCAGGAAATTGGTACACGTCAGGCTCGCTATTTAAACGGCAAGGATGCCGAAGGTAATACTTCTATGACTATTACAGATAGTCAGGGTGTACAACATACTTATGAGTATGATGATGTTACTGCTGGTCCTGATATTCGTGAACTCTTCTATGAAGAAGATCCTTTACATTTTGATGGTCCTTATGAGGCTCGTAGAATGCCTGCTGGCACTAATATGGTTCCTCGTGTTTTCAAGACCAATGTTGGTGATATTTTTACGACTAATACTATTGCCGAAGCTACTCTTGCAGTTGGCGATGTTTTAAGTCCTCGTGCTGCTGATGGTATGCTTTCTAAATCTGGTGATGGCTCTATCCAATGGTAGGTTGTCAAGGTTTATGAAATGCCTGATCATCAGAAGGGCGTTAAGATTATGCGAATCGCGTAAGAAAGGAGAGAAGAAAAATGTTAGATAGAAAAAATCTTGTTCAATTAATGAAGACTGTCGCTAAGGCTGATCCTTCTACTCCTACTGCTTACAGCTTTAATGGCGAAAGCCTTTCTTATGATGCTCTTAATGAAACTCTCCGCAGAGAATTAAATGAACTTGCTGGAACTTATTCTTTATATCGTGATAATAAGAACCTTATTTTCTCAATGATTGAGGAAACTATTGATGAAGTTCTTCCTAAGAAAGTTGAAGAGCAATATAATCAGTTTGCTGAAGTTAAGACGTTTAAACAGGGTGACAAGCCTATTTTCCGTAGAAAGTTCAGCAACAATACTCGTGCAAAGCAATTTATCACTCGTGTCGGCCTAGCTGGTATCTATGAAGTATTCAAGCTTGGTAAGACTGAAGAAAGTTTTGAAGTCCGTACAAGCGCTATCGGCGGAGCTACTCAAATTGGATTTGAGGAATTCCTTGATGGCCGTGTCGATTTTGGTGTTGTCACTCAGATCGTCATGGAAGGTATGGATGAACTTATCTATAAAGAAATTGCCGGTGCTTTAAAGGCTTCTGTTAACCAGTTACCTCCTGCTAACCGTTTAGTTGCTAATGGTTTTGATGAACCCGGCTTTGATAAGTTACTTATGATTGCTTCTGCTTATGGTACTCCTACTATTTATTGCACTTATGAATTTGCTGTTCGTATGATTCCGAAGGATGCTTGGCGTTATACTGAAGCTATGAAAAATGAGCTTTGGAATACTGGCCGTCTTGCTTCCTATAAGGGCTATAAAGTAGTTATTCTTGAACAGGGCTTTGAAGATGCTACTAATGAAAAGAAAGTCATTGACCCAGGTTATGCTTGGATTATTCCTACTGGTGCTGATAGTAAGCCTGTAAAGGTTGCTATGGAAGGCAATACCATTGTTGATGAATATACCAATTATGATCGTAGCCGTGAAATTCAGGTTTATAAGAAAGTCGGCGTTATTGCTATGTTAGCTAATAACATCTGCTGCTATTGTGATACTGAACTTCTTGGTGATATGAAGACATGGCATCTTGATGGCGTAACTGGTAAGGTCCGTGACTATGCTGGTCAGATTACTGGTTCTCATGATACTATTGATGGCGGTAATGAAGATAAGCCGTAATTGATATTAACTAAAAATTAATATATAATATTTTTAGGGGAGAATGGGGAAATCCCCTTCTCCCCTATTTTGTTTTATGAGTAAAAGGAGAATAAAAAAAATGAGTAAAAAAATTTTAATAGTTACTAATAGAAGTGCTGGAATGGTTGTTTATACCATTCCTGAAGAAGGTATCCGCAGAGAATTTACACCTGGAGAAACTAAGAAAATTCCTTTTGAGGAATTAGAGAAACTTGCCTATCTTAGCGGAGGCCGCACTTTGATGGAAAACTTCTTAAAGATTGTGGATACTGAAACTACAGAAGAATTAGGTATTCATACAGAACCTGAATATTATTTAGACGACGCTGGAGTTATTAAGCTTCTTACCGAAGGGACTCTTGATGAATTCCTTGACTGTCTTGATTTTGCTCCTATTGGAGTTATTGATATGATTAAGAGTTATGCTGTATCTCTTCCTATGAGTGATTACAATAAACGTAAAGCTCTTAAGGATAAAACTGGATTTGACCTTGATCGAGCCTTAGCTAATAAGGAAGCTGAAGCTGCAGATGATGAACAAATTACTCCAAAAGCTCCTGAACGTAGAGTAAAGACCGAAACTAAGCTCACAACGCCTCCTGGTCGTAGAACTGCTCCTCGGTATAACGTTGTAAAAGAAGGTTAATTATAAATAAGGAGGGTTTTATATGACATATTTTTATAAGATTTATGAACGCTTTTTAGGTAAAGTAACAGATGATATGTATTTAGAACTTACTCCTCATGATACATTTTTAGATTTACGTCAATTACTTGTTGATAGTATTCCTGGATTTGAATTTCCGCGTAAACGATTAGATTATGTTTTAGTTGATGAAGATGCTCCTGATTTTATAAAAGGGGAAATTGATGGCGGAAATATTGATATACCATTAGGCGGAGATTTATCTGAAGAAGTAGCTGGCAGTAACATTGATATAGATAATGCTTTTTAGGAGATATTTTCTGAAGAAAATACCTCCTATTTTAATGCCGATTTGGATGATGAAGAAATTAATATCTTGGCTTTGATTATGGTTGAAGCTTGGGTAGAACGTCAATTGGCATCTATTGAAGTAACAAGAATGAAATATTCTGGCACAGATTTTAAATTTACTTCATAGGCAAATCATATGTAGAAATTGTTATCATTGAGAACAGAAGTAAGACGTTAGGCCTTTCATATGCAGAGATTATATAAGCGTCGTAAAACTGATGATAATGGATATATTAAATCTAACTGGTCTGTTCTAAGGGAGGTAAGTGCCCTTGATGACTAAATATAATTTTAATATAGATAATGATTTAATTAATACTAATATTAATAGATTAACTAATTAGATATGGAAATTAATTCCTATGCGCGAAAATGAAGAAGATTGGTTATCTTAGTTAAATACTGTAATTATTGAATTAACTGGTCTTGGGGAAATTTTTAACGATAGTTAGTATTTAATTCTTTTAAGTAAATTAGAAGGATTAAAAAATATTGAAATTGAATTTCCTATTTATAGAAAGACAGTGTTTGAAGCTATTACTTTATTAAGGGGGCTTCACATTGAATAAAAATGAATATTTAGATGCAATGTATAACCGTATTCCAAAAGCCAATATGCTTACAAGATATTTATATGGCGATGGAGTAACAGGACAACAAGAACGAATGATAAGAGATAAACGTAAAACATTAAGTAGAGCTTTACTTTATTCTTATCAAGCTGCTTTGGTAAAAAAATTATATGATGATAAAGATACTATTGAACGTCGTGCATTAATTAATCCCGATAAAATAAAATAGGATTATGATGAAAAAATTATTTCAATTGGTTTTGAAAGTAATTTTAAAACTGGGGATATTTTTTAGTGGTTAGGTACAAATACTTATTGGTTAATTTATTTACAGGATTTAACTGAATTAGCTTATTTTCGTGGTAATATAAGACGTTGTTCTTATGAAATTGCCTGGGAAGATGAAAATAAAAATTATCATAAAACTTATGTTGCTTTGCGTGGTCCTGTTGAAACTAAAATTAATTATATTCAAAAGCATGAAATTAGTATAGATACCCCTAATCATTCTTTAAATATATTATTACCTTATAATGATGATAATGTAAAATTATGTTAGCGTTATAATAAATTTTATTTATAGAATGACCCTAATAAAACATGTTGGCGTATTGAAGCTACTGATTTGTATTCTACCCCTGGAATAATTGAAATTAACGCTGTCGAGTATTATTCTAATGAAACCGCTGATGATATTGATAATGGTATTGTCAATGGTTTAATATAGTCGGTTCAAGATCCTAATTCAGGTAAAGAGAATGGCATTATAGGTGATACTTTTATTAAGCCTAAAGTAGTATATGAATATAAATATGATGGAATTAACTCTGGCGAATGGACTTGGGATAAAAAATTACCATTAACAGTTAAAGTAAATGAAGAAACAAAGACTTTAAAATTACGATGGGAAACTACATATTGTGGTTAGTTTGATTTATTCTATGGGCCAGAATGTAAAACCATTGTAGTTGAATCTTTATTTTAAAGATGAAGGAGAAATCGGAGAATGAAAATTGATAATGTAAAAAATCCAGAGTCAGCATTTTTGGCCCAAGAGAAAGATATGAGAATTATAGTTGATCGTATGGCCGCGAATCAACGTTTGCGTAAATTACTTTATTATACTACTCCTGATGCGTTAAAAAAACCAGAAGTAAGTGATTAGAATTTCGCAAAAATGTTTGGCAAGAATATAAGGAATTTACCAAAATTATATATAGATAAAGATGTTTTAAATTATATCGTTATTAGTTTTGATAATTTTGCTCCTAATGGAGATAATCCTGAATTCAGAGATAATACTATTGAATTTGATATTATTTGTCATTATGATTAGTGGCAGTTAGCTGATTCATTTTAGTTAAGACCTTATAGAATTGCTGCTGAACTTGATAGTATGTTAGATAAAAAACATTTAACTGGAATTGGGCAACTTAATTTCGTCGGAGCATAGCAAATTATATTAACTGATGAATTTGCTGGACTTTGTTTATTATATGATACAATACACGGAGGAGAAGATAAAAAATATATGCCAAATCCTGCTGATGAACAAATGTTTATCGAGGATTATTTTAAAATGCCTAAAATGAACTAATGGATTATAAACTTAGTTTAATGTGCGGAACAGATTTACCTGTTCCAGAAATTCCATTGACTTTTCATTAGCCTAAGATAAAGGAAATAGCATTGATTGGCGAAAAAGAATTTTTTACTGGTGCTCAGTGTCTTTGTATTAATAAAAATAGTATAACAAATCAGGACAAGAATGATTTGGATACTACTACCAATTTTTAGATATTTATGATGGTAATGCTATAGAAAGATAATGTTAAACGGCGTAAAGCCGCGCAATAGGTTCTATCATTACTATTCCCAAATTCAAAGTCTACATTTACTCCTAGATCTATTGTTATTTAGTATAATGAGAGTGACATTTAGATTAATCTTGATGATGATAACTTTGAATTATTTTAGTCGGTAGCAAGACAAATTTTTTGTTTTGATACTAATAAAAATGGGCAAGATAACTATAATCCTGCTAATAAGAAAGCTCAAGAAATAGCTAATAAATTAATGAAAGGGCGTCAAAGAGTCGCTGAACTTAAAGGGGTTACCGATTCAAGCATTTTGAGCCAATACGTTTCTACATTGACTATTGGATTAGATTCAATGTCATTAGAAGATTGTATGAATTTAACATTGTATTAGTTATACGATTTAATAGAAAGATTTTCTCTTTACACTAATTGGGATATTGATGTAAAGAGTAGATTAGCAGGAGCTAAGTCAGATAAAAAACCTGACAATTGGATGAAAAACATTCATTAATTTTGTATAAATCGCTTTACTAATTTTTGTAGCGAGTTATATAAATAAAATTTAAATTTTATTAAGGAGGAAATAACCTATGAAATTTGGTGTTCGTGAGATATGCGATGTCGTATTAAAAGCTCGTGCTCCTATGAAGGTTGGTAATAAAGTTTTCTATGCGAACGAACCAGTTCTTTATTTTGATACATTAAAAACTTCTAGCCTTGAAGGTGCTTCTACGACCGTATATGCACAAGGCGGACGCGGCAATGCTCGTTTAGTAGCTTGGGATGGCGACCGTACTTTAACATTCACTATGGAAGATGCTCTTATTTCTGCTGAAGGTTTCATGATTCTTGCTGGAGCAGGTCTTATTGATGCTTCGAAGCAGAATACGATTAAACAGCATGTAACTGAAAAAACAACTGCTGTCGCTCTCTCTGAAGATAAAAAGAGTGTACAAATTTTTGTTAAGAACTTACCATATGAACAAGTTGATACTACTACTGGTGCGCATAAGGGTGAATTCTATATTTATGCTATGCGAGTTGACAATGATGAGCCAGTAACTGAACCTTATCTTCCTACAGTTATTCGTTAGACAGAGGCACCAACAAAACCTCAAAAGTTCTATTTTGATGAAACTGAAATGAAGTATAAGACCTGCACTGATGAAGAAGCTGATACTAAAGCCAAAGCTGGTACTTAGATTTATTATGGTCTTCAAATTAAGGAAATCACTTCTACTTACAAAATCGTCGATGAAACTGAAGCCGGGGCAGAACATAAGTTAGAACTCTTTGAAGGCTCTGTTGTTCTTCTTGATTATTATATTGAGAAAGCCAGCAAGACTCGTCAAATTGAAATTACTGCTGAATCTTTTGGTGGCAACTTCTATCTTGAAGCTTCTACTCTATTCCGTACTCAAGACGGCGTTGATCTTCCAGCAGAATTTATAATCCCTAACTGCAAGATTCAGTCTAACTTTACTTTCAGCATGGCCGCGACTGGCGATCCTGCGACTTTCACTTTCACGCTTGATGCTTTCCCAGGAACTACTCGTTTCAATCCTACTAAGAAAGTACTTGCTGCAATTCAGATCATTGAAGATATTGACAATGATAGTGTCTATCGTACTCAAACTATCCATGATCCGATGCACGACAGCTATTTTGATATTTAATTATGATTATTAGCTCTAATGCTCCACGGCCTATTAAAGCGTTTGAAGTAGAAAAAGTCGTAATTAAAAAGTCGAAAAAAGAAAATAAAATTTCTCAACAAAAAGAAAATAAAGCTCCTCTCACAGAGGATGAACTTATTGAAAAGATTATTAAAGGAGAGGGTTAATCCCTCTCCTTTTTTTATTTTGTGAAAAAGGAGAGAAAAAGATATGGCAAAATTAACAAATGCCTAGAAAAATTAGTTAGTTTATTATAAACAAAAGGGAGTTTCATATAAAAATGAAGTAAATACTCCTACTTATTTAAATAGTCTTTTGGAAACATATAGAGCAGCAGCTCGACCAAATGATATGATTACTAATAAAGAAGTTCAGGACGCTAAATTATTAGAAGAAGTTTTAAATGGAATTAAATAGATACAAAATAATTATAGTAAAAAAATGTCTTTCACTACCGAGTCTTTAGTAAAAATAGTTTAGGATTAGGCTTTAGCCGAATTATTTAATTAGTTATATATGGTAAATCCTAATTTATTTACTAATGGAGGATTGGTGAAAAAAGGAGCTAATAGTTCTGAACGTGGTGCTTTATTAGAAAATTTTATGAATGAATTTATTACTACTATTGACTATGCTTTTTAGAATATAGAAATGCCTTATGGTCCTTTACCTCAAACACATCGTTCTGGTCAGTTAGTTGATAGTATTAATATGAAAAATTTAATTATTAATGCTGGTGATGGAGCCATAGATAGTGCAACAAAAACTGCCATAAATTATTTCTCTAGGCTAGCTTATAAAATTGGGCAGGAAAAAAAAGATTCAGGTAATACTACAACAGAACGTCAAAAAAATAATTTAAAAGCTGTTACTATTTATACTCAAATTAAAGAAAATGGTAAAGTCGGTGCTATTTAGAGTAAATAGATAAAAGCTGATAATACAGGATTAAATTATAATATTTCAATAACAGCTACCGCAACAATGTTAGAACGAGTAGTTAATGCTTTATCATTAGCTACTTTTAGTGATAAAAACTATTTATCAAATAGTTTTATAGGTTTAGGCCATACTAATCCTTATCGTGTTTTTTTAACCGTAGCCGATGGAGATACAAGTTATAAGTTATATAGATATGCTCGTATGTTAAATTGTATGGCAAGGCATTCTAAAATGGCCGAGCATAATGATGTACCTAAAATGTTTTTTAGAATTAGAGCTATTTATGAATTAACAGGGGCTAAGCAAAGAGTTGGAGATACTAAGTATGCTTATTAGAATGTAATGGCAAATTTTATTAATGATATTGGTCGTACTAAATTTTTAGTTATTAATAATCCTAAAAAAGAAGGATTCTTAAAAGTTTTATCAACAGCTAAATTGGCAAAAGATATAGAAATGAATTTATATTTTAATAAAAAATAGGGATCTAAAAGTATTTTAGAAAATGATAAAAGAAGAATGTCCATGGAACAAGCTTTATATAGTCCTATTAGTATGAATTTTGAAAAAATTTTTGAGGATTAGTAAAATTTTTTTGACTTTGAAAAATTTTTTTGTTATAATATATTTGTAAGATAATGAAAATTAAAAAATTTACCTAGATAATTTTTTTAAAATATAATAAAGAAGGAGGCGAGGTAATGGCAAAATTGGCATTTTCCAAGCTTACACTTCAAAAAAACTCTTAGGTAAAAGAATGGAGTTTTAATGAGCAATCTATTGAAGTAAAGCAGTATTTGTCTATTAAGGAAAGAATGGATATTGCTTAGTTGGTCATTCAACAAGTCATTGATTTTAATAATGAATTTTTGAATGAATTTGCTTTCCATATGTATATGGATTTAGCAATAGTATTTAATTATACAAATTTATCTTTTACTGATAAGCAAAAAGAAGATTTGTATAAACTTTATGATTTACTTGTTGGATCAGGGTTTATGAAAGAATTGAAGAAGCAAGTAGATTGTAATCAAACTGATGATTTAGAAGTCTATACTTATGAAACACTTAATGGATATTATAAATATCATAATAGTATTTATGGAATTATGGATGCTATGAATCAGAATTATTCTAATTTAAACTTAGATGTTAATGAACTGCAAGATAAGATTTCTAATCCTGAGAGTCTATCTTTAGTAAAAGATATTTTAACCAAGATGGGTTAAAATATTATAATTAATTTCTAATTTAAATAGGAATATTAAAAGGCGAGAGGCTTTGTTCCTCTCGCCTTTTCTTTATATATATAGAAATTTATAATGAGAGAAAGGAGCTATTTTATGGCTAATAACAGTGCTAATTATAATGTTAATATGCGATTTACAGCTGATACAGGTCAAGCTAAATAGCAATTACGAGATTTACAAAGTTCATTAGATACTTTAATGAATTAGATAGCAACAAAAAATATTAAATTTTTTGATGTTAATGCCACTAAAAAAGAAATAGATGAAGCCTCGGCAGCAGTTTAGGAGTTAAAAATTGCTTTAGATTAGGCGACTAATGTTAATACTGGGCGTTTAGATTTATCAAAATTTTCAAAGAGTTTAAGCTAGAGTGGTTATACTCTTTAGGATTTTGCTACACACTTAGAGAATCTAGGCCCAACAGGTGATAAAGCATTTGTTGCATTAGCATAGTCTGTTATTAATGCTGAAGTTCCTTTAAAAAGAACTAACGCTATATTAGATAATTTTAAAAAGACATTAGCTAATACAGCCAAATGGCAAATTTCATCTAACTTAATGCATGGAGTATAGGGTTCTTTATAGAAAGCTTACTATTATGCAGAAGATTTAAATAGATCATTAAATGATATTCGTATAGTTACTGGATAGAGTAATGATTAGATGGCTGAGTTTGCTGAAAAAGCTAATAAGGCTGCTCAAGCATTAAGTACAACTACTACTAATTATACTAATGCTTCTTTAATTTATTATCAATAGGGTTTAAGTGATAAAGAAGTTGCTGATCGTACTGAAGTTACTATTAAAATGGCTAACGCCGCAGGCGAAAGTGCTTCTAAAGTATCTGATTAGTTAACTGCTGTTTGGAATAACTTCTATGATGGTAGCAAATCTCTTGAATATTATGCAGATGTAATGACTAAACTTGGTGCATATACTGCTTCTAGTACTGATGAAATTTCAGAAGGTATATAGAAATTCGCTTCTGTTGCTAATACTATTGGTCTTAGTTATGAATATGCTACATCTGCATTAGCTACATTAACTGCCAAAACACGTGAAAGTGCGAATACAGTAGGTAATAGCCTTAAAACCTTATTTGCACGTATTTAGGGTCTGACTCTTGGAGAAACTCTTGAAGATGGTACTGATTTAAATAAATATTCTAAAGCCCTTGAAAAAGTTGGTATTAGTATTAAAGATCAATAGGGTGAGTTAAAAGATATGAATACTATCCTTGATGAAATGATGAATAAGTGGGATAGTTTAAGTCGTGCTGAACAAGTGGCTCTTGCATAGACTGTTGGTGGTGTTCGTCAATACACTCAATTAGTTAATCTTATGGAGAATAAAGATTATTTTAAAGAGCTAGTTGGAGTGGCTAAAAATTCTGAAGGTACTTTACAAGAACAAGCTGATATTTATGCTGAAAGTTGGGAAGCTTCTAAAAAGCGAGTACAAGCTTCTCTTGAAGAAATTTATAAGCAATTAGTTAGTGATAAATTTTTTATCGGATTAAATGATACATTAAGTGATACATTAAATATTACAAGCAAATTGATTGATTCATTAGGCGGATTGCCTGGTGTATTAAGTGTTATTTCTACTTTAATGCTAAAAAGCTTCGGTCCTGATATTGTAAATAATATGCAGCGTATGGCTTCCAATTTGTTTATTGACAGCGGAGCTGCTGAAAATTAGGCTGCGGTTATGAAGCAGTAGATGATAAATGTTTTAAAGACCTTTACAACTTATGAAGAAAAACCTGATTTAACAAAATAGGGTTCAGTTGAATTAGAAACAACTACAATGGTTAAAGCTGCAGAGGCTTCTTATGATTTATAGCTAGCAAATAATTAGTTAAATGAAACAGATAAATTAAGATTATAGACATTATTAAAAATTTCTTAGGCTTATGGACAAATAGCTATAGAATCTAAAAAAAGCATAGAAGCTCAACAAACTTAGAGTAATAACAATTTACGTAATGCTCGCAATACAATTTTTGAAGATAATAATAAAAAATTTGGTGGAGATAAGGGCGTAATTTATTTTGACAATAACTTAAAAAAAGGCCAAAAGATTGTTGATAATTTTTATAATGATAAAACAATGCAAGATTTAGAGTCTTTAAAAATTAATTCAAATGGTTCTTTTAAAGATTTTATTTCTCAATTTGGTCAATTAGATTTAAATAATCAAAGATATAGTAAATTAAATTAGTTAATTCAATAGGGTAACAATTCTAATCTAAGTAATGGTGCTAAAGGTACTCTTAGAAAAGATATATTAGCTGAAGTTAATAATTTAAGAGACGTTAATCTTGAAATTGATAATTATGTTAATTAGAAAATTAAAGCAGAAAAATTAACAAAAGCTTAGTCTAATGCTTTAAGATAGTGTCTTACAGATTACGTAAATGAGAAAGAGGCTCTTTTGTAGAACAAAGGAGCGGTTGAAAAATATGAGAGTGCTATTGAAGCTTTTAACGCAGAATTAAAAGCTAGTCAAGGATCTATATATAGTTTTTCTCAAGGATTAGTTTCTAGTTTTTAGGGTATTTCTCAATTAGCTATTGGAATCAATAGTTTAAAAGGAATGTTTAATACTTTAAATAATAGCGAATTAGATTTTGGAGAAAAATTAACTTAGAGCATTACTTCGGCAAGTTTTGCTATTCCTTCTTTAATCAATGGAGTAAATTAGTTAGCTAGTGGATTAAAAGAAATTGGAACTAATTGGAAGGGACTAGGTACTAATATTTTATCAATAATGACTGGTTTAGGAGGGTCTTTATAGGGTTCTGACTTATAGGCAGCTTTAAAGACAAAGATAGAGAATAGCTCTGGATTTAGAGCTAAAATTATGCAAACTGGTCTTGATGCTTATACCGCCAAGCTTAAAGAATTGGGAGTAGCTGCTGGTTCTGCGGGAACTGCTGAATAGCAATTGGCAGCTAGTGGTGCAGCGACTCATGCAATGTTTACTAAATCTTTACTTGTTTTGGGTAAATATGCTTTAATAATTGGAGCAGTAGTTGCTGCCATTGCTGTATTGGTTAAAGTATATAATACAGCTTAGTCTTTTACTATAGAAGAACAAATTAAACGTTCTGAATAGGCTGTTGAGAGTTTTAAAAGTTAGTTAGAAGAAACAAAAAATAAAGCTGAATAGTTAAAATCAGTATTTGATAGTTATAGCTCTGTTAAATCTGCTTTAGATGAATGTACTGTTGGTACTAAAGAATGGCGTGCATAGTTAACTAAAGCTAATGAAGAAGCTCTTAATATTTTAAATACTTATCCTGAGCTAAAGAATATGGAAGGTGCTTGGGGCAAGAAAGATACTGGTGAAATTTGGATAGACCAAAGTGCTGTTGATAAATTATAGTCTATTTATGATAAATAGATTCTTCAATAGCAATATGCTTTAGCTAATGAACAAAGCAATTTAGAAGACTTAAATATTGAAAAAGCTAAATAGGACTTAATAAGTAATCTTTAGGGTGTTCTTAATATTTAGAGTGGCAGTACAACTGGAGGATTAACAAAAAATGGACAATATACTTCAGTAATGCCAGGTATAGCAGATTTAATTTTAAATAATTAGGAAAATTTATAGAATAAAAGTTAGGAAGAACAAGTTAGTATTATTGAATAGGCATTAAAGAATAATGGATTTGAAACTCTCAATAACAGTACGACTTTAAATGATTATGCCTAGAAAATTGCAGATAAATTTAATACTGATGATGTTCAAGCTGCTATATCTAATGTCTCAAAAGTAATACAAGCAAATACTGATGCTACATTATAGGTTACGAAAGAAGCTTCAGTCCAATAGGCTCTTGGATTAGATACTATGTCTACTGAAGATGCTAAAATAACTACTGCTTTGGTAGATGCTAATATTGAAGCTATAAAAAATAGTTTTTATAATGAGAATGGAACTATTAGTTGGGATGACGGAACTGGTAAGGACCGAGAAATAGGAACTCACGATGAAAATGCTGGTGGAGTTGGTAAAGGAGATCAAGCTTTACGTAATTTATGGGATGCTTATTTAGCAGCGATTAAAATAGATAAAAATGATAGTGAATATAAATTAGATTAGAAAAATTCTGTAATTGGTGAAGGTTAGAATAGATCATTCCAATTAGAAAATGGAAAAACTAAATCATTTTCAGAAGTTGCTACTGCGATAGCTACTATGTAGGCTATGGGAAAAGAACTTCAAACTACTTATGCTATGGCTCAAAAATTCTAGACTGGTATGAGCAATCAAGGAACTGTAGGCCAAGGTATTTTAGAATTTTTTGGCAATGATGGTGATTTAAGTAATTTTACTCAAGATTAGCTTAAATAGTTAAAAAAAGATATAGAAAAAGGTTTTGAAGATGAAGATTTACAGAACTTAATTGGATAGAGTTTATTTGGCGAAGATTTTAATTTATTAAAACCTGAATAGCAAGAAACCGTAAAATCATATATGTCTAATATGATGAAAGAATTAGGCGTAACCAGCGGTAAAGAATTAGGTGAAGCCATAGTAGAAGAAGCATCTCACTAGATTACTAACATTGAGGATATAAATAATAATAAAGCATTTAAATATATATTAGGGCTTGAAGATGAAGATGATATATCAGAAGCAATTGATGAATTTGAAGGATATAGTGTTTCATTAAAATCTCGTATTTCTTAGATTGCAGAAGATATATTTAAAGTGGCAGGTAAAAATGGAGTCGCCGCGTTTACTGAAGCGATTAATACCATAGGAAAAGATTTAACTTTTGATTAGTTAAATAAAATAGCTGATTTTGATTGGTCTTCTGGAACTTGGGAAGAATTTATTGATACCCTAGAAGATTTAGGTATTGTTGTGTCAGATGATGAAGGAGCTTGGAAAGGCTTCTATGATATGATGCAAGAAACTGCTAATAAATTGCCTATAGAAGATTTTACTACTTTTAGAGATTTGTTAATTGAAATTTTTAACTTGATGGGCCAAGAAGTCGGTAGTTCTATCACTCAAGAAAAATATGATAAGATCACTGAAGGTTTTAAAGCTGCTGGATTAAATCCTGAAGATTATTATGTTTAGACTGGTCTGGATACCTATGTAAAAGTTAAAGATTTTGATACTGCTGCTAAGAATGCATTAATTCAGGCTGGAGTAGATAGAGCTGAAGAATAGCATAACGTTGCAGAGGCTCATCAAGAAGCTTGGGGATCCGGTATAAAACAAGGTGGATATATTTTTAATGGACAAGAATATACTCAATTAGAGGCAATGCAAAAAGGTTTAACTGATGATTCTGGGGGATCCTTATTACAATAGGCTTTAGATATTTTTGGCAGTCCTGAAGAAATAGCAAAATTAGTTGGCACCGATGAAAGTGGTAATTATGATTTAGACTTCTATAAACGTTAGGATTCAGCTACTTAGGCTGCTATTATGCAAGGAATAATAGATGCTTATATGGCTAATATTGATGGATCATATAATGCTGATTTATTAAGAACTAATGCTTATACTGATGCTAATTCAGTAAAAGAAATGAATCAAATGACAGGTTTTAATTTAGGTGATGAGGCTAGCTAGCAAGGTTTAGTAAGTTGGGCTGCTAAAAATCAAGATATTGAAGGTAATACTGAAGCTTTAAATTAGTATAATTATGAAATGGAGTAGGCTGGAGATAATGCTAATGCCGCCCAAAAAGCTATTAATAATTTATATAATGCTTTACGTAATAATGAAATAAAAGAAGCTACCAAAGAAATTAGTGAATTAAAAACAAAATATAAAGAGCTGCGTGATGAAGGTGAAGATACTGCTGAAGTAGAAGCTGATTTAAAACAAAAAGTAAAAGATTTATTTAATTTTTCTGAATCAGATTATTAGATGAATCAACCATTAATAGAAAAATTTTTATGGGGTAATGATGATGAAGCAGCTTTAGCTGGTCAAGTCTTAGATATGTTTTCTCAAGTAGATAGTGCTTTAATCGAAAAAATAAATGAATCTGCGGGAAAATTAGATTTTTCAACATTATATACTGAAGCTCAATCTAAATTAACTGAAATAACTAATCTTTTATCTTAGAACGATGGATTTGTAGTTAATGGTAAAATTACAGCAGATGCTTCTTAGGCTTTAGCTGCCATAACTCCTATCAGTGGTTCTTTAGAAGAAATGTGCGGATGGATTAATGCTATGGGCCAAGTAGGCATTCATTTCACTACTGATTAGCTATAGCAATTATTAGAATGTTTTGCTCAAATGGCTGATATTATGGGCGGTAAAGACATTAGTGATCTTACATCTGATGACGCTGCCAAGTTAAGAGATTTAAAAAGTCAAATAGGTGATATAGTTTCTGTTGCTTCTGAAGGTTCTGTTGTTACTCAAGGTGATGGCAGCAAATATTTAACCACTGAAAACGGGAATAAAGGTGGTGGCGGAGGCGGTGGAGGTAAATCTACTAAATCTGCTAATGATATTGGTAAAGAAATTCAAGATGAAGTATTAAAAACAAAAGAAAAGAAACGTGATCGTCTTGAAGCTTTACGTGAGGGAGCTAATCCAGAAGATTCTGCTAAATATATCCAAGAAGAAATAAAATTATTAAAAGAAGAGCAAGATATTCTTGAAGATTAGATTAAATCTTGGAAAAAGTTATTAAAACTTAAAGTAGAAGAATTTAACAAAGAAAATCCAGAATTTGAAATAAAGCTTACTGATGATGGTGAAATTGCTAATGCTTCTGAGCTATGGGGTAAAGTTTGGGCTTAGTATCAAAAAAATCTTGAAGATGGCATGAGTGAAGAAGACCTGAATGAATGGTTTACTAAAATCAAAGATAGTCTTGATGGTCCTATGGGTATCCAATAGAACATTGATGAAAATGTCGCTCTTATCGCTCAGAAAGAAAAAGAAGCTGCTGAACTTGAACTCGAAGCCATTACAAAAGCTATTGATTGGAAAGTTAAATAGATTGATTATTAGATTAAACGTCTTAATTATTATCAAGAAAAACTTCTTAAATAGGCCCATGGTAATAAACAAACTATTGAAGCAATGCTTGAAGGATTTGCTTACCAAGAGCAAGAAATGTTATAGCTCTTTGATAAAGGTGCTACATTACGTTAGGGTATTGATTAGTTGAACGCCGCGAAAGCTAAGTATCCAGGTTATGAACAAATGTTTGATGAATAGATACTTGAATATCAAAGTGATTTAATTGATGTTAATGAAGCTATTCTAGATTTACGTAATGATATTGAAGATTTGGTTTAGAATGTTCTAGACTTGGCACTTGATGAAATTGATAAGTAGATAGAACGTCTTGATACTTATACATCGATGCTTGACCATCTTAATAATATTATTGATTTATCTGGTCGCTCAATGCTTGATATGGGATTAAAAACTTAGATTGGTGCTACTAAGGTAGAAACAATGTTAGGTAAAATGAAATCCTTAAAAGCACAAATGGATGGTTTGGCTAAAGCAACTAAAGAGGCTTAGGCCGCTCTCGCTGATCGTCAGGCTGATGGTGATACATCTTCTGTTAAATTCTGGGAGAATCAAGTTGAAGTATTAAAACAAGAAACTGAAAAAGCTTCTGATGAATTTTTAGCTTCTTGGGAAGAAACACTTGAAGCTGCTCAAGATTTATTTGAAATGCGTGTTGAAATGGCCGTTAATGTATTAAGTAATGCATTATCACCATTTGAAACTCTTGAAGATTTCCAAGACAAATACGAAAAAGCAAAAACTATCAATGAAGAATATCTTGATGATGCCGAACGCTTATATGAATTAAATAAATTAAATCGTTAGCTAAATTTATAGCTGGCTGATACTAATGACCTTTTAGCTAAACAAAAACTTAGAGACATTTAGCAAGAGATTCACGATCTTCAGGCCGATGGCGTCTAGATGAGCCAATATGATCTTGAGTATTTGTAGAAGAAATATGACTTACAACTTGCTGAAATAGCTCTTATGGAGCAACAAAATTCCAAAACTTCAATGCGTTTAGTGCGTGATGCCGCTGGTAACTGGACTTATGCTTATGATGCAGATGAAGAAAAAATTGAAGACGCCACATAGAAATATGAAGATGCGGTTCATGAATTAGGTAAGTTAAGTAAGGATTATATTAATGACGTAAGTGAATAGTTAATTTAGAATCAAATTGATTTTAAAGAAGCCCTACAAGATCTTGATAAAAACTCTGCGGATTATTCAAATTAGCTATTATCATTGCAAGAGTATTATGTTGAAAGACAAAGATATTTACTTGATGAATTAAATAAAGGTGTTGTAAATAGTGGATTAACATTCCATGATACTCTCTACGGCCAAATGACTGATTTGTATGATTATAATGATGCTTATATGTTATTTGTTAATAATTCTAATACTACAATTAGTGAATTACAAACCAATTATAAAGATTGGCAAAAAGTTGTTGAAGCAGCAATGAACGTTGCTGGTACATCTTGGGAAAACTTTGGTTCTGATATGGGCGGTACTCTTGATAGTCTTGAAGAACATATTCAAAAATTGTGTGATGAAATTGAAGAGCTTGTTAATGTATTAATGGGTTATATTTCTTAGTCTATTGGAATGGTTCTTGATTGGGAATAGAAATATTCTAAGCGGACTGATGAAGAGTTAGCTAAGAATGAATAGTATATTGATGGTAACTTTGGCAGTAGCGGCGGCGGAAGTGGTGCTAGAAATTTAGTTGGTGTTGATTTAAGTGCTATTGCTATTCGTATGAAGAATGGGGAAAGTACTGTTGTTGATAAAAATGGTAACGTTTGGACGAGTATTGATGATGTAGTTACAGCCCGTAATGAAAAATTAGATAATATGCGTAATGAGGGTCAAGAATTAAAGAATGATTCTAGCACTGATTATTGGACTAAAGACGAAATGAAATAGATTACTAGCGAAAAAGATGAAAAATGGTTAGATGATATTTTAAACGGAAATGGTGCTGCTTCTGGTGCTTATACTGGTAATTGGGCTAAAGGACAAGGCTTTGGACTTGATAATGGTAAAATTATTAAAGTCCATCCTAAAGAATTAATTCTTAACCAAAAAGATACTTCTAATATACTTCGTGCAGTTGATATTGTTCGTAATATGAATGATTGGGTTGATAAACAAGTGCAATCAATGATTAATTTTGGATAGATAAAGTTGGGTAATTTAATTGATAAAACTACTCCACCTGTTTATGAAACTTAGCCAATTAAGCAAGAAGTTACTATCCAAGCAGACTTCCCAGGAGTTACTGATCATTATGAAATTGAAGAAGCATTGTCTAATCTTAGTAATAATGCGGCTCAATATATAAGTGCAAATAAATCTAAATGAGGAGGATTAATTTCCTCCTCATTTTTGAGGAGAGAAAGGAGTTAATATGGCTTATAATAGAAAAGAAGAATATTTAGCTACTATAAAAAAGCCAAAAGAAATAACAGATACCTTATTAGAGACTATAGATTATATAGCACGGGCACGTGATGCTGAATTATCATTTGATAAAACTATAATTGCTGAAGTTATAAGTCTAAACGACGCCAGTACTGGAGAGTATTTTGTTGAATATCAAAAAGGCAAATTCCGTGCTTATGCCCCAGCTACATTAACTTATGTATATTCTAAAGGAACTAATGTATATGTAAAAGTACCAGGCGGTGATTTTACTTAGAAAAAAACTATTGAAGGCAAAGCATCTGCTACTTCTTATACAGAAGAAGAATATAGCGATTTATCTTAGCAAGTAGTTGAAATAAGTGAAATATATAGCAATGGTAATGAATATGGTATCTTAGCTTATGCCCCAGAACCTAAAAAGGAAGAAGAAGAAACTCCAAAAGATGATAAAGATAATTCATCAAATGATACAAAAGAAGGTACTGCAACTGATACTTAGGCTGAAGATAGTAAAGAACCGATAGAAGAGGAAGAAGATAAAAGTAAATATTATGAATAGGTAATTTATGAAAATGATAATCTCACTGAAGATGTAATTTTTACCAGTTTATTAACTACTTATCCTCGTATTATGATTTAGGCCGATTTTAGAACATAGTTTTATGGAACAATGATGGCTGGTAATTATGGATTAAAAATTGATTTTGTAGAAAAAGATACAGGTATTGTTTTTAGTCGTAGATTAGATATTATAAATTTCTCTGGTAGTATTTACGATTATGAAGTATTTTCACCATAGTATGTAATTTATGATTTAACTGGAATTAATTTAATTGGCATAAAAAAAATTACATTTTTTCAAGAAAGATTTTTAAGATATGATACTGTTTTTAACGGTAAAGGTGAGATAACTGCGGTTTATAATAAAGAACCTAATCTTTTTGTCAAAAATATAAAACTTAGTTTTGTTGATGTCCAAGATTCTACTAAAGATTTATATTATGTAGGTATTAGCGCGCCATAGGGTTTATCATTAATTCAAGATACCGATAAAATAAAATTAATAGGCGTTTTTTATTATGCTAATAAAAATATATTAGAAGAAAAAACTTGCAAATGTTATTGGTATAAATAGAATCCGGCAGTTCTATCTGGTAGTGAAAAATATGATTAGATAGGCGGCCCTGGGTGGGAATGTATTAATGATAGTTCTAATGTAAGATTTAATGAACTAACTATTTCGGGCAAAGATGTATATCAATAGATGCGATATAAATTAGTGGTAGTATATAATTCTAATGTTACTTTATATAAAGATGTTAGAGTAGTTAAATATTATAATGAACGATTTACTATAATTCCGCAATTTATTAGTGAAAATGAAGTTAAATTATCTATTGTAGATTCATTAGAAACTATTAATGAAGCTGATTGGTATGTTGATTTGATGGATGGATCATATTTACCTTTATCTACTGGAGTTAGTTAGATTGATGTAAGTTAGTTTTTAGAATATGGTAATGTAATATTTTATAGTGTTAGTAAATTAGATACTGGTGATTATGTACCTTGCGAATATAAATTAATTACTTATAAACAAGAATCGCCCGTGCGAGTAGTATTTAGTGGAACAGATACTTTTTAGTATGATGTTAATGGTAGTATTTCTTTAGATTAGGCTAATAAAGAAATAATTATTACTCCAACTATTAGCGTAGATAAGGAAAATATAGGAGTTAAAAGTGTTACTTGGTATTCACCTGATGGAGGAGAACTTTTAGAATATCCTACTACTAAAATTACTAATTCAATGCTTTCAAAGCTTTGGATAGATAAAACTAATAATGCTTTACATTATTATATTAAACCTAAATATGTAGATACTTATACTAATAATACCTTATCATTAAAAGTAATAACATTAGCTGATAAAGAATTTAAGTTTAATAAAAGTATTGTTTTTATTAAACCAGGTGACTCAACAGTTAGTGGTTTAGATTATCAATTAATTATTAAAGATTGTAATGTTGATGGCAGTGAACTCGATACTAAACCTATTAATAAAAAAAGTGGGTCTGGTTATGAACCGATTTATCTTATGCCAGAAGTAAGATATAATGGTAATAAAATAATAAATGGTTCTGCTTATTAGGATGCTGTTGGTAATGTCACAGATAAATATAAAATAACTGTTGAAGCAGATCCTATCAATTTAGATTGTGAAAAAGTAAATAAAGAAAAAAATGTATTTAAAATTTCAAATCCAGTTGAAGATTGTAAGGGTTAGTATTTTATAAAATTTAAAGTAACTATAGGGTTAGAGAATAAAGCTATTACAAATTAGACTTTATATTATTACAAGCCTATAATGGTTAGTACTAATTTTGTAGTTAATAGCATTGGTAATATTAATATACCTTCTAAAATTACTTATAATGAAAAGGGAACTCCTTCTTTAATAAATAAATAGATTTCTTTTATGTATAAATATGATGGTAAAAAATTTATTGATTTATTATAGGTTACTAATCCAGTGTCTCTTACTGATTATATAATTATAGTTAATTCTACTAATTCTGATAATGTAAAATAGCAATACCTTAGACCACAAGAAAATTATCCAGGTGCTTATTTTGCTAAATCCACTGACCAAGTAAAAACAGTTCCTATGGGTGCATTATAGATTTTTTTGCCAGATAATAAAGGTAGTTTATTTTATCCAATAGTAATGCTTAATAATAAAGATATTACTATTATAACAGATGAAGATAATGATGGTACTAATATACCCGTACTTGATGAAGATAATGTAGAATCTGAAAAGCCTCTTGATCCAGGGTTTTCTCATGGTAGGCCTTGGGCGCGAGATGAAGGTAAAACTTATGTAGGTTCTTTGTGGGAAAATAAACGTAGAAAATATACCTTGCCTATCGAAGATCCAGGAAAAGATTTAGAAATTTAGACATTAAGTTTAGAAGCTGAAGAAGAACCAGCGGAAGAATTAGATAGTTCAGGGTTTGTTTCAGGATTATATCAATATGATATAGATGGTATTCCTACCAATATTTTGCGTTCTGATGGAGTTGTAAAATTAGCAGGAGATGCTTTATGTTTTAATGTTGATGGTTCTATTTAGTTAAAAGAAGAAAGTGTGACTAATATTTTAACAGTAGCTAAATTGCTAAATGAGATAGCTACAAATGCTGATTTAAAACAATAGTTATCTGATTATATTGCTCCTAAAAATATAAAATTACGTGATTGGTATATTGAAGAATGATGGATTTTTATCCATCATTCTTTTTTTTTATTTGGACCAAAATAGTATGTTTACAATATATAATTTTTAAAAATAAATAGAAATAAGAGTTAAAGGAGGTCAATAAATGGCAGCGTCCACAATAAATATAAATAGAGTATATCCGCCTATTGTAGATAGTTCAATACCAGCATTTTTAGCAACTGCGGCCTCTATTAATATAAATTTTTCTTTACCTAAATCATTAAATTATGAGGATGTAAAGAATATCTCAATTAAATTTGTATAGCAATCCAATAATAAAAGTATAATTAATACTGATAAATATTGGGATGGTATTATTTATATGGAAAAGCCAACTACCTCTACTGATAATGAAATATATACAGTTACTGTAAATAGTTCAGATATTAAATTAGGAGATACAATAGGTTGGGTTTCTAATACTTATTATAAAATTTAGATACGTTTTGGCTATGGGAAAATAGATTATACAGATAAAATTTCATTTTTTAAATGGAAAAAATCTTAGACTGTAGCTGAAGCTTTTTCAGAATGGTCCAATATTATAATTACTAAAGCAATTGATGATCCAATTGTAGAAATATTAAATAATAAAGATACTTCTTCATTAGATGTAGGATTTATTTTAATATCAAGTAATAATATAGAAGTTAGCCGTTTCCCTAAATTTGAGGGAGGATATCAAAGCGATACTGAACCATTGGATAAATATCGTTTTAGATTATATGAAGGCAGTTTTAATTCAAAGAATCCTCCAAGTTCTGAGCCATATTTATAGAGTGATTGGCTATAGTATAATGGTGGAGGGAAAGATAAATATAGTGCTTTAGTCTCTTATAGTTTTAATAGACAATTAGATTAGACTGGAATAAAAATGTATTCATTGATTTTTGATGTTATTACAATGAATAATTATCAAAAATCTTCTGAATATTATAATTTTACTATTACTGAAAATTATTTAAAATAGTTATAGACTTTAGTATTTACAGTAAAAGATAATACTGAATCTACCATATTATTAAATAAAATAGCCGGAGCAAATCAAGTTGCTTTTTAGATGTATAAGGAATATTTTGGATTAAAAGGATAGGCTCCTAAATTTATTAAAGGTTATTATGATGATGCAGATGGGTATAATGCGGGAGATATAATTTATCAAACTGGTAATATTAATGAAGATAATATAGAAACTCATGTATTAAGTAAAATTACTAGAATAAAAGCAATTGAAGATTTTAGTCATAATTTGCGAGCTGATGAAAATGGCAGCTTAGAAATTTATATTAAAAATAATCCTTATGAAGTAAAAGAAAAAATAACTATTACTACTATTACTGGTGAAAAAGTAGAACGTGAAATAGATGTAGAAAAATATCAATCTCTTGATGGTACTTTTATTTTATCAAGAGCTTGTGAAACTGATAATTATACTCAATGGAAAGATATAGCTCAATTTGATTGGTATAATGAAACTAATTATGATGATAAGTTAACTTTATTATATGAAGATTTTACTGTTGAAAGTGGAGTTAAATATAAATATGCTTTATAGAAATAGAATGCTGTAGGATTAAGAAGTGCCCCTAAATATGAAAGTGATGATATTGATTCATCACCAGCGCATTGGTCTAATTTTTAGTATAGTTATATTTATAATAATGGTATTCAAGTTCGTTTAGATTTTGATTGCAAAATGAATAGTTATAAGCATACTACTTTATTCCAAAAGCAAGATAGCTTGAATTCTAAATATCCGATTATTTTGCGTAATGGATTGGCACATTATGCAGAATTTTAGTTAGGTGCAAAAATTTCTTTATTAAGTGATATTGATTCTTCTTTTTTAATGCGTAATGATGCTAAAGGTGGTTATTATCATAGTTGGTATGGAGATATAGTTATTTCAAAAGATAAATATATTAAAACTTTTGAACGTGATTTATAGAATCCATATAACAATGATTATAATATAAGACAATATAATATTCAAAATGCTTCTACATTTAATACTAATCCAACTAATGATAATATATATATGGAACGTATATATAGACATTGGGTAGAAGAATTTTTAAATGATGGTGGTTATAAATTATTTAAGTCACCAACTGAAGGAAATCATATAGTTACTTTAACTAATGTTACTTGGACTCCTCAAGCTTCTTTATATCGTATGATTTATGATTTTAATTCAACAGCTTATGAAGTAGCTGATTGTACCCCAGAAAATATTATCTTATATTAGATAAATCCATTAACTACTTTGTCTAATAATTCTAAATTAGCAATTTAGAATGCTAGTACAAAAACTAAAACAGTTATTGGGCAAGTAGCTCGAACATTTAATGGAAAATATGCACAGGAAATTACTAATAATAAATTATCTATAGTTGATAATAATAAATTTAATCTTACTTATGATAACATTTGTAACGCAATAAAACTTCAAGAAGAACAAGAAATAAGTGAAGATAGAAAATATCGAGTAAGAAGAATAAAAGCGATTTGGGTAGAATAGTATCCTAAACTAAATCTTAAAAATAAAATAGAATATTTAAAAAATAAAACTAGTTCAACTATGATAGGTCAGTTAACTAATGCAGTTGAATTATTAAGATGTGAATAGCTTTTATAGGAATATGAAAAAAATTAGACTAATATTATTACTATGATAATAAATGGTAAAGAAATTTCTATGATGCCCAGTCGTATTTATCATTTGGATGATGCCATTATTGATAGTATGTATTTAAAATTTACTCGCCCTATTTTAATTAATTATATAGTTGATTTAGAGGAAGAAGATTTCTTAGAAATGGTGACTGTTATTAAGCGTGAATTTGCACAATGGGGATAGCTTGGTGGAGTATTTACTGATACTCAAGATATTCTTGATAATTATTAGTTCTTTAGAAATGATGATACTTAGATAGTTAATGAAAAATATAATTATGGATTATATTCTACATTAAATTTAATGGATATAATAAAAGAAAAAGTACATACTTCTATTTTAAATAATTATAGTGATGAAAAACTTGAATCTACTTTTGATTTATTGTATAATGATATAAATGAATTTTTAAATAGAGTTAAAGATGATACAGAGTCTATTGAAGAATTATTAATAACTGGTACATAGTTATTAGAAAATTATAGACCTTTGTCTGGATTAACTTTAAATAAATAGACTGATGCTTGGATGAATGGTTCAGATCAATTAATTATATATAATTTTACTGGTATTGATAGTATCGAAATTGAAGCAGATGCTAATACAGATTTAGTTTTTTATAGAGAGTATGATCTTGATGCAACTACTGGTAATTATCATATTAGTTCTCCTGGCACTCATGTACGTATTGGACCTACTAATAAATTAATTTTAAATCCTTTGAAAGATGAGATTGTTAAAGTAGAATTTGTTAGACCTACTTATGCAATAGTTAATTATAAATCTGTTTTATCTTTGGAAGTTAAAAAAGGTAAGCAGAAAGAAAAAGATGAATCATAGGAGAAAACGGAATGAGAGAATATCTAAAAGATAGTGAGTTTTTAACTGCATTAGATGAAATGCGTATAAAAAAACATTATATCAAACTTACCATTTTATCTTTTATTGATGAAAAACCCATACGAGAAGTATAGGGTATAGCAACGGCAGGCTCTATTACAGTTAATGGGTCTGCCGCCTTGCGCCGCACGATTAGTCTAACAATTAGCGGTGTAGAAAATGAGAATGACATTAATAATATTGAAAATATTATTTCAATTAATAAAAAAGTAAAAGTAGAGGTAGGACTTGAGAATCCATTTGAAGATTATAAAACCTATGGAGATATTATTTGGTTTCCTCTTGGAACATTTGTAATTAATCAAGCTACTTCTTCTACTACAGCTTCTGCTGCAAATATTTCTATTTCAGGTAAGGATAAAATGTGTATGCTTGATGGTACTTGTGGAGGTACATTACCTTCAGCAGTTACCTTTCATGAGACACAATATGAAGATGAAAATGGAGATATTACAATTGAGCAAGTGCCTATATTTACGGTTATTAAAGAATGTGTAACACATTTTGGCAAAGAACCAGAGTAGAATGTTATAATTAATGATGTAGATATGACAGCTAAACTTAGTACAAAATATATGGGCCAAAATCCTATATGGTTTTCTAAAGATTATAAAAGTTTTGTAATTAGTGAAAATGCTCCTGAAGATGAAAATTTTTTATAGCATAAATTTATTTATGGACAAGACGTAGGATATCAAGAAACAGATTTTACTTATCCAGGAGAATTAGTATTTTCTGCGGGAGATACAGTAACTTCTGTCCTTGATAAAATTATTGAATCTTTAGGAAATTATGAATATTTTTATGATTTAGATGGTCATTTTGTATTTTAGTAGAAAAAGAATTATTTAAATTATTATTATACTCCTATTACAGAAATAAATGATACTTATTATATAAAAGCTTTTTCAGATAGTAAATATTATTATACTTTTGCAAATGCTAAAGATGCATTATCTTATTATAATAGTCCTAAATATGAAAATATAAAAAATGATTTTATTGTATGGGGCGATAAAACTAATAGTAATGGAGTTACTAAAACTATATAGTATCATTTAGCTATAGATGAAAAACCTCAAATTGATTTAGCTAATCAATATATGTGGGATGTAGTTCGAGGTAATGGTGACCATGCTTTTTATTTATTTGAGTATAAAAAAAGCAATTATAATTAGACACCTGATAAAAAAGCTTTAGAAATTATTTATTCTGTTAATCATGAAGAAATGGCGGATGAAGTAATTGAATCTAACATTAAAGAAGATATAATTGAAAATATTTTAAAGAATTATTCTTTTTACACTGGCGATTAGTTTATTTTATATTATAAAATAATATTTTTAAATTAGATAAGATATTATAAAATTACTTTATTAGATGGAGAAATTATAGGATTTCAATATCTTGAAGATTTAACTGATATTATTGACTTTACTCATTTAGCTCTTGGTGTTTATCCTAAAAAAGATGCTACTGATAGTTGGCCAAGTAATAATAATTCTTCTAATGAAAATAATAATAATAATAATAAAAATGACAATTATAAAGATGATAACACATTAGATCCGGGTTTTGGTATTCCTGCCTCTTGGTGGCGTAAAGGCCAAGGGACTGGAGATTTAGAAAATTACGGCATTATGCTAATATCTAATACAAAAGAATTAGATCCAGGTTTTATGGTACCAGAGCTAGGTTCTACAGTGTTAGATCCAGATTTTATGTTACCACCAGATCAAGAAAATAATGCAAATAAAAATAATAATTCTTCTAATGATAAGTCTGATGATAATAATAATAATACAACGATTAATGAATCTAAAGAATATTATTTAACTATAATAAAAAATATAGATAATAAAAATATTTTAGGCTATTATGATAGCGAAGGCTAGTGGATTTAGGTTTACGAATTAACTGAAGAACTTTCATTAAGAAATATAGAAAATTTTTTAAATACTATTAAAATTAATTATTATATTAAAATTATTAAAGATATAAATTTTGATGAAAAAAATAAGGATTATGATTTTAGTTTTATTGATTCTAATAATTTAATTTCTATAAATAATACTATTGTTGCTAGTTATAAATTAATTAGTTACAATGAATCTAAAAAGAAGACAGAATATAGTTATGTATTTCCTAATAATTATCCAGTAATAAAAAATAAAAATAATGAAACTGTTATTACTGAAGAAGAACACAACGATTTAGTTAAAAAATTATTAGAATATTATAAAACAAATAAAGATGATTTAACTTCAGATATTGAACTAATTTATAGTTATAAAAATATGGAAGAAATTCCTAAAGATGATTCATCTAAGCCAAATAAACCTGGCAATTCAGAAGATAATAATATACCTGGTCCTACTCCTAGAGATCCAAATTATGGAATTATGCCTTTAGATGTTTTAGATCCAGGTTTTACATTAAAACCCAATGAAGAGAATAATAATAAAGATAATACATCAAATGGAAATACATCGGGAGGAAGTAATTTATTGTTACCATTCTTAGATCCAGTAGATGGTAAAAAAGATTAGTTAAAAATCTTAGGTGATTAGGAAGATATAATAAAAAAAATTTTTATTTTGCGTGATGATGGTAATTATTCATTAAATGAAATTATTGAAGAAATTACTAAAGCTTATAATTCTAATATTCTTGATTTTTCTACTATTAATGATAATAATAAAATTAAAATTATTACATATACTCCTAAAGAACCTCCTTTTGATTATGAAGATAATTTTTATTTTACTTTAATTGGTACTCCTTGTAATGAATGGCGTGAAGAATTATTTAGACAAGCTTTATTAAATAATGAAAATGGCACTCAGAAAGGAGACTATGATGATGAATTATTAGCTAAAATAGATGGTGAATATCTGTGGCGTAAACAAATATTTAATCCTTAGAATGAAACTTGGCATGAAGAATGGCGGAATCAAATTGATTAGATTGAATCAAAAAATTCTTCTGAAAAAAATCAAAATGAAGAAATCATACCTGATACTTGGATTGGATGGAATCCTGCTATTTATCTTGATCCTAGCTTAATAACATATTGGTTAGATTTTATTGATGTAGATTAGTTAGTATCTAGATATTCAGTTAATAAAATAGGTCGGCGTACTAAAGCATTGACTAAAACTAATATGAGTCTTTTATATAAATTAGAAGTGCCTGATATCATATTTTTTGAAAATACTGGGGAAGCAGATTTAATTCAAAAGATAGAAGATTATACATTAAAAGGTTAGGCTTATTGTGCTTTAAAACCGGGGCAAATGAAATTATTTAGTTCTAGCGGAACAGGAAGTACGGCATTTGATTATATAAGAGAAATGTTATATTAGTATTTAATTTATAATTTAACTGTTACTATTAACTGTGCGCCAAGATATTATTTAGAACCTAATAATTTAATTTATATAAATGATAGAAAAAGTAATATACAAGGGGAATTTGTTATAACTCAATATACTCTTCCTTTAACTTATAATGGAAATATGTCGATTACAACAAATGAAGCTTTAACAAGAGTATAAGGAGGTAAATAATGGGAATTCAATTTAAACAAATTGTTTATAATTTAGAGGACTATGGTGGTTCTGGTGGATTAGTTTCTACTAAATAGGGAGATTTATCTGAATTAGTATATAGTGCTGTATATCAGAATAATTTAAATGATTCTACTGAAACTACTACCAATGATGAAACAGATTATGAAAATAAAAAAATAGATATTTTTGGAGTTAATATTTTAAAAGGCTTCAATAATGTAAAAAAAATAGGTATTTAGGCGCCCCCTGGTACTAAATTCACTTTTAATAAAGCAACTACGCAAGATACTGGAGAATGGATTATGGTTGGACGTACTGGTATTTATGAACTTAATGATGATATTGTAATTAATTATTTAAGATTTCAACGTCCTTAGAATTATATTGTAAATAAAGAATTAAGTCAATAGTTATAGGCTACTGGAACTGGAATAATGAAAGTGGCAAGAGATATATTTTTATAGAAAATTAATGAATTAGAAAAAACATTAGGTTAGGCTCCTGATCGCACTGAAGCTGGTTCAGAATATTGGACTGAATATAATAATGCTCATCAAAATTATATAACTTAGTATAAAAGTGGTTTAGGAATTTATTTAAAAGGTAAAGCAGGAGTATATGTACCTGATCCAACTATTGTAGATTTATATAATATAATTATAGACTTTACTTATGAAACATATGAAGGGGGAGACTAATAAATGTATAGCTTTTATGGGGGACAAAAAGGGCAAGACTTTAAAATAACACGAATATTTGCCAATCGTGCTATTGACATGGTTGGAGATTTAAAAGCAAGATGGACTTCTCCTGTAAATGTTGGAGATTATGTTTTTATTAATTATGGTGATCCATCTTATATGAATGAAGAAACCTCCAACTATAATATTAATCTTCAGATAGATTTAAAAGATAGCGGAAAATCATATACTAATTCATTGTGGTAGAAAATCTATGTAGATAGAAATTTAACAGTTTCTCCAGATTTTCCTTAGAATGATAATAATATTTATATTTTCTTAAATTTAGAAGAAGATAATAAAGAAGAATATGGAGAATCTCTTCATGAAGTATCTGATTTAGAAAGTGAAGAATGTTTTGGTTTTGGATATCGTTTAATTGCTTGCGTAACTGGCGTTACTCCTCGTATTCAAGTATTTCATTAGACTATAGATATTGAAGATGGAGATCCTTATGTTACTTTAGATTTAACCAATCCTGATACTCCTAAAATTAAATTTTATTTACAACGTGGATAGCGTATTGAAGAAGTATATAAAAATATAGTTGGCTCTTAGGAAGATCCAAATGTTTATTTTAAAACTGAAGGAACTTATTTTGATAAAAATGGAAATATTAAGACAGCAACATTAACTAGGCCTCAATTAACTTTTGATTTGCCTAAAGCTCCAACATTTTTTTCTGGTTCTTTATTTGGATTAGGACCATTATCTTATTTTCATAATATGGGTAATTATAAAACTTATGGATATCAAAATTATGATTATAAATATACAATTCGGGAAAATTAGGTTTCTATACTATCACGAATTTCGTATTATTTATTGCATATCCTAAAAGAAGATAAAATAATATATGATGAAAATGGGAATATTATTGATAATAAACATTTTTTCAATAATAATTTAAATGCAATATATACTTAGCCTGATGAAAGAGTTTTATTTAATCCTCAAAATAATTTAAAAATAACTAAATTATCTTAGCAATTATATACTTATTTAGTTGATAATTTTAAATTATAGCAAATTAAAAATGAGTTAAAATATGAATGGTACTGGATAGATTCAGAATATAATCCAAGTAGCCAATAGAATTTATTTTATTTATTTAATGATATGTATCCTAGATCTTTGATTTAGGTTGATCAAATAATATATTCTTTATTTAATATTTTATTAAAGTTAATAAATAATAATAAAAAAGATGACATTAGTTCTGTATATTATTTTGAAAATAGTAGTATAGCTAATTATTGTTTATCAATATTAGCTGAATATGCTACATTAGGAGATCATTTTTATGATATAACTAATAATGGCTATAAAGCTGATTTCTATATAAATGAGCCAACTGGGAAAATTTATAGCTTATATGAGATAACTTCTTCTTAGATTACTGGCATTTATTTAGGGGCTATTACAGCACCGGCTCCATTAGCTAAAACAGAATTAGTTGATTCTTTTATTAAAGATAAAGATAATAGTTACATTAAAAATTAGATTGTAGTTGAAAGTGGTATTTTAGAAGAAGATAATATTGGTACTTATTAGGAAATTTTTAATTTTTCCATTCCTAAATATCCTGATATATCAATAAAAACTATAAATGTTAAAAATGAATAGACTTATAAAGTATCTAATATAAAACCTATAAGTAAAAATATGGAACAAATCGATTTAGAAACTCCTTTGCCTATCCATATCCTTACTCCTAAAAATTCTGGATTAACTGTTTCTATAGATACAATTAATAATAATATTGAAAAAGTAATAGGTAATAAAGAGAGTTATATTGGTCCTATTCTTTCTAAAAATGATTTATTTATTAATATTACAGATAATTTAAGTGATTCTACACGTGGACATATTTTTTAGTATAAAAAAGATCCAGTCCAATCATTAGAAGATTAGGAGTTTTTATTTGATAATTGGGAAAAAATTGGTACTTTAACTGGTTTGCCTGGAATCCCATTAGCTAAAAAAATTATTAATATAACTGCTGTAGAACATTTATCAAATAATATTGTTTATGAAGGTTCTGAGGGCAATGGTAATAATGATTATATTTTTAATTACAATATTTTAAAAACATATTATGTAGATCATGTTAATGATGGATTAGAATTTATTATCAAACAAATATTAAATGGAACTAAATTAAATCAAGAAGCAATAAAAAATGCAGGTAGTAGCACTCCATAGTTAATAATTAATTTTGGAGATAATGCTGGGGCTAATTTGCCTGATTTAACAATTAATTCTGACAGTGGAGAAGTAATTCTTATTAATTTTTATAATCCTACATTAACTAGCAGTTATTGGGGACTTTATATTCAAAATAATTGGGATTTAATATCTGTTTCAGGTAACAGCCAGGATTCTATTATTTCAATACAATAGAATCCTTAGCAAGAAATTAGTAAAAAAACTGCTTATTCTAGTTGGTATTTAGATACTCAATATTTAAACAATAATTTAGTTTGGAATAAATGGATTGGAATTACTACAAAAAATCTTGTAGATACTTCAATATCTATTGATGGAATTTCAAAAACAAATATCCCAAAATTTACAGCTAAAGAAGGAGATAAAATAACAATTCATACACTTAGTAGGAATAAATCTACAACGGAAATAGGAGAAATAACTAGTAAAATTTTTTATAATAATACGTTGATGAAAGAATCTGCTAAATGTTAGGTTGCTCCGTCAGAAGGATTATGGGGATATGCTGAAGTAACTTATGAATTTAACTTAAAGAATGATATATCTATTAAAGTCATAAGTGAAAAATATCCAGATTCTTCTCCTTATGTTTTTGGGCAAAATGTTTATATTACAGATTATTTAGATTAAGGAGGAATTTTAAATGGATGCTCAATTAATTGCGCAAATATTTCAAATTTGTATTATTCCTTTACTTGGAATTTTAACGACATTCTTAGTTGCTTGGATTAAATCTAAAAAAGATGCTTTAAAGCAACAAACAGATAGCGAATTAGCTAAAAAATATTTAGATATGCTTGATAATACAATTACTGATTGTGTTATTGCAATGAATTAGACTTATGTTAATTCATTAAAACAGCAAGGAAAATTTGATGGCGAAGCGCAGAAAAAAGCATTTACTGATGTTTATAATAAAGTAATTGCTATTTTAGGTCAAGACGCTATCGAATATTTGAATTCTGCTGTTGGAGATCTCAATGAATATATTTCTTCTAAAATTGAGAAAGAAGTTAATTCAAATAAAATTACTCCAACAGAAACAAAATAATAAAATGGGAGAACCAATGCGGTTCTCCCATTTTTTTTATGCTTATTTATTATATTAAAATGCCCTAAATTTTTTCCCAAAAATTTTGACAAAATTGGGAAATTATTTGACAATATTTTTTATATAAGTATAGAAAGAATAAATAAGAAAGGATTTTAGTTATGAATTTATATCAAGGTTTTGGAAATAATCAAAGTTATTATCAACCACAAAGGACCAATACAATAATACCTCCGAGTTAGTAGCCATAGCCTGCTTTTATTGGACTAAAAGGTCGTCCAGTTTCTTCATTAGAAGAAGCAAGAGCTGCTGCTATTGATTTTGATGGTTCTGTATTTTTCTTTCCTGATTTGGCTAATAAAAGGATTTATACTAAGCAAATTAATTTAGATGGAACAGCATCTATGAATATGTATGAGTATAAAGAAGTCCCTACTGAAGCTTTTAATTCATCTAATTTTGTTACTCGTTAGGAATTTGATGAAACATTAAATGATATTAAAGGCGCATTAAATATGATTGCTTAGTAGACTTAGCAATAGAAACAATAGCCAAAAGTGGAAGAATAGCCTAAATAGCAAATTAATTTTTAAGGAGTAATAAGTTATGCAAATAAATCCTATGTAGATTATTCAAATGATAAAAGGTGGGTCTAATCCTCAATAGTTAATAATGTCATTTTTATAGCAATAGAATAATCCAATGGCAAATAATTTACTATAGATGGCATAGAATGGAAATATCAGTGGAATAGAACAGATAGCGCGTAATATATGCGCATAGAAAGGGTTAGACTTTGATAAAGAATTTAATTCCTTTAAGCAATAGCTTGGGATTAAATAATATTTTTATTAAAGGAGGACATTTATATGTTCAACACAAGTAATGGTTATAGTTTAGCTGATATTGCCGCAGCCACAGGCGGTAATGGATACCGTAATGGTGATGATGGTATGTGGGGTAATGGTGCATGGTGGATAATTATTCTCTTCCTTTTCTGCTTCAATGGCTGGGGCGGAAATGGCTGGGGTAACGGCGCCAATGGTTCTGGATATCAGGGAACTACAACAAGAGAAGAATTAACTTATGGCTTTGATGTAAGTGTTGAAAATGCCAGTCTTATTATAGAAAGGGTGGCTTGACTATGATGGAAAAATTATGTTAGATTAAAAATAGTTTAATAACTTTAGTTGAATAGCAAATGGCTAATCCTCAACAAGCAGATACCCATGAAATGGGAGAAGTTATTGATATGATTAAAGATTTGGCCGAAGCTTGTTATTATGGATCAATTGTAGATGCTATGTTAGAGAGCAAGGAAGAAGAAATTTATGGCATCGGTATGATGAAAGATCCTCGTAAACGCAAAAATCCATATCCTTATTATGTAAATAATGATTATTATGGAGATAAACATTATAATAAGGATTATGATGGTGGATATAATGGTTATAATTATACAGGCACAGGCGGAATGAATGATGATAGTAAAAAAATGGGCCATAGCCCAATGAAGCGTAAATCTTACATTGAAAGTAAGGAACTTCATATGGACTAGGCCCAATAGATGAGAGAGTTAGAAGATTATGCCCAAGTTCTAACTTCTGATCTTTTAGAAATGATTCAGGATGCTACTCCTGAAGAAAAACAATTATTACAAAGAAAGATAGCTACATTAGCTACAAAAATTGTATAAGAATAACAAATAAAGGGAAGCAATTGCTTCCCTTTATTTTTTTATTGTTGTGCATTATGGACAGGTAATTGGACCGCCCGGTCATAATAAGTTTTTGCTTGACCATTTCCGCCTAAGCCAGCGTAAACCTTATAAAATTCTACTAATTGTTCATATTCAGTGTTTGTCATAAATCCTTGCTGAATATAGGCTTTACACAATTGAGTTAATCTAAAACGATAAGAAGTTAAAATTAAATTCATATGTTTATTAGCGACAGTATTGCTTTCTAGTACATACTTTCGCAGTTCTTCAATTTCTTGGCGAATTGGTTCAATATGAGTTTCAATTGTGGTGTCTAAAGTATTATTTTCTTTTTCTTCAACTAGCTTTTTATAAGTTTTCATTTTACCATAAAGACATTTACAGAAGGCTAAGGCGCCTGCAGAAATTAGTCCAAAAATAATTTCAAGCAGATGTGTTGTAATAAATTCTAACATTTATATAATCCTCCCGACATGAATTTGTCGCTCTTTCTTATTATAAATGAAAGAAAGAATTATATAATTGTATAAAATTGCCCGTCATTCCCAATTTAATTCATCCTACTATGCTTTAAAATATGCAGTATATAAACATATAGCATCACAGACATCATCATTGGCGTCGATACCATACGTATCTTTTACATATTTTATATCAAGAGGTTTAAGGTTTTCACGTTTAATGCCGCGGCCTGTTTTAATTCCTAAATTTTTTCGCCATTCACTAGCTTGCATAAATTCTATGCTTTTGGAATTTATATTATCATTTACACTATGAGCGCCAAGGACTATAGATCCTTGAAGCCACATAAGTAATCGAGCAGTATCTGAATAACCATAAGCTTCTGGATGAACATCTTCAGCAATTAATTTTTCTATATTATATTGTTTTACTAATTCTATAATTCCACTTTGTATCTTTTGAATACGACTTATATTGTTAGAAGAAGATGCAGTAAGTAAACCATAAGTAATTAACTTACCTTTATCGTCTGATATAGCATATCCAGTAGATTTAGTGGATAAGTCTAAAAATAAAAAATTCATATAAATCTCCTCCTATTATAGAAGGAGATTATTATTTATTGATTAATTATTAACGTCCTTACTGGTTGAACCAAATCCACCAATTCTTGTGCCTTCAGCCTTATCATCATCTGTAATAAGGTAGTTTCGAATAACGCCCTGACCGATAATATCTCCTTTGGCAATTTCAATATCAAAAGGAGAAAGATTAATTAATTGGAAATAAATATGTCCTTCATTATCAGGATTGTTATAATAATCAGCATCAATAATGCCAACTCCATTAGCAAGGATAATCCAATGTTTTAAAGGTAAAGAAGAACGAACAGATAACTCAAGAAATTGACCATCTTCCATATGACATTTCATTCCAGTAGGAATAAGTGTAGGTTTTAGTTTAAGCTCTTTAGTAATTTTAGCCATATCATTTAATGAAATAATATTATTAGTGGCTGCACCATTTTTAAAAGCTTCTACGATATGCGTATATGAAGGAATTACAACATCTTCAGCAGATGCAAAGTCATAACCTGCACTATATTTCGTTTTTCGTTCTGGCATTGGTAAATTCCAATCATTATATTTACTTACCTTTTCAAAATAAATACTCATTAGTTAATTGTAGTCTCCCCATCAAAATTAGTTCTGGTTGTATAACAAAGTGAAATATGATCTGTCGGTTCTTTTTCATCATTAAATTTTTTTACAAGAGTTACTTGATACCATTCATCAACAATCTCGCCCTTCTATTTGCGTTCTTTCTTTGTAGAAGAATATTTAGCTAAATCATATTCTCTATCTTGCTTGGCATTATTAATAAGTTCAGCCGCTTCTTTTTCTGTATCTACTCTATATACTTCAGTGGTATTAATTAAATATTCAAACATAGTTTCTCCTATTAATTTACATAAATTTTAATATTGTTATTACTATATTTAGTAATTAAAGAGTTTTCAATAGTTTCTTTAAGTCCTTCGCCATAAGTCTAATTGCCATAAAGATGAATATCACTATCTTTATATTGTTCTGATAATTTAGTTAAAGTATCGCTAAGGTTATCAAGACGGCAAGTACAAACCATAATAGGCTTTTTATCATTTGGACCTTGATAATAAATAATTTGTGTTGTATTAAATAAATCAAAATAAGTAAATAACATAATTATCTCCCTATCACTGGAACAATGCCAGCATCATAATCAAATAAATGATAGCAATGAGTTTCATCATTATTTGTAATCCAAATTTCAATTGCCCCAGAACCACTATCATTAATATCTTTAATTTGACCTAAGTTCTTAATAATATCATAAACGGCGGAACTCATATTAAGATAAGGATCATCATTGCTTAAACTATTAGTTTCAAATACTGTATAATAATTTAATTCATTACATAAAAGCATAAAATATTTATTATTACTTTCTTGAACATATTTATCAATGACTTCTAATTTTTTATCTATTTCTTCTGGAGTAAGTTCTTTCATTTGGCCAATTACGCATTTATTTAATTCATAATTGCTCATTTTAAAATCAACACCATCAGTTAGAACATTCCATTCAGTGCCAGACCAAACATAATTATGAGTATCAGTTGTATTATAAAATACATCTCCTACTCGTGGTTCTTTCTATATTGCTTCTTCTAAAGTGGCAATTTTTCCTCTATATCTCATTTATTAATCTCCTTTAAATTTATGATATTTTGATTTTTACTACCTCTCATTGAGAGTGTAATATCTCTTTGAGACTGAATATATGGACCGTCAATTAATACATCAGCTTTTTTGAGAATTTCTTGAAGCTTACCATTAGTAATTTGCTTAATTAAATCGTCATAATAATATCCAGTCCAAATATAAATTTTAGTATTAGGAAGCTTTTCTTTAATTGTATTAATAAGAAGTAGAGTAAGTAATTGATTTTGTTCACATAATGGTTCGCCACCCATTATACAAAAATCTCTATGAATGCCATTTGCTTGAAGAGCTTGGAATATTTCTCCAAAAGTATCATTAGTAAATTCTTTACCTTTCTCAAAATCCCAAGTTTCAGGATTGTGGCATCCTGGACAATGATGTGGGCAACCTTGGGTGAAAAAGGAGACACATACTCCCGGAGCTGCGGCAATATCATTTTTTATAATTCCTGCGTATTTCATTCTATAACCTCCCAAGAGCAACAATATAAATCACAACAAGGAATAATTACTTGTTCTAATATTTCTTTATTATCATAATCTTTAGATATTTTTACTTTATTAAATCTATAGCCTCTAGTATCCTAGGTTATAGGTAACCATATCCATCGCTCATTATTTTCTTGCCATTCTATACGAGTTTTTGATATTCTGATTGGTATAATATTATTTTTATTCAAATAATCATAGACTTCTTGTGAATTATTCGTTATATAAGCACAGCACACTATCTAATTAGAACAAGGATATTTTCTTCCTTCTTCCTAATTAAAATAGTTGGCTAAGTCATAAATTGAACGTATCATTCCATCTACCCCGTATGCTTTACTCGTGCTTCTACTTCTTTCTATTTGCCATAGTTAAAAGCAGTTTTATAATTTCCAGTTAAGTAGCCGGTTACACGACGTAGCTATTGAATATTAGTACTGCCACATTCAGGGCACTTATCATTAAATTCATCACAATATCCGCAGTCAAGGCAAGTATCATTAGGCACATTTACTGCAAAATAAGGAATATCCTTATCCATTGCATAATTAACAATTTGTTCAAGAGCATCAATATTATGCTTTACAGTAGAGTCTAATTCTACATAGGTAATACATCCAGCAGAAGAATAACCAGTCAATTGGCTCTCAATGTCAATCTTATCAAAAGGTGACATTTTTTTCCAAACGGGAACATGAATACTGTTAGTAAAAAATTCTTTATCAGAGACATTAGGGATAATACCATATTTCTCTTTGAATTTAGTCATTGCCGTATAGCATAAATTTTCAGCAGGAGTGTAATAAACTCCAAAATTAAGTTTAAATTGTTCTTTTGCTTTTGCACAGTAATCTTTAAACATTTGTTCAATTCGTTTCGCTAATTCCATACCTTCTTTAGTTGTATGGTCTTTACCAATAAGAATCTAAAGAGTTTCTGCTAAACCAATTTGTCCAATGGCTAATGTGCCATGTTTAAGGGCACTTCTAATTCCTTCTTCTGGAATATAGCCAGCCATTAAATTATTTTCATACATAAATTTAGCAGACTTAGGATCTTGAGAGCAAATCCAATCAAAACGCTCCATTAATTGAATGCGAGCTTCATTAATTTTTCTATTTAATAAAGCCATAAATACTGGAATAATATCTTCTTCTTGCCCTTCTTCTTCGCATTCTTTTTTAGCAATCATAGCTAAAGTAGGAAGAATAATAGTTACTGGACAAATATTACCACGGCCATCTTTTAACTAACCGAAACCGTTAATATCGTATCCATTGGCTGTTCTGCATCCCATTGTAGAAAAATAGGTGCGGGGGTCATTGATGTCATATCCAGCGTTCCCTGACCAATCAACATTTGCATAGTTGGGATATAATCTTTGGGCGGTGGACTATAGTGCGAGTTTAAACAAATCGTAATTTGGGTCACCTGGTTCACGGTTAACTCCTTTCATGCATTGGAAAATACCACAAGGGAAAATAGATGTTTTATGTAATTTGCCAATACCTTCAATAGATACATCTAAAAGTGCTTTAGTAATCATTCTTCCTTCTGGAAGAGTACAAGTACCATAATTAATAGATGTGAAAGGTAATTGATTACCAGAACGTGATTGTAATGTGTTAAGATTATGATACATACCTTCAACTGCTTGATGAACTTCTTTTAAAGTCATATCCATAGCATATTGATGTACTTTATCAAAATCTCCAACATCATCTATTTTATTTGAGTATGCAGAATAATCATTGATTGGAATATCTATAATTCTTTTATAGCTGTCGCTATCTTCTAAATAATTATTTAAATTCCAATTACAATTGCATAAATATTTCATACCATCACGATAATGTTTATAAAAAGATTTACGAACGTAAGGAACCATAGTCCAATCAAGATGAGTAGCACTAACGCCGCCAAACTGAGAAAGACTTTGAATTTGGAAAATAACAGCTACTAATTGAAAAGCTGTATTTACTGAACCTGCCGGACGCACATCAGTTTGACGTGTATTAAATCCTTTAGCAAGTAAATCATCAAAAGGTACACTTAAACAATTATGAGAACCAACATAATAAGCATCTAAATCATGAGTATAAATTATATTTTCTAAATGATTTTTGCGTGTCATAGGAGATACAATATAATCTAAAGCTAATTGTTTCGTTACAACACTACTGGCTTCACCAATGCGGCCACCGAATGATGCTTCATCTACATTAGCATTTTGATTTTTAATATCTTTACCATCTAATTTTTTTCTAATAGCTTGAATAAAATCATCTTTTTTCTATCGAGCTACTTCTTTTTTATATCTATATCTAATATAAGCACGAGCAACATCACGTCGTTCTGACTACATTAAATAATCTTCAATTATATCTTGGATATCTTCTACTTCAATACTACCATCTGGACATTTATTTATCCAAGATTCAATATCATTGGCAATATCAGTAGCTGTATCATTTTCATATAACTATCCATCGACTTCTATAAATGCCTTATTTATAGCATTAATTATTTTATTTTTATCAAATAATACAACTGTACCATCACGTTTAATTATATACATTTTAACCTCCGCACTAAATATAGTATAAATTTTTGAACTTATACTATATTTAGTGTTTATTATTAATTCATTATCTACTTTGGGTTAAGATTTAGTACCAAAACCAATCATAATCTGTAATTATATCACAGCATTTTAATCTATCTCTTTCCGTTTCATTAAATAAAATTTGCATATTATCAAAATTTATATTTTTAAAGTCTTCTTCATCAGCAGAATAACGTCTAATAATTTCTTTGACATTAGGGTATTCTTCTCTATTTAATTGACGAAGGAAACGTTGTTTATCAGAAGCATGAATATAATATATTCGTAAATCAATTTCTGAAAAATTGATTAATGATCTAATCCCAGAAGGATTAAAAATACCTATATTAATTTTATCATCAGCTAAACATTTAATACCAGTTCCATACCACCAATTATTAAATTGAACATATTCAAGCATTTGATTATTATTTATCATTTGCTTAAAATTTTCTTCAGATATAAAATGATATTCTTTTCCTTCTGTCTCTCCTTCACGCATTGGACGAGTTGTATAAGAAACAACAATATTCATAGGTAGTTCATAAGCTTTTACTACATCTTTTAAAATAGTATCTTTGCCTGAACCGGCTTTACCTATGAGTGCGACTAATTGATATTTTTTATTATTCATTTATTATTCCTTCTATTAAAAGACTAAAAACAATATTTACCATTACAACAATTATAAGAACACGATCCTAAAAACTATGTTAAAAGGCATAAGATATCTGGAGTATCTACCATCCAATAATCATTTCCATTTAACTCTCTTATAATTACTCTAAGATAAGGAGTCTATTCAAATTTAATTAAAATTGTTCCTCTAATTTCAATATGTTGATGGGTTTTTAACAAATCCTATAATTCATCATAATCAATTTTATTCTTCATCTTCTGCTACTCCTTGATATCGTTCACTTCTTAAAATTAAATCTCCATTTGATTGAATAGTGTCAATATGATAAAGTTGATGACCAGGAGTTGAGGCGTACTTTTTAGCAATAAAATCATCGCCTGAGCGAATACCCTGAACCACAATCATATTACCGCGATTAAACCAAGATTTTTCAATAATTTTTTTAGTTCCATCAGGTTGTTTTTGAGAAATTTGTTTATCGAATAATGTAAAATATTCTTTTCTGAATTTTACATTTACTACTCCTGTCGGAGTAAGAATTGTTACAATACTTTTATTTTTATTTTTAGCAATACAAGTACCACATAATTTAGATAAATAATAAATATTTATTGTTTTTCCAGCTTTAACAAAACTTCTCTCTACTACTGGATCTTCAGGTAAACTGTAAAAATCAGCAAACCCATATTTACTTTGATTAACTTGAGCCAATTCATGTTCATGATAATAGAAGCATAATACTTCCATTTCCCAAGCTGAATAATTTACTTTAGGACAATATTTTTTCCAATCGTCTTTAAATATAATTTCATTTAATTTATTTAAAATTTCTTCTTTATTATCAGCAATCTGTTTACGATAAACATCCATCCAGCCTTGATAAACTTTATCATTCCAATCTTTAATATTTAAATAAAAGTTAGAATCTTTACTTTGAATTAAATCATCTTTATCAATTTTTTGCAAGAAATCAATAGCTCTATCATCCAATTTGTAATAAACTTTATCATATTTACAAATTTGTTTTAAATAACGAGTAAATTCATAAATGTGTAAAGCCTGCTGCCGTTCAAGAGTATCCGCAGGAAGAAGATTGAATTTCATTAAAGTAGCTAAATTTTGAAGATTAAGATTTTTCTTTTTATCACAAGTTTCCCAAATATACCAGACCATACAAAGTTTTCTATCCATCATATGATCAAATGCTCCACCTTTAATAAGTGAAATCATTGCTTGCTTATTAGGATTAACTTTATTTAAAAAATCTCTTGGGGATTTATAAGGTCTATTTTCAATAATAGTTTTAACTACATCATCACCAACATTTAGCATACCTTTTAAGCCAAACAGGATTTGATTATTTTCAACATCAGGAATAAAACTAAATTCTGATTTATTAATATCAGCAAGACTTACTTGAATACCAGCTTTACGAATGTCTCCAATAGCCTTAGCAATCTTTCCATAATCAGTAGAATTAGTTTTTCTTACTTTTGATTTTTTATCTGGCAAATCTTCAAAAGTAACACCATTGGCTAAATCATCTGCTTCAGGATCATAAATATCTACGATTTCTTCTTCGCTATTATCTTCTAAAGAACCGCTATTAACAATCAAACAAGCACAATTCCAATAGATAGGATTATAATGAATAACAAAATAAATCATTTGAATAGCTACGAAACTATAAGGTAGACTATGATTTAATGAAAACGCATATCCTAATTGTGGTGCTACTGCTGTTTCCCAAAAATATTCTGCATCATTTTTATTATCAAAACGACTAAATACTTGTTCTTTTAATTGAGGAATTTTAGCCATTTGTTTTTTAGCAACAACTTTACGGGCGGAATTTGCTTCTCCCAATGTAAAATGTGCTATGTCCATAAGGATTTCCATCATTTGCTCTTGCAAAGGGCAACAACCATAATATTTATCGCAATGCTTATGGAATTTATCAATAAGTTCTTGCGGCAAATGATGTTGTTTCATTTCTTGATCAAATGCTTGGATACCTTGATGCTGAATACGATAAAATCTATCTTGCTGTGATTCTTTACCCTTTTCAGACATAAGACGCATCATAGCATTAGCCGCAGTCATTTCCATAGGATCTTGCGGTTTTAATTTTTTAGCAATAGCTAATCCTACACCAGTAGAAAACTGAAAACAGTCTAATACATCTCCAGTTGCAAGATGATCCCAAATTTTTTGATCAGTTGTATCTATTACTTCTGGATGAATATATTGATTATAAAAATCTCTTAAAGATAAGTCAGGAATTTCTTTTGCCTTTAATAATAATTCATAACAAGTAATAATTTTATCAGAAGCTTCAGTAACAAGGAAATCATATTTTGTATCACCTGCTGCTTCAGCTTGATGTAAATCCCAACAAGTAATTAAACTGCCACTAGGCGTTCTCATAAATGCCGCTGTATCATATGGATCATCGCCATAAAGAATAACACCAGAAGCATGAGAAGAACGTTTATTAACGATACCACCAATGTAAATAATTATATCAAGAAGCCCTGGATATTCATTTACTTTATTAACAAATGTTTTAACAGGCTTTCTATCTTTTTCTTCATTACCATAAATAACATCATTAATTTCCCATAAGAATCCACGTTCTTGTGGAATAAGAGAGGACATATATTGAGCTTCATCTACATTAATACCATTTGGATATTTATCAGACCTATAACCTCTACAAGCCGTAAGAATAGCAGATTTAGTAGTTTCAGTACCAAATGTAGCTACCTGAATTAATCCTAATTCTCCACGCTCTTTACGAATAGCTTCAAAAATCGCTGGACGTTTTGAAGGAGCCAAATCAATATCAATATCAGGCAATTCAGCTCTCTCTTTATTCAAGAATCTCCAATATGGTAGACCCCATCGAATTGGATCCAATTGGGTTATTCCCAATAGATAGTTAGATAAGAAACCTGTGGCCGAACCACGTCCAGGACCTACGATAGAACCACAATCCCAAAATAAGTCAATATAATGTTTAAAAGTATTAAAATAAGCAAAAAGGCAATCATCCAATTTTTCGCCAATATCTTTTATAATATCAGCTTCAATTTCAAGACGATCTAAATAAATGTTTAATTTATCATCTGAAATGCTTTTGTTATACATTTTTTCTAATAAAGATATATAACACTCATTAACCCAATATCTTTCTTGCGGATTATCACTCATTAATAAACTACATAAAATAGGATATTTTTCTGTACGTTCGAACCAGCCAGTTAATGATTGAGGATAATCTAATACTTCTACTTTTGGAATTATTTGTTTTCTCTCAAGAGAAAAATCTTCAATTTTATTTTGAATTTCAAGAGTATTATTTAAAATTTCTTTAGCTATTTCTTCTGGCTGCTCTTCAATATCTAAATATATAAAACAAGGGGTAATTAAATCAAAAACTTCATCATAAGTCATTAAATGAGCAAATTCATAAAATTTGTCAACTTCTCGTTCTCCATCTTTTGAATTAAGATAAGCCTTATGAATTGGTCTATCTTCTTTCGTTAAATAATGGCTATCAGTAGCAACTTCTACTTTAATTCCATATTTATGACCGATTTTATAAATCATATGGTTTACAAGTTTTTGATCTGCCGCAGTCGATGGAGCAATCTCTAAATAGAAATCTTCATCAAATAAGTCTTGACAGAAAGTAAGAAAAGTATCTATTTGTTTTAAAATTTGATATAATTCATAATTATTCTCTTGTTCTTTATATTCTACAGCTTTTAAAAGACAAGTACCTAATTCTCCACCAATACAGGCAGTAGTGGCAATTAAATGTCCCTTATATTTCTCTACTACTGATTTTAATTCATTCTTTAAAAGTGGAACACGTTCCATTTTTCTATCAACATATAAATTTTGCCAAGCAATTGAGCTTAATTCTTTTAATGCTCGATATCCTATAGCATCTTTAGCAATTAAAATAAAATGGTAATACTTTTGTCCTGTGCTTCTATCATCAGTTAAATAAATTTCATTGCCTAATGCTATTTTAAATTTTGGATATTTTTCTTTGATTTTTTTAGCATATTGATTTACTGTCATATGAGCAGAAAGACTTTCGTGATCTGTGATAGCAATTCCCGAAAGTCCTAATTCAATAGCTTTATCAATTAAAGTTTCTGGCTTATTTATACAATCCAGTAAACGGAGGTTCGAATATTCAGTATGATTATGACAATTAAAATAAGTGTTCATTTTTTTCTTTCCTGCCTCAGCCTACCTGTTCTTTGTCGTTCTAAATAATTATGTTTCTTTTTATTTTCTTCAGTAAAAACTTCGGGCATAATAGTTTTATGATTTTGACCTAACCATATTGCTTGAAACCCTCTCTTTGTAATTTTATCTTTAAATAGCTCATAAGCATCAGATACACAGATATTACAATTATTATACATTGTTCTAATTTGAATAACTTCTTCTTTAGTTAATTTAGAATTTGTTTTTACAGCACTTACATTATACCCGCCATCTCCGCCTGGTGTTTCATTATACCCATTATTAAAAGAGTCATAATAGATAATCCAGTATTGTTCTCTATTATTCCCAAATTTATTATAAGTTTCTTCATCCATTGGCTCGATAATTTCAAAATTAAAATTATCTATGCCATATTTTCTAAAAGCTTTATATAAATTTTTATCCCATTCTTTGGAGTCATTATAATGAGAAGTATGATAAATCCATCTATCTTCTATATCTTTAGATTTACCTATATAAATTTTATTATTCTATTTATTTGTTATTTTATAAATGCCAAACATAAGCATCCCTCCTCATTATATTATGGAAATCAACTTATTTGGAATGCATAAAATTGTCCTTATGGCAACCAAAATAAGTATTCAATTCCCTACCTCCTTAATTTATTATTATTTTCTATAAATATTATATCATAAAATTTCATCAAAATCAATTTTAAAAATCATCTATGTCATTAGCTATTTTATTTATAAAGCTACTTAATTCAATTAAATTTTGTTTATAAATTGATAAATTATTTTTCAATTTTTGATTTTCATTGCGTAAATAATTAATTTGGTTTTGATTTTGTTGTTGTTGTAGATCTAACTCATGACCTAACTAATTAAGTAAATTTTGTATTTCCATTATTCTATAATCTCCAAATGATAATTATTTTTTTCATTTAAACAGTCCAAAAGAGTATAAAATAAACTATGATAATAAGGTGGAACCCATTCTGGAGATAAACAGATAAAATATTTATCATACGAATTAGTAAATTTAAATTCCTTAAATGGTATTTTGTTATATTTAAAATTTACTTCAAAATTAGGATCACAAGAATTGTCATTGTGAACCCAAGTATAATCTTTTAATTTATCCTAATCATAGAAATATTTAACCCAATCGGCACAAGTACAATCACATAATTTATTTTCTGCGTCTTTAGGATTATAAAAAATATCATGATGATGATCTATATTAGTTATATTTAAATCATAATCATATTGTAAATATTCTTTTATTTTATTATGACCATAAGAAATATAAATAGAAGTTGTTTTATCTATAGTCCGTAATAAATATCTAAGTATATTAGAATAAATATTTAAATCAGCAGGAGTAGTAGTAAGATTAGGTAAACTTTTTAATAAATCTTCCCAATGAGCCTATGGTACCATGCTATTATATAAGTTAATACTTGGTGCCATAATAATATCAAAATCTATACTTAATACATTCATATATTATTTCCTTATAACTACTAATTTTTCACTGGCTCTTGTAATGCCAGTATATAAATATTTCTAATGTTCTAATGTGTCAAAAGGATGGGCCTCTTCAATTAATAACACTTTATCCCATTCACTACCTTGAGCTTTCCAAACAGTTATTGCATAAGCATAAGCAAAATAATAAGGAGCTTCTAATGCATCAGAATTTCTAGCAAAACTATTCATTCTAAATGCTTGCTTATTATCAAAGGCTGGAGTACCTGTAATTAAAGCATCATAATCAATAGGTATAGATTCAAATCTTCCATTAGGTATATCCATCCCCGTAAACATATATTGGAGTTGTTTATTATAAATAAAGCTTGGATAATTATATGGAATAATTTGATAATTAGTAATTGTTCCAATACATCCATTAGTTAAAGGCCATAATCCATCAGTAGATGTAAAATCCCAATGATTAGTTAATCCTATGATTTTATCTCCTATTTCTGGAGTAGCTCCTCGTCCTTGTCGCTCTCGAACTTTATTATTAATTTCAATACGTCTTTTATTAGAAGCACATAAAGTTTGATCTGCCCAATCATACATTTCTGGAATTAATTCATATGGCCTTAAAATCTAGACCTATTCTTTAGCTACTGGGAATTGCCCAAGGGGCTTACCTTCTCGTACCCACATAGATAATCTAATAATTTCACTATCTTGTGCCTGTCGCATAATTTCATCTAAAAAAATATGTGGTTTATCCAAAACGTGATTATTTTCATTTAAGTCTACTGGTGGAAGCTAAAATGGATCGCCACAAGCAATTACATATTTATGATGTGAAAGAAGTAAATCCCACATTGTTTTAGGTAACATTGATATTTCATCTACAATGATTACTTTATATGGAATAGGCCATCTTTTTTTTAAATAAAATGTACCATTGGGTCTTGGCTTAGCTTCATATAATAACTTGTGTGCTGTTGTTGCATTAGGACATCCTTTTGTTTGAAGAATAGTTGCTGCTTTACCAGTATAAGCTACATATGCTACATCAGTTTCAGGATTTAAATTCAATGATTGAACTATAAATTTTACTAATGTAGATTTGCCCGTTCCAGTTAAGCGTAGCCAGCAATACAAGTATAAGGTTCACGGCTCTTGTATCTGGCTACGGCAATTTTCAATCCAGCATTCTATTTATCAGTCAGTATCAATGGGATTTACTTCTCCTTTCCATATAAATTCATCATTCTCAAAGATTAGCTTCATTGGTTTTTCTTGAACTGTGGGAATAATATAAACATAATCTTCATCAAATGGCATTTTTAATCTGCTATCACCATTTTCATCAAAAATTTCTAAATCATATTTTCGATTTGAGCTTTCGGTTTCTACGCCTGCTCTTGGCCGGAGCATAGCCATTTTTTTGTTACCCCTACCGCCTCTAATTTCATAGGCATCACAAGGAGCTATTTTATTAAATTCATCAAGTTTAGCTGTTAAATCATTAATAGCTCTTCCAGCTTCTTCAGCTGAAATACCAAAGCTACCCCAAGAAGCAGCCATTTTATTTATAAGTTTATTAAATTCATCTTCATTGAACGAAGTATTCATAGGCTATCGTTGCATATTGTTGTCTAACATAATTTGATTGCGGTAATCCTCTTTCATAGCATTTCATAAAAGCTAAAGCAGCTTCTTGCTCATTTTCCAATTCTAAAAATTTTTCAAAATTAAAATTATTTGAATAACAAAAACCAAACATATCAATTTGATATTTAATATCATCACGAAGAAAATCCATTTGACCCTTTAGGTCTGCACCCCATACTTCATCAGTAAATACCTGATTCCATTGACATAACCCATAAAATCCATTACCATAAATAGTAGTTTGCAAATCTAAAGTCCCGCCACCAACCTCAGCCATCATATTACCTAAAATACCAGCACATACGTAATCATTCCAACCAAGATTTTTCATGTATTCCCAAATAAGAGTGGCATCTTTATATTCAAGTTCATCTAATTCTTTATTAAGTTCATTTAATTGATTTTGATAAAATTTAATAATTTCATTATAAAAATGCCATTTGCCTTTAAGATTCATAATTACATCGCTGTCATCAGCATAACCGACTAACCGAGCGTCATTAGCATTATTATGAATTTCTTCTTTTTTTAGATTATATTCATTAATTAAATTGATAAGTTCCCAATAATTATTAGTTTCTTTTAAAGTAGTATATTCAACAGTTATTGCATTAACATTAATAGTTAAAATTAAAAGGATACTAATAATTATAATAATTTTTGTTTTCATATTTTTCTCTCTATCTATTAAAAATAATATTTTACATTTTTAGTAATATGATAATCAGTAATAAAAATTTCTGGATTAGTTTTTCCTAAAAATTCATTTATTTTACAAGTACCAATAATATCAATAATTATACATCCTGTTTCACTATGTAAATAATTATATTCTTCTTGATTGACATTAAATTTAATTAAATCTAAATCATTTGGTAATTTAATTTTTAATGTTCCAGTAGTTTCTTTAGGGTAATAAATTACATTATTATTTGTAAGTTTTAAATTTTTAATAACTATATATGGCTCTTTAAAATTCTATCCCCATAAAGGTTCAAATTCTGGTATTTCTAATATAGTATTTATATCAATATTATTACTATCAAAAATATAATCGGCTAAATAAACTGGCTAACCATCATAACCATACAATTTACTATTTGTATCTGTTATAAATTTTCTTATATTGCTATCAGCGATTTTCGCACCAAAAGCTCCCTAATGACCTTCTGCAAATTCAAAATATCCAGTAGAATTAAGATAAGCTTTAAAATCTTTTATAGGCTCAAAAAATTCATATCCGCGGCCAGAGCCTTCCCAATATTTAATTCCATTTTCAATTACTTCATTAAGTATAAGAGTTGGCTTCTAAAATCTATTTGCAAATTCGTTTGCAATTAATCCAGTTAAATTTTTATTTACTTCATGCTTTTTCTCCAACTAAACAACTAAAATCTAATCATTTAATAAACCTTGTTCTTCGATTAATTTTTCAATTATGTCAACATTAGTATCACGGATCTTAGTCTATCGTGTTTTTACATTACCACTTACTCGGCATGCTTGTTCTACAATAGTTTCCGCCTATCCTTTACATCCTCTTTTGGTTGATGGAACTAAATCATAGGCAAGAAAATCTAACATACTCTAAAATACAACTTGTCGTTCATCAATTTCTCCAACACGTGTAACCGCATTAATAAGTGGAGCAATATAGAAAGCGACACCCATAGGAGTTAAAGTTTCTTTTAACTTAAATTTATTTTTTTCCACCATACCTTTAATATAAGGATTTTGAGGATTTTTTAAACCTTGATTGATAAAATAACGAGTTTCATAAGGTCTACTATCCACCATATCTCCGATTAACCCAAGAGCCACTAAATCTAAATACTTGTTTGAGTAATTAGTATTAATAATTTCATCAATAGCATTACAAAATTTATATACTATTGCAACACCTGATAGTGCTTTATTAGGATAATTATCTAATTGATTATTAATCGTACAAGCGTAAGGAGATATTTTATCTACTTCGTGATGGTCTAAAATTAATATATCAATACCTTTATCATAAAGTGCTTTATGCTCATTGTACTAATTACTTCCAGCGTCTGGAATTATTACTAACTTGGTATCTTCTGGAATAGTATCTAAAATAATGCCATGAGTTTTTTGAGTATGAACTCTATAATAAACATTATTAGATACATAATAAGGAAATAAATTATATAGATAATTAATTAATAATGCCGAGGATGTATAACCATCACAATCAGCATCGACCTAAATAAAAATTTTATTATTCTATTTAATATGTTTTAATAATAACTTAATTCCCTATTCCATGTTATTTAATAACTTGTTAGGATATACATCGGATTGAGTGGGATTAAGAAAATGCTAAATATCTTCAGTCTTAATCCCACGGTTATTCATTATTGTTTCTAATGGAGTTTTTTGTGTATCATTAATTAATTTATAATTCATATACTTACTCCTTATATAATTATTCGGTCTTTATATAATTTAAGAAATAATTCCGGCCCTTCATCAGTTGGGCTATCTTTATAATTAGTAAGCATATTTTTATCAAAAATAAAAGATATATTAAAATAATTCCCATATTTAGCTTTTATTTTTAATAAATTATTTTTTAAATGATAAAATTCTTCATCACCTATTTTTTGAAATTGTCTATCAAAAGCAATAATAATATCTTTTGCACCAACTTGTTCTAATAACTTCATTTGCTGCGCTGATACACTACTGCCGCAACAAGCTACTGTTATATCATTTTCAAATCCGAAATAGCTCTAAAATTGTAGACAGCTTTTTTCTCCTTCTACTATTATTGCCTTCCCTGTTCTATTTATATTTGCTTTACTATTATTTAAATTATATAAATTCATGCCAAGAGGATGAGAATAAAGAATCTTATTAATTTTTAATGGTCTATATTTACCGTATAATAATGCTTCTTCTTTCCCTAATACTCTTCCTCTTAGACCTATAAAATCTCCATCTATATTAAAATGAGGAATTGTAATTGCATCGCCGCCAGGGTAATAACCAATTATTGCTTGATCTATTGCCTATTGGCTTATTCCTTCTTTTAACCATGGAGTTAATTTTATATTATAGTTAAATCTACTTAAAATTTGGCTATCATAAATTTTTAATTCAACTTTAGCGTTTAAATTTTCTTCTATACTATTTTTATCATAATTAGCTAAAATTTTCCAATCTTCTAATCCTAGCTTTTCAGCATCTTCTTCAACTGAACCAGCAATCCCAAAATAATTAGCTATCCAACGAACTGCATCATTTAAATCATATTCTTTATTAGACTGGATATAAGCTACTTTAATTACTAATTCAAATATATCAAATATATCATCACAGCCAGTATAGCATTTAAATAATTGACTATTTGAATAGTAATAAAGTTTTTTACTTCCTACTCCTGGTTCATTATGACAAATGGTTTCAGATAAGATACCAAATTCACTATATTCAGGATTGCCGCCCCAAATATTTAGTAATTCAAAAATATTGTCTAAAGTTAAACTATTTTTTATTTCTACTTTATCATAATTAATCATTTTATGCCATAAATTAGTGCATTAAAAAAATTTTTATCAATATAATTTGGTTCATAAGTAAATATAAATGGAGCATTAGATTTTCCATAAGTTGCCTTAAAATCTTTAGCTCTTATAATAACTTTATATCCACTTATAAATTTGCCAGTAATTGGGTCTTTACAAATAATTATATCTCTCATTAGAAAGTAATTACATTAACACAAGTGCCTTTAACACCAAATTCTTCATTGACTACCTTGATAAGATATTCCTTTGGATGTTTCTTTGCGAATTCGCCTTTAGCAGTCTTTAGATACATTGCTGCCATTTCTTTCGGCATTTTATATTCAATAGTTCCATTCATAATCTTTTTTTCAAACATAATTTAATCTCCTTAAAATACAATAAAATTATTTTTCATTGCTAATGGTTTAATGATATTATTTATAATAAACTGTCCAGCTTTATCATCATAAAAATGTTTATCACAATATACTATATCCTATCGTTTCATGCAACTACCAGTATAATTAAAAGGATTAATAAAAATGACACTTATATTTTCATTCTGATAATTTAAGAACTATACTGGCCGAGGGATATCTTTATTATCTATGCGTATAATATAACATTTATTTATTTTATTCATAATTTTTAAAAAGCACTATCTTCAGCAATTCTAATTTTTACATTTTCCATATCTACCAATTCATAACTCCAATCAGTACAGAAGATTGGGATAATACGACAGCAACCTAAATCAGCTTTACACCAAAGATAAATTCCTTTATATTTTCCTCGACGATTTTTATATACTGATAATTTTATCGTTGGACGTTCAAATGTATTTGTTTCAAGTATTTTTTCTAATGATTGATAATCATTATCACGAGCTTGAAGAAGAAGCATACCTACATCAATTTTATCAGCAATTGCTTTTGATCCACGTAAAACGTTTTGATCTGGCGTCTCACTATACTGATAATCAGCATTTAACTAAGTAGCAGACATAATAAAAATACCATATTGATTACAAATATCTTTCAAACGAGTAGAAAGCATAAAAAGAATATTATCTTCTCTTAGTTTTACACCGCCACTACGCTTACTAATTTCTTCAAGAATTTTCATACTTGTATGAATATAATCATGAAATACATATTTAACTCCATGGTCACGGATATTTTTCTTAATAACATTTTCTACGTCGCGTAAAGAAAAATCTGGCATTTCAACGACAAATAAATTAGCCTTACGAAGATATTGTGCAGCTTCTCTTACTCGTGCTAATTCATCACCAACATATTTGCCATTTAAGATATGGTCTTCATTTACATTAGATAAAAATGCTAACATCATAGTTTGGATTTCATCTTTAGTCTGCTCAGTAGAAATAAATAAAACAGGTTCTCCTCCGCCACCAGATTTAATCCATCCAATTCCTTCTTGATAATACTTTTCACAAGAAAGATAACAAGCGTCAGCAATCATACTACGAGATTTACCTACACCAGTAGCTGCTGAACGTAGATAAAATTTATTTAATCTTGCGCCACGAGTAACTGTATTAATTAATGGACCAAATAATGGAGCACCAACTTCAGGATGTTCCAAAAGATTGTCAATTAATTCATCAATATTATTGCCGGCCTAATAAGCATCGTTTTCCATTTCGGCTACGTATTGATATTTAATTTCTTCAATCTTATCATCAATACGTTGAGCAATTTTTTCTAATGAAGCATTATCTAACCATTCTTCTTGAAGCTGTCGTTTTTTAGTGTCTAAAATATTGTCAGGATCATAAATATCGCTTACATCAAAACCATATCTATCATAAGCTCTAAGTAATGACATTTTTTTTAGACGACCATAATAATAATCGAATGTGGTATTATCACTATGCAGGCTGGCTTCTTGAATCCATTTATTCCCTTTTTGAGCTTCATAAATAGCTTGATATTTTGGTCGAGTGCTTAAAAAATCTCCAATTGCATCTAAAGTGATACTTTCTGCGCCGAGTTCATGTAGTTTATATATTGATCCATATACTATCTTATGAAAATCATTATCAAAATCATCTTCAGTAATAATATATTTATCAGTATAATCTAATAATTTAGGATTGTTATATACACAACCAATTGTCTAAATAATGGCTGTTGTATCAATATATTTTGAAGCCATTAATCCTCCTTATCATCCAAAAAAGAAAACAGATGTTTTCGATAAGGTTTAGGCTTAGGCCGTGGTATTATTATTTCTGTTTCTTTTGGAATATAATTCTCAACTGTTTTATTAGTATTTTTTTGTTGAGCCAACCAAATAGCATAATAGTAATTAAATGCTTGCTTATAAACCCAAGGCACTATACCAATACCATCATTTGATTTCTCTACTGGATTTTGTTTTACTTCATAGAAATAAACTAATGATTTTAAAATTCCACTGTAAGTAAAATTATATTCTTTAATATAATTTTTAATTTGTTTTTGAATACGAGGATCTATATAATCAGTATGAAATAATTGATTGATATACTATTCTAATTTCATTTTATCTAAATCTTCTTTATTCATTACTTCTTCTTTATGTTCTGCACATTCAGGATGTGCATAGCGTTTAGAACTTACTTGAACAAATGGATATTTATCTCTATCAAAAGTTTTCCCACAATATAGACACTTTACATTATGTGCTATTGGTTCTCACCACCAAACATTATAATTTCTATATATATTATACTAAAAAATAGATAAAAAATCAACCCAGAGTTTCCTCTGGGTTAATAATTATTTATTCATAAGTTCATCCTTAATATCATCAATAATAAGGCTTACAAATTCAGCTTGATCAATAGAGGTTTCAGAAATCTTCTTACCCTTACCAAGATACTTTTCAACAATCTTAGTAACACGTGGTGCATAATATTCAGAATTCTTTGCCATAAGTTCACTAGCAATTTGCTGGAACTCATTCATAAGACCCTCATAATCATAAGTAGGAGCTTCAGGAGCAACTGTCATTTTTTCATCAGTGACAAATTTACCCTTAGTTTCTTCAGCTTCCTTATCAATAGCAGCATGAATAGCATTTACGAGGTTTTCATAACTCATAGGAATTTCAGGCTCAATATATTTAAAACGGCCACCGCAGTCAATAGCATCAGTGCCAGAACGAAGAGTCAATACTGACATTTGGCCTGGGCCCTTTTGATGAGCATAACCATAAATATCAGCCATACCAGTAATAACAGTTCGAGTAGATTGAGACAAACTGGGTCTAATAATATTTGCTTCAGTTCCATCAGGACGATTAATAGTTTGTTCCTTCTCATGACCTAAGAAGAAAACAGCATAACCAAGACGAGTTAAGCCACGGAACACTTCATTAAATTCATCCTTAAATTTAATCCAACCCTTGCCATAGCCAAGATCACCTAAAGATTCAATACCATTTTGATTACAAATATATTTTTCACAATATTTTGCTGCTTCATCAATAGTATCAACAATGATTGCGTCATAAGCTTCCTTTACTTCTGGACGCTTAAGATCACGATAAACCTGTTTCATTTCAGTCCAAGAAGTAATATCTGCCGCCATTACACCAGGTAAGCAGTTATAACCTTGTTCGAATGCTAACAAAAGAGACTTAGGCATTTGAGTTGCTAAAGTAGTCTTACCAGTCTTAGGTTTACCATAAATAAAAGTAATATATCCACCTAAATCTTTACTAACCTTATGAGGCTAAATTTTTAAAAGGTCAATAGCCATTATTTAATTTTCTCCTTTTTTTTCTAAATCAAATTGTTCAAAATATCTATTTAAAATTTCATTTATTTCTTCTCGATTTAATAAACTGTCATCATATATATTTAGTTTAGCTCGATGACCTCTAATGAGGTCATCATTATTTGGCTATTTATTAGAAGTTAAATCCTGCATTTCCATTAGAAGCTGTAGCTGGTTTTGCACCACCATTATTCTTAGTAGCAAGATATTCATCTCTACGCTGCTTAATAGTAGCAAGATAAGTCTCACGATCAGCAATTGCCTTAGTAAGTTCCTCAGAAGTATAAGTATCTTCCATATCAAATACGAAAGGTTCTTTCTGAGAACCAGTAATTACATAATCCTTATAAGTATTCTTAAATTCTTGAACTTCAGCATCGCCCCAAGAACTTTCCTTAGTAACCTTTTTTACAACAGTTCTAGAAACCTGCTTACCCCAAACTTCTGTGAGAACAGGATTCTTTTCAGAAGCTTCAAGGCCTTCAAAATAATTCATACCGCCTTCATTAAGGACTGTATAAGAAACAGGCAGAAGAGCTTTACGGAAGTCAAAAGCATAACCACTAATAGTTACTTTTTCAGGAGTTTCCTTTTCGGGATTAGCTTCAGTACGGACGGCTTTAGTAATAAGCATTGTAGTCTTAAACTTGCAACGTTCGATTTCCTTTTCATTGAATGGTTCATTTACCATGACATGAACAAATCCACCCTCATTGCGCTTAATACTTACAAGCTCTTCTTTACCATCGCGCTCAGCATAAAACTCATTAAGACCAACAGTAGAATCAACACGAATACGAGTTGCATTTTCAACTCCATCGCCCATTACTGTATTATACTCACCATCAATAATCTTACGAAGAGTAGTAAATGTAGCATTAGTTTTACCCTTAGATGTAGTTTCAGTTACATAAGTGAAATGAACCTACAGTACATTTGTCAAAACATTATCAGTAACAATGCTAATAGTACCACTAATAAAAGGAGTACCAGGGTTCTTTGAATTAGGACCGCTTTCCTTCATTTCCAGATTATGCTCGTATAGATAACCTTCAATATGTGTTTCATTAACAAATTTCATTTAATATTTTTCTCCTTAATTATTCTTCAATTGTAATTTCTTTTCCTTTATTAGTAATAGCATAAACAACTGGATTATCATTCAATTTTTCTACAAATCCATCATTTACTAATTTACGCATTCCGCCAGAAACACTACGAGAACTAATACCAAGTTCATCGGCTACTTCGCGTGCCTTCCACGCTTCTTTTTCTGGATGCTCTTGGAGACAAATCAAAAGACGTTTTCCATTTTCAGTAAATAAAGGACTTTTAATTTCATCATCATTACTATTTTTAAGGTAATTCCAATAGAATTCAGCATCTTCGCTCATTCCTATTGGAGATTTACAATTTTTAATCAAGTCATTTACAAAATCAATAAACGCTTGTTTTCTATTCATTTTTTATTTAATCTCACTTTCTACTCTTTTATATAAATATTATATCATATTTTATATAAATTTTCAAAGTAATTAATTAATCAATAATTCTTGTGCATAAGGGAGTGTTTCAATCCATTTACAGAATTCACGCCATTCAGGGAGACGATGATTTTTACGCTGTTTATAAATATTTCTTAAACAACGATAATTTGTTGTCATACGTGCCGTTAAAGTAAATCCAGCAGGATTAGAATAAAGAATCTCAAGATATAACTTTTTTAATAATTCAGATATTCTTGTGGCTTCAACTGGTTTATTCTCTTTAACATATTTTTCTTTTAATGCTACTTGAGTATTATAATAATCAACTTTTTCTTTCATAATCTTGATAATTCTATCATCAACATATTCATTGTATGCTTCATCAAGATTAAATTTAGTAATTCTATGCATTGTGGATTGAGAACTTACAAATTCTAAGAATCTATAACGCTCTGCTTCAACCCACATTTTATTAGAACAAGTTAAATCAAAATTAACTCGAATACCAGTCAAAAACTAACCATGTGCTTGGTTATCTTTTACGCAAGCATTAATAAGAGTATTACAACGTTTAAAATCATTTTCATTTAAATCTCTATCCTATTGGCTTTCAATGTCTACTGACATAGGATAGCCAGCAGCAATAATTGATTTATCTAAATCATAAATACAAACATTACTTACAATAGTCATTAATTTTCATCCTCCGATAAAGAATAGCCAATTACATTTCCAAGACATTTAACAAGTAATTCAATTTCATCAATTAAAAACTTCTGACTATAGCCGCGTCCTTTGTAGCAATTAACAAAGTCAGCATAAGACATAAAATTTAAATCTTTAAATCCATATCTTAATGCTTTATCCTACATCATAGCAGGATTAGAACATACAATAGTTGCTCCTGTGTCTTTAGCAATCAAAAATAATCTACCTGTTTTGCCAGAGCCACGCTTATCAATAACTCTATACATTTTATTCTCCTTATTTAATACTATAACCAAATTCTTTTGCTTGATAAAATTCCTACCAATAATCTTCTCGACTATCTAAAAGAGATTTATCACATTCTTCAAGAATCTCAAAAGTAAATTGTTCCGGTCCTAATTCATACATAGCCGGATAAAGTTTATTACGAGTTGGTGCTTCTGCTCCAACTCCACGCTTTATATGTTGTTTCCAACGGTCAGCAATATTAACTGCCTAACCTATATAGCATTTTTGACTTTCTATATTGGTAATCTTATAAATACCAGTACGGATACCTTGACCAATTACTCGACCAATTAAATCAGTATAAGATTTTTCATAATAAACTTTCCAAATAACTTTATTAATTGGTTCAGCACTTCTTAAATAAGGAATAATTGAACGAAGTTTTTTAATTTCTTCAATATCAATTTCACTTAAATTAAGTTTATAAAACTATTCTTTTTGTTTTACTTCTTCAGCACGTTTATTAGCTTCAACAATAGCATTTTGTTTTGCTTTTGCTTCTACTAATTCTTGAGATATTTTATTTAATTCTTCCTATTTTTGAATAATTAAATTAGTATATTCTTTTGTGCTTTCTTCAATAGCTTTCAAATACTCTTGTTGATAATTATCTTCTGCCTATTGGTATTTCTATGCCATCTATTCAGCAGACTAAGCAAGTTTTTCAGAAGCTAATTCATTAGCCTTTTGGCAATACATTTCAGCATTTAAACTTGCTTGCTAATAATTATCATCGAGGATTTTCTTTTTATCTTTTAAAAAATCTATTTCTTTTATTAATGAATTATAATCATTATTTAAATTAGAGATTTTTTCATTTAACTAATTTTGAGCTTGAAGAAGTCTTTGACTTTCTTCAATGATTTTTGCGTTTTCTTCTCTTGTTTGAGTATCTAATTCAATTGTGGCTTTTAATTTATTATGCAGTCCTAAATATAAAAGACCAGCACCAAGAAGAAAACATATTACGCAATAAATTACAGTCATATCTAAAAAGAAAAAGGGCAAATTACTTTGCCCTTTTAAATTTTATATTAAATTACTCAACGTCTTCTGCGTCAAGGTCAAGAGCAAGACCAGCTTCAGTAAGAGAGAGGAACTTTACAGCCTTATGGGTACCATCATCAAGTTCAACCTCAGCAGGGGTACGAACGCCAAAGCCCTTGCGCTGAATAGCAGAAGTAAAGATGCCATCAACAGTACGCTTCTCAAGACCGAGAGCCTCAGCAACATCAGCAGCGGTGACCTATTCACCATTAACACTCTTTAGATAACTAAAAACTTTCTTAGTATTTTCCTTCATCATAATAAATAATAATCTCCTTAAATATTTTTTTTATTTTTATTGTTTTTTTTCTTTTTTAAGCATTTAGCTTATATAAATATTCTACTAAAAAATTTTTTTAAAATCAAGAATTTTTTAGAATATCCTAAATAAGTTCATCCATAAGCATAATATCTTCCAAACTATCTACATGGCCTGAAAGCTTCATAATTTCATCTTTTGCTTGCTAAACTTGCTTCGGGTCTTCATTGCGCTAAATTATCTATTCTAATTTAGCAATTTTATTAGCTAAATTTTTTAGCTCTTTTCTTTTCATATAGAAAAATTTTTCTTCCTTATTTACGAATATATTATATTATTTTTTTTGAACTTTGTCAAAATATTGTATTCAATAAACAATCCTGTGGATTTTTATCATCACGAAATCCTTTAAAGAAAGCATGACGTAATGTATGTTCCTTACTGTCTTTTTCCATACATTGTAAAGAAACTACTCTATTAAGATAATTTTCAGGATGTTTTGCAAAATCATCACGTAATTCATCAGTTAATCCTGAAGAAACTGTTCCAATTTCTACAATTTCACCATTGTCGTTATAAGCTCCAATATGAATTGCAGTTTTCCATCCATAAAAATATCCTTTAGTAACTGGGGTATAATATCTTTCACTATCATTTACTAATTGAGGTCCCCAATTCGTATTACTACGATTTTGAGTATATTTATAATAATAATTACCACTTAATAATTGAGGATTAACCCAACCCGCAAAACAATGATCTTCTTCAAAACAATCATAAAAACTTGGTTCTTTTACTTCCCAATATTGCCAACTCTGGATTTCTTTACCTTCATATTCTTTAGTCGCATCATCAAAACCAATAAGAATTGCATCAAGATAATCAATTTTTTTAATTTTAATAGACGACCAAGCTGGTCTTTTATCAGGAGCATATTGAGCTGTTTTTAATTTAAGAACAACGCCTTCTTCTCCGTCTTTAAGAGCTTGGGCAGTAAAGTCATAAATATCTTCATATACTGCTTCAGCTAATTCCATAAAAGAATATTGACTAAAATTAAATTTTTCCCAAATTTTTCGTAAAATCTTATAACGAGTTAATGCGCCGTAAGACTGTAAATTTATTCCATTATATTTAATTACATCGTGTAAATAAAAATGAACTGGATTATCTTTTTGGCGATTAACAGCTTCATCAGCTAAACAACCCATTACTCGTGTTACATCTTTAGACGTTTTACCTGGATAATAAATTTCACCAATTAATATTGTTCCTTTTGGAACAATTTGCAAAGCTTCTTTAATATGAGGAACATTTGCTAATTTTTCAGTAAGAATACCAGTATTTTTACTGACATTCCTACTGAAAAGATACATATGATTATTAGTTTTTTCAAACTCATACCAATATCCATCTTTTTTTAATTCAGCAAAATAATTCCCATTAATACACATTTCTGGAAACATATTTTCTTTTCCATCAGGAAGTTTCCAAATTTTCATTGCTTGAATACACTCGGCTTCAGGAGCATATTTATCAATAAGTTCTTGAGAGAAAGACATAATTTATGTCCCTTTCTTTATTTATATTATATTAAAAAATTTTTTGAAATGCAAATTAAATTTTTGTAATTGATTTTACTCTACTATTTTTAATTACTGATGAACCAACAGCATATTTAGAACCCAATGTAATATCTTTGGCAGAAATACAAATATTGTGCTTATCGCCACCAATAAATAAATTATCTGTATCATTAATCAAAGAACCAGCAACAACCGGGCCAGTCATTTTATCTACCTTATATAGATTAATGCCGCGGCCACTACGTTTTTGAGTAGGTAATTCACTTAATTTAACTTTTTTAGCAAATCCATTTTGAGTAAATAGTCCTAAATAATCATTATTATCTCTTAATGGCAAGACACAGACAATTTCATCATCTACTAAGTTAATACCTTTTACACCGCTGCTATTTCGAGAAGTGGACCCAATTTCCTTACTATTAAATCTAATTGCATAACCATTCTTTGTAAGAATAATCAATTGTTCATCTTTAATTAGAGAAACATTAGCTAATGCATCATTCTCTCTAATAATAACAGCAGACATACCAGTTTTCTTTTTTGTCTTGATATATTCTTCAAGAGTAGTCTTTTTAATTAAACCATTTTTAGAGGCAAATAAAACAAATTCGGCATTTGTATCTCTATAAATAGAATACATTGTAGTAACTTTTTCGCCAGGTTCCATTGTAATCAATGCTGAAATAGGAGTTCCTGCACTTACATTTGTTCCTACTGGAATATCATTTACCAATAGACGATACATCTGTCCTTTATTAGTAAATAACATAAGATTATCAATAGTATTAGTTCTTAATACACAATAAGTAATATCTTCTTGTGATTTTATTCCCTTACCATTTTTCTTTTGGGTTTTAAAACTGGTAATAGGAATACGTTTAATAGTTCCGCCTTCAGTCATTATGACTACACATTTTTCAGGTTCTACATTAATAATTTCTTTTTCAGCTTTTTCTTCTACAATTTGTGTTAATTCAGTTCTACGATCATCACCATATTTATCAACTAAATTTTTAAGGCGAGAACGTAATTCAGGAATAGGATTTTCACAAATGGTTTTAAGTTTAATAATTAATGCTTCAAGTTCAGCTTTTTCTTTTTCCAAATCCATTTTATCCAATTTAGATAATTTAGATAATTTCATGTCAAGAATTGCTTGTGCTTGAATATCAGTAAATCCCCAAGAAATTAATGTTTGTTTCGCTGCGCTAGATGATTCAGATTGCTTAATCATTGCAATAATTTTATCAATCATATCTAATGCTTTTAAAAGTCCTACGATAATATGTAATCTATTTTCAGCTTTATTAATATCAAATTTACATTCTCTAATAATACAATTAGAATTAAAATCAATATAAAGTTTGATACAATCCTTAAGATTTAATTCTGTAGGAGTTTTATTTACAAGAGCTACTTGATTATAAGAAAATGTTGTTTGAAGATTGGTTTTAGCAAATAATTTACTTAAAACTGATTTAATAGGAGCATTTTTTTCACATTCAATAACAAGACGGAAACCTTGCTTTCTATTACTTTCATTACGAATATCTTCAATTCCAGTAATATCCCCAGCATCACATAACTCACCAATTTGAGTCATTAAATCTTCAGTAGTAATTCCATAAGGCATTTCAGTAAATACAATATTATTATTTTCAAATTGATATTTACCTCTAATTTTTACAGAACCATGACCTGATTTCATAATTGCTGGAATATCATTTTTATTGATGATTATACCACCAGTAGGAAAATCAGGACCAGGAAGAGTTGGTTCTTTACCATCCATATAATCATAAATAGCTTGAGCAACTTCTTTTAAATTATGAGGTGCCCAAGAACAAGCCATTGCAACACCAATACCAGAATTTGGATTACATAATAAATTAGGAAAAATAGAAGGCAACTCAACAGGCTCTTGCTTAGTTTCTGAATAATTAGGAATAAAATCAACGCTATTCTTTTTAATAGAAGATAACATTCCTTCTTCAGTAATTTTAGCTAAACGAGCTTCTGTATAACGTTGAGCTGCAGGAGGATCACCACCAATATTACCATTTGCGCCGTGAAAATCAATTAATGGATAACGCATAACCCAATTCTGGCTTAATCTAATAAGAGCGCCATAAATAGAACTATCTCCATGAGGATGCCAATCAGCCATTACATTACCAACGATATTAGCGCATTTGACATGAGGTTTATCGTTCTTAAAGCCACAATCATATGTTCCATACAATATTCTTTTTGCTACTGGTTTTAATCCGTCAGTGGCATTTGGAATAGCTCTATCAGTATTAACTGCTACGGCATATTCAATAAAATTAGTGCCTAATTCATGTAATACATCGTTATTCAGCATTGTAAGTTGCCTCCTTTGAATGTTCTTTAATATAGGCTTTTCTAGCATTAACTCCTTGACCCATTAAATCTTCAAACAATTTATCAGTAGCTTCTACATCTTCTACAGTAATTTGTTTAATAATACGATTTTCTGGATCAGTTAAAGTTTCTTCTGTTTCATCAACATCCATTTCACCAAGACCCTTCATACGATTAACGATATACTTTTTACCTACATTTTCTTTACGAAATGCTTCAAGTGCTTCATCATTTTTAAGGTATTTATATTTTTTACCAATAGTAATCTTATAAAGTGGCGGTACACCAGCATATATATATCCATCTTTAATTAACTCAGGACAGAAATTCCAAATAAAAGTATAAAATAGATTTTTAATATGAGCACCATCAACGTCTGCATCGCTCATAATAATAATTTTACCATATCGTAAATCTTCTGGATGATATGTAATTTTCATATTTTTAGGGTCAATAGTTAAGCCAAATGCTTGAATCATAGTCATAATTTCTGCATTCTTTTGAATTTTATCAAGGCTTGCTTTTTGAGTATTAAGAATTTTACCTCGGACAGGTAAAACTGCTTGAAATTCATTATTACGAGCATCTTTTAAATTACCACTAGCACTATCGCCCTCAGTGATATAAATTTCACATTGATTACGTTTTTTACTATAACAATCAGCTAATTTACTATCAAATTTTAAAGCTTTTTGTTTTTTCTCATTTTGATTGCGAACAGTTTCTCTGGCTTTTCTTGCAGCTTCTCTTGCACGACGTGCATTTAAAGCCTTATCAGCAATAATTTTAATTGATTTTTCATTAAGCTCAAGCCATTTTCTTATACTTTCAGTAATCCAAGAAGTAAATGGAGACATATCCAATTTTACAATTCTACTCTTAGTCTGAGCATCATAACTTACTCCAGGAGTAGTAAGATTGAATACAAGATATAAGCCTTCTTGACAATCATCACCCGATAAATTTTCTTCTTTTTCTTTTAACCATTTCTTTTCACGGAAGAATTTATTTAATTCACGAGTAAGAATAGTTTTAATTAAGGTAATATGCGGGCCACTATCAGTAAGTCCAGTATTTACGTAAGGAACAATAATAGATGAATAACTATCAGTATAAGTTAATTCAAAATCTAATTTATTTTTTCCTTCATCTTTTTTAATAACTAATCTATTATCAATAATTTCAGTATTTTTAACTGCATCATTTACTAAATCAGTTAATCCATTAGCTGAATAATACTCTTCACCATTAAGAAGAATTTTTAAGCCGGGACATAAACATACAAGAACTTTAAATAACTGTTTAATAGTATTTAAATTAACTTCTGTATGAGTAAAAAATTCTTCGCTAGGCTGCCATTGAACTAAAGTTCCTGAAGGATTGTCTTTATTATCCCAATCTCCACATTCGCGTTTAACAAATTCGCCTTCTTTAAACCAGACATGTTCATATTTGCCATCTCGATGAGTAATTACTTCAAGCCAATGAGATAGATATGTGACTAATTTACTACCAATACCATTAAGACCAAGGGCAGTTCCTTCGTATACACCATCATCATCATATTTACCAGAGGTATTTAATACTCCAAATGATGCTTCAAGAATAGTTTTACCATCTTCTCGCATTGCATTTGGAATAAAACCTTGTCCATTATCTTCAACAATAATTACATTATCTTTAGTAATATCAACTTTAATAGTATCACCATGACCTGCTTTGAATTCATCAATAGCATTAGATACAATTTCAATAAGTAATTGAGTTGAATATTCAGTAGAACCACAATATACGCCTGGTCTAAGACGAGTAAACTCTAATGGGGTTAATGATTGTATGCTATCTTCATTATATAATTTATTATTCATAAATTATCTCCTAATTAAAGAGTTTTATAATTAATTTTAAATGTCCATAGGACATTATCTCCTGTTGTATCAATTTTTCTAAACACAGTGACTTCTGGAAAACAGACAGCAAGGCTTCTATTAAAATTTTCACCTTGGTCATCTTTCATAATTTCAGTAATAATAACTTTAATAATTTGTCTACCTTTTTCTAATTCATTAAGTAAATTAAAAGATATTAAAGCAGTAGTAAAAGTATATGCATTTTTAAAAGTACAATTATTATTAATTTCTTGGTCCATACTCATAAGATACCTTAATTTATATTCTTTTTTATTTGAAAAAATAAAAGTAATATCAGGTAAATATTTATTTACTATTTCTATATTATCAGTATTTTCTAATGAAGTAGTAATTTCTACATTATCAGTCATTCATATTTACTCCTTTCTTCAAATTAATTGGGTCAGTTTTGCCAGTAGCAATCATATCAGCCAATTCATTACCTTTAATACCAGAATGCCCTGCTACTTTGCGTAAATCAATTCTATATCCCTTTTTAACTAAATTATAATATGCTTGAATCAAATCAAGGTTTTCAGGAATTTTTTTATCACTTTTACGCCATCCATTATTTGCCCAACCATACATCCATTTAGTAAATGTTTGATGTACATAAGAGCTATCTGTATATACAATAGGAATAGATCTAGAATCATTACCATATTGTATCATAGCATAAAGAACAGCTTTTAATTCTTGAATATTATTTGTAGTATTAGTCTCCCAATGACCATAAGCATCAATTAACTTACCATTATCATCACAAACTACTACACCATATCCGCCTTTACTATCAGCTTTACCATTTTTGCTACAAGCCCCATCAGTGTAAATAATCATAAAGAAGGTCCTTTCTGCCAATCATGAGGGTTATCTATCCGATATTTATGAACTAACTGATTATAAGTTCCTTTAAGAAACTCTTCATTTAAGATAGCTTTTGGATTAGTATGATATTTTTTAAGAAAAATAAATACTACATCTACAAATTCTTTAACGACAGGATGCATAAGAACATGTTTACGTTTCCCAAGCCACCACTCATATTCTTTTGTATAGGTAAAATCAGAACCCATGTAAGCTCTGGCTGCTCCAAGATAATCACAAATCATTTCTACACAATCTTTATAAGGCATAAGAATTGCATTAGGGTGTCCATCACCAATATTATCAATCCAGTATTCCCAATGATGTGTATTGCGGCCTTTATGATGCTGCCAAGCTTTACTGTATCCATTTTCATCTTTGCAATTATCTATTGGGCTTCTATTACCAGTCCAATATTTACAACTCTCTTTAAATTCAATATTTGAAAATTTGGATAAGTCATGTTTAATTCCTCGCCAAGGAATCCCAGCCATTTTGCAATATCTATTAACCCATTTTTTATGAGTTAAGACAGTCTTCAAATGGTTGAAGTAATTCATCAAATTCAGTCCTTTCTTTTAAAATATCAATACCATCTATAAACTGACTATGAATAATTATAATTTTATTATCAGGAAATTGTTTTTGTATATTTCTATAAAGAGATAATGTTTCATTCAATGGAACATCTTTATTTATATATACTAAAATTTTATCCTATTTATTTAATACTTTACAATCTATATCTTTCATAATTAGTATTTTACCATAATTTTTTCTTAAAGTCAATGAATGTATCTTGACCTTGATTTTCCTAAAATTTTTTTGTATTCTAAGTATAGAAAATATCTATATTCTTTCTTATATATATTATATAATATTTTATTAAAAAAATAAATAAAAAAAAATAAATGGAGGATTTCTCCTCCATTTATATTAATCGGTGGTATTAATTTTAAGTTTATTATCGCCAAATGTTGCTGTCCAGTTTGTGACTGTTGGATAATTTTTACGAATAAAATCAAGTTCCAAATCAGCCTTGGCCTTTGTATAACGAATAAGTGCATGTTTATAAAGATTAGTAACCTTAGTTAATGTATCATTGTCACAATCTCTATCGCGGACAATTACTTCAGCCATAATATCTTTATAAGCTTCAGTTTCAAAATAGCTATCCTTTAATTCATCAAGATATTCAGTAGGAATATCAATAAAATACTGCATAATTTATATCTCCTTTTTATCTTTTATAATATATTTTAATATATTATATTCTAAAAATCAAATACCGTAATCCATATTTAGTTCGTCACTATTCTAACTATCAGTATAAACTGTTAAATCAGTAGTAGCAGTTGAATCAGATGAAGAAGTAGAAACCTAATTATTTTTAATTAATTCTTTAATGACTTCATTAAAATCAGCATTATTAGTATAAGTCATATTTAAGTATTTCTCTAACTAGCTATCTAATTCTTTCATTACAGTATCATATTTAATACCGCCTTTTGTATTTTCAAGCATACTTTTTTTATAATAAAATACCTAACTAACTCCATAAGCTGCCCAAGGCAGAGAAGCCGAAGCTGTTATCCAAGGCAAGGAGCCAGTGTATCCTTGAATTATACAAAAAAATGCTAAAGCAATATATAAAAGGCTTGTTATCCAAATAAGAGCTGATTCTTGAATAAGTAAACCTTTTGAATATTCCTTTTTTGGTTTTCTCTATTTTATATACATTTTATCTCTCCTTTTGGAGATTATTTATCACTCATAATACGATAAAGAACTTGAATCATTTCTTCACGAGTCATAAACTTTTTATACATTGTATGACCTTTACCATCACCTTTAATGTAACCATTATCTTCAGCCCAAGTACGTGCATCAGCAGACCAAGCGCTAGGATCTTTTGCGGCAAGTTCAGTCAAATAATTAGTCATAAGTTCATTAAATCTTTCTTGAGTCATATCTTCATCTTCCTCCTATACTCCTAATAATTCATTTACTTTTTCGGCAATTTCATAGTGTTTATTATATAAATATTCGCCAGGACAAGACTTATTAGCAAACCATCTATGAACTGTCATATTCTATTCTTCTGGATGGCCGATTAAGTTTTTATCAGCTTTCCATTTTAATGATTTAATATTATTACGTTTACAAATATCAACAAGCAATTTAATTAAAGAATTAAATGCTGCATCAGTTACTTTATAAGGCGAAGTAGTGTCACTAGCGACTTCAATAGTAATAGCACGATTATCATTAGCTCCATTAGAAGAACACCATGAACGATCTTTTTCTTCAACGTACATACCAATTCTACCATCAGGGCCAATACCATAATTAGAAGAAGCTTGTCTTGATGTTGGTGCAAATACCTCTCCAAGAGCTTCAACAGAACATTGTCCAACTACACAGTGAATCGTAACAGTATCAATTACATGGTTACGAGGACTTGTCTTATTAGGACTAATTTTAGTATAATTTACTAATGGACTATTAGTTTTACCATAACCATATCCAGCCATAGGATCATTATCTATCGTATCACTATCTTTGACTGCTGGATTATAAATAAATCCAAGAAATTTATAACCGGCGCCAGCGCCCCAATTACCATTTCCTTTTTTACGTGTTGCATTCCAGAAGGGATTCTTACTGCCCCAACCACTTTCAGATGTAATAATTTCAGTAGGACTTATTACTTTTTCTACAATAGCTACGTGGCCAACACCATCGCTACCTTTTTTAGTAGCTCCTCCTTGCCAAACCATACAAGCTCCAAGTTTAGGCACTTGTCCAACTGGAATACCAGTATTATTATATTCCATAAAACGTTCAGCATTAACAGGGCTTAAATATTTACAATAACCCCAATTACCAATTTCATTAAAACGACCATAGGCATAACCTACACAGTTTGATAATACATCACATTTACTATCTGTTGGATTGCCTTTAATAGCATATGAATAACCGCCATTAGCTCTTGTGATATAATATTTATTACCTGCTTCTGGTCGTGTGGTTCTCATTTTAAAAGCCATTATTTATCTCCTTTCTCTTATATAAAAAGAGAAGAAGGTTATCCTTCTTCTCACATTTGTTCTGCTAATTCAGCAATTTTAGAACGATGAATTTGTTTTAATTCAACTTCACCATATATATCATTATTTCGTAATATTTCTGATGCGCGGCGCATACCGTTATTTAATCCAGAAAAATTAATATCATCAACTTGAGTTTTTAGATCGCCGTCAATAATACAGATACTATCTTCTCCAATACGTTGAAGACTTAATTTCATAAGACCAATATCCATATTCTATGCTTCTGAAATATAAATACCTGCACGCATTCCTGTTGTATCATAACCACGAATATCTGATAATGGTAATAAAACTAATCTATTTTCATCAATTAATTTTTCTACCATCATTTTATCACCAAGTTTACTACTTAATAGATTACCAATTTGGCTATCTAAAAGTTTCTCATCACGAGTACCTGGATAAAAACCTAATTTTGCAGAATTTTTAGTAGCAACTGTATTACAAAATACAATTATTTTATCAATTTTATTTCTTTCAAGGGCATTTAATAAATATGCTAATGATAAAAATGTCTTACCAGAGCCAGCAGGTCCTTTAATCATAGTAATCTTATTATTTAAAAAACTATCAACTGCTAAAGTTTGATAAGGGTCATTTTTAAATGGTTTTACATTACCAAAATAAGTAGAATTTAAATTACTATAAGAAATAGTTCTATATGTATCGCCATCCCATACCATTTTATCAATTATTTCTTTCTCTTGGTTATAAATAATAACATATTGATTAATTAATAAATTAAATTTATTAATTTTTAAATTTTGATATAATTCAGTAATTTCATTTTCATTTAAAGTTACTTCAATATATCCTGTATAGGGATCATGACGCTCTTCTTTTATAGACGATACATTTGATAAAAATAATTTAGCTATACATTTTAAAGTTAAATCATTAGTAATAAAATTATCAATAGGATGATTCTTATTCTATTTATTATAACTTAATGCGGTCGCTAATATTTTCATATCATTAGTTATTGATAAATCATATTTCTATATGGGTTTTATCATTTTTTCTTTATAAATAATTACTTGACATAAATCAGGATTATCATTTAAAGTTCTTAATAACTAACGAGCTGTATATTTTATATTAGCATCTTTATTAGCTGATGTTTTAATATTTTCTAATTCATCTAATGTAATAGATGAAATAATAATCTATTCATTTTTATCTTCTAATAAAGTTCCTTTAGTTAATAAACTACAAGTATCATAAAAATTATATATCATCTTCATATTCAACCTCGTCTTCCTATGGTATTGAGAAACCAATTACATGTGTGTTATCAGTTTCAGTCAAGTTTGTGATTTGGCTGTTATATTCTGCTATTTTAACAGAAAACCAGCCTTTGACCAATTCGGCAAGATTTGCTATTAATGCTGTAATAAAATCTAATAGAGTTAATCCAACAGTAGCAAATATAATACCTAGAATAAAATATAATATAAGAACCAACTCCTTTGAGGGTTTTTATTCCTATTATTATTAATTTTTTTAATAATATATTTATTTATTCTGGACCATTTGTTTATCCCAACTTTTGGACAAGTCCTCTAAAATTTCTCCGGTAGACCTAAAGCTTCCATCGGGATTAGTAATATTAACTCCTAAATCTTGGAATAATTTCTCTTTTTCTACTGCTTTTCTTAATCTAATAAATTTATTTACAGATTCTTTATTAGTTATATATTCTCTTAATTTACTTTGAGAATATTTAATTTTATTTTTAATGGCAGTATATTGATTTAATAGATTATCATATTCTGCTTTAATACGTTTAAATTCATATGATTGAGGATTTAATTGTTTACTATTTAACATAGTGCTAATTAAATGTTCATACGCTTGAATTTGAGGAATAATTTGATTGTTTTTAATATGTTGCAAAATTTTAATTTTACAACGACGTTCAGCAATTTCACAACCAGTGTATTCACTCATACAATCCCGATCATCTGGATGACATCTTGCAGTTCCAATAAAAGTATTTTGCCCATCGGAAATAGTACAAGTTGTTGTGCCACGATGTTCATTATAATTAAATATAGGTTCTCCTATCATAAAAAGAAAATCCTCCTTTTTTATTTTAGTATATAATAAAAAAGGAGGATTGTCAATTTTATTTCACAGGAGCTGTTAAGGTAAATATTTTTTTTACGCATTCAATCCAATATAAAGCTGCTTCTCTATCTACGGTGTTTAAATGCACTATTGTTGTTTTAGTAAAATCATCTGGGTCTGGGATTTCCAAATCCCAAATCTTAATAGGATTCATTTTATCTTGGTCTAATACAATACGTCCTTGATTTAAATTATTTAAATTAGTAATAATAGTTTCAAAGGTTTTATTTAATAACATAGTATATGTCATTTTTCCATTTTCATCTTCATTCCAATTGCTTACAAGACCAGCAACACTATTATCACCAAATTCATTTATATAATTTTTATCATTATAAATTTTACTGACTTTTAAATTTTCAAATAATCTATAAATAACCTTTTTAAGATTATTTATGTCATCACTTTCTGCAATACGAGAAATATGTAAATTCTTTTCTAACTCATTTACTTCTTCACTTGTGCAACCATTATTACAGTGTCCAAGGCATCCTCCAGAGCAAGTTCCTGAACATTGTTCGGCACAGGCTGTTGTGCAAGTACCAGAGCATCCTCCGCTACAGGAGCCTTCACAGCTAGAGCAAGATTCGTCACAACCACCGCAATGTCCAGTACAATTATCACAATTTCCAGTACAGTCTGTATCACATGTTCGTTTTGGGCCACAATCTACACTGCATTCTCCACAACCTGCTACACAATCATCGCCAGAACAGCTAGAACAAGTATTCCCGCTATTCATACTATCACCATTAAAACATCCTGTTTCACAAGCCCCACCTGATAGCCCTGGTTGATAATTATCTGAGCCTTCATATCGACCCATTGTTCTACTATCTCGTCCTGAGTTACAAGCCATAATTACTCCTCCTTTATTAAATAATTATATTCTTCTTGAGTAATAATTTTATCTACAAAATTATAATCGAATTTACCAATTTTATTTAGAGCCTTTTTGTCATTTATTTTTTTATAAAAATATATAGTAGATAAACATTCAGCTTTATGACATTCACATATTGTTGTAGTTCTATGACATAAATCTCCTGTCATCTAATAACTGCATCCAGCGCACCAAGCACATCCTCTTTCTATTGGACATTCTAGGCATTCTTTAGTAGATATATTCTTTTTTGTATAGTTTTTAAAAGATTCTAATATCTATTTTTCAGAATTAGTATAACCGATACCATGTTCTACATTACCAATTATTAAAGGAGGTACATCATTTCCTAAAGAACTTTCCATAAAACGAATACAAGTATAAATGTCTCCTTTCCAATCTAAAGAAAACATATTAGAAGTGGTTCCACACCATCTTTCTTCCAATCTTTCTATTTCTAATGGAGCATAATTATTAGGTTCAAAAGGTCTAAAATAAATATCATCTTGTAAATTATTTTCAATGATATAATCAGCAATTTTTTTTAATTCATTATAATAAGTTTTAATATAATCTTCCTTAGTCCATACATCTTCAAAAACACAATTAGCATAGATATTATTAAATCCTAATTCAATCATATTTTTTATTCCTTTAAATACATAAGGTAGATTGTCTGGACTAAAAGTTATTTTAGTTCCTTCATTGCCCTTTTTAAGTAAATCTAATCCAGCTTTAACTGCTAAATCATAACTTCCTTGACCATTAGGGAATAAACGGCATTTATCATGTAATTCTTTACAACCGTCAATAGTTATATTTATTGACGCAAATGTTCCATATTTTTTTAAAAACTTCTATACTTTTGGAGTAAAATATAAAACTCCATTAGAGCATAAACTAAAAACATGGAACATTTGCCATGGAGAATCTTTTGGTATTTCATTTAATTTATTTTCAAAGTATTCACAGATCTAATCAATTAAATCAATTTCTAATAAAGGTTCTCCTCCAATAAAATCTAAAATGAATCCAAATATTTTTCCTTCATAAAAATATGATTCAGGATTAGTTCGTCCTTCAAATATATAATCAATAAATTTTTTAGCGATTTCAAAGGACATTTTATGATGTCCTTTATTTATTTGATAACAATAAGAGCAACATAAATTACAATCATCAGTCACTTGAAAAGTTAAACTTTTCATCATTTTTCCATTCCATGATGGAAATAAAGTATAAACGTAATCAGCATACTAGTAATTAGGTTCTAACATATTTTTACTCCTTTATATCAATAAAATGGTTCGCAAAATTAAATGTATATTTTTTATTGTCAGGATTATATTTTAAATTAAATTTACTTAATTCTAAATTAAATAATTTATTATATAATATATAATCTCTTAAATATAAATCATTAAAAGAAAATAGCCATCTAATTTTATTATGTTCACTTAAATAAGAATAACGACTTAATTTAAGAAGCTCTTCTTGGTCTACATTTACTTTCATTTATTTACTCCTTTTTCACTATATTCTTTATTTATATTAAAATTATAAAATATAGAATAAATTTAAATTGCCCTTTTTGCGTAAAAAATTGCCTTGGGTGGGTAATTCCAAATCTCGGTCGTTGTTGGATACAAAAAAAATAAGTAAGGGATTTAAATCCCTTACTTATTACTTCTTTAAATAATTACCAAGAACTTCTTTCAAGTCAATACCTGTCGCTTCAGAAAGACCATTCATAATCTTATCCGCGGTCTGCATTACATCAGACACAAGCTTAGTGTTTCCACCTTCGCCATAAACGGTAATCTTATCAACATTATTAAGAGGCTCTGCGGCATTCTTAACAACTTCAGGAAGTGCCTTGAGATACATTTCAAGAACAGAAGCTTCGCCCATTTTCTTTTGTGCTTCAGCTTTCTTTTCAATAGCAGATGCTTCTGCTTCACCAACTGCGGCAATACCAGCAGCTTTCTGTTCAGCAGCATACTTTTCTGCTTCAGCTCTAGCCTTCATAGCTCGTGCTTCTTGTTCCATTTCATAAGCCTTAGCTTCTGCTTCCTTCTGACGCTTAATCAAATTTGCAGCAGCTTGCTGTTCAGCAGCATACTTATCAGCATCGGCCTGTTTACGAACGAGGGCATCCAGCTCATATTCCTTCAACTGAATCTGCTTCTGCTTCAAGTCAGCTTCACGTTCTGCCTTAGCAATATTAGCATCAGTAGCAGCAACGTCTCTCAACTTACGCTGGTTCTCAGCCTCAATGCTTGCCGCAGCATCAGCCTGGGCCTGACGAGTATCAGCTTCCTGCTTCAACTGAGACTGCTTAATAGCAAGATCATTATTGCGGATAGCCATATCTTCAGCAGCCTTGACACGAGCGTCATTAGCATCCTTGGCATTTGCAGCTTCAGCAATTGCAATTTCACGCTGTGCATCAGACTTGGCAATTGCTGCCTTCTTACGAATCTGCTCAACATTATCAATACCAAGGTTGGTAATTACATCATTGTCATCAGAGAAATTCTGAACATTAAATGTAATTAGCTCAAGACCATATCGGGCAAGATCCGGTACGGCATTTTCCTGAACCTTTTCACTGAAAAGTTTACGGTCACTTACCATATCAGTAAGATTCATTTGACCTACAATTTCTCGGATATTACCTTCCAATAGGTCATTAATCTTCGACGCAATCTCTTCTCTATCAACATTAAGGAAGTTTTGCGCTGCGAGAGTCATTAATTCAGGTTTTTCGCTAACTTTAACAGAAACAGTAGAATCAACACGTACATTGATGTATTCAGCTGTTGGAACAGATGAACCAGTCTTTACATCAATTTGAATAGCACCAAGATATAGCTTATCAAGTCGCTCAAAAAAAGGAACTTTAAGACCAGCTTTACCTACGAGAATACGCGGTTTCTTGTGAAGACCAGAGATAACATAGGCAACATCAGGCGGTGCCTTTACATATCCCGTGCAGAAAAGAACAATAACTACCAATGCGATGAGTACAAAAGGCAAAATAGACAAAATAATCGTGCCCAATTTATTTATCTCCTTATATTTAATTTTTTAATTTTTTTTATAATTAAAGAAATGCTTTGCATTCTTCAACTTTAATTTTCATTTGTTCAATAATATCATCTAAAAGTACAGGCCAACCATTATGAGAATCAACTCCTACATGATACATATAGGGCATATCTTCATAAAAGTTAGTAGTTTGATGAGTATGCCCAAAAAGATTTAGAGTCATTTGATGAAGACTTTCTTTTTCAAGATTACCAGTTAGAGTTGGAAAATGACTCATATAAAAATGATATTTCCTATAATTAAGGACAGAAGCCCATCCAAGGATTTCAGCATTAAGTTCTTTATATTTTTCTTGACGATTTTGAGTATCATGATTACCAAGAATAATATGCAGATTACCTTTAATACGTTTAACGCATTCCATGCCTTTATCGGTATCCCCAAGCATTAAATCACCAAGGACATATAAATCATCCTCTGGCTTAATAAGAGAATTAATTTTATCAATTTGATCTTCATTCATTTCTTCAACAGAAGAATAATTTCGTGCTTTCCAAATAAATTCTCTATCATGTCCAAAATGCCAATCGGAAGTTAAATAAATTGCCATTGTTTCATTCCTTTCTATAAAAGAGTAATACCGCCCTTTTCATTTACAATATAAATTTTATCATATTCATATCGTTCATCATAATTCGGACGGTGAGTGCTTTCATACATTCGTTTAATAGCATCTTCCGGCACAAGGCTCAATCCTTCTCTTTTGGCATTACGTTCAAGAGCCACTTTAAGTGGTACGTCCATATAAATGCAATTAATAAGTTTATCTTTGAGGAAATCTTTTCCAAGAGAATTGAGAAGTTTATTACGCGAACGTTCATTTAAATGGGTTGCATTTGCAATTACAATATCATATTTATTAAATGCTTCTCGGATTGCTTTACAGAATTTGGAGAATACAAGACTTTCTTTAGAAAAGTATTCGTCATCGTTTTCAATAAGAGAAAAACGAATTACATCTCTTGAAATAATTTTTACATTAGAAGAATTTCCAAAATACTGGTTAAGAAAATAATCCTTGCCACTACCTGGGACTCCCGAGATAATGTAAAGAGTCTTTGACTTCATTCTCATATACTCCTTTTTCAAAATTTTCTTTGAACTCATATACATCTTCATCATTTTTACATTCAATGCAATTAAGCTCTAGCTTGCAATATGGGCAATAAAGCTTTTTCCGATGAAATCTTTCATGCTGGAAACCTCTTTTACGAAATAATTCCATTGCTTTATTACCGCATTTCATACAATAAAAACTATGTAAAACAATTTCTTTACCCATATTTATCAATCCTTTATTCTTTTATATAAATATTATATAATATTTTTATTTAAATTTCAATTTTCCCGACGCATTAAGAACATTGTTGGTTCTATCTTTTTATATCCATTTTTAGTATATACATGTATAGCTTTTTCATTGTCAGTATTTACCCAAAGACAGTTACATCCATATTTATTATTTAAATAATTAACAACTTCAGTGCCAATTCCTTTATCTTGATAAGGTGGAAAAATTGAAAGGCGGGAAAGCATTTTGCCATTTAATTCAACTTCGGCTTCTCCTACCTTATTACCATCATAAATTATATCTAATTCTTGATATAATTCTTTTTCTTTAATATCAATCATTTTCTTACCTCTTAACAAATAGTAAAAATATGTTCATCAAAAGTATTAAGATCAAAAAGGATAGTAATATTAGTTGCGTAAGTCCCGCAATCAATATTAATATTATGTCCATTATGGGAATACATAACACCGGGATTTTTTATAAATTCTTTTTCTGAAGAAATGTATGGAATAGGAGTATGCCCATACACTTGATAATCAAATTCACAAGATTTATAATCAATATTATGTTTGCGATTCCAAATAAGTTCTTTCCGCAGATAATCTTTCATTTCTTGCGATTCTTTATCAAATTGTCCATTTTCAAAATGACGAATTGCATTCCAAGAAAGTCCAGCATGAGAAAGAAAAATTTTCTTACCTTCTATATTTTCATAAATATAAAATGGAATGGTTTTCTTTAGAAGAACCAGCCAATTAGGCATAAATCCATCATTGGTTGCCGCAGTAAATGTTTCATATCCGCCATTTTGACAAAGCAGATAAAAAGCATAATCACACATACCGTCATAATTGATATAATCATCAAGAGCATTAATCAGCATTTGCTCATGATTACCGCGTACATAAGTAATCCAGCCTTCATGTACACCACAAAGTACATCTGTAATAATTTCCCAACCATCAAGACCGCGATCGGCACAATCTCCAAGGCAAATCAACTTATCTTCTTTTGGATTAATAAAATCCTTAATTTGACGCCAAAGATTAATATTTCCATGAATATCTGATATACAGTATGTAGCCATTTTTATCAACTCCTTAAATAATAACTCGTGTAAGTAAATTTATAATATTCATAACAGTGCAAGCAATCCACATATAACAACAGTATTTATTTCTAAGCTCATAATTATTTTTATTTAAGTTCATTTCAATTATAAAAAAAATCCAAAGAGCAAATGAAATAAGCCAAATAATAAAAAGAATAACTTTAAGCATTATTTTTAATTTCTTCTCTTACTTGCATAAGTAATTGACCTAACATATTTTTACCCATAATATCTTTGCATCTGGGACATTGACAATCACCCCAGTAGTTATCGTGCCAGGTATTACCTTCTTCTAAGTACTGCTTTCCTGTGGCTAAAAGCTTATAGCGTAATTCGGGAATCGCAAATTTAAAATGAAGTCCTTTACGCATTACATCTATTTTTACGCTTTCCCAATCGGGTGCAATTTTAATTTGCCGCCCGTATTTCTTTGCAAGACCAGGTGTTTTTGCTTTTCTTATTAATTCAAAATCATATAAATCAGTAGCTTTTTGAGCTTGAAAATAATGTTCCACTGTGGGGAAAAAATCACCACATTCATCTTTAAAAGGACTTGCACTATAATTACTTAAGAAAGCATATTCCTCATTAAATCTATCAATCATACTTCATACCCCTGTTCTGTCATAACTTTAATACTTTTATAAACCATATGACCACTTGCTCTATCTTTGGTCTTTTTAATCACGCCAAATTCTACAAGATGATTAAGAATGCGGCTAAGTTTCTGTGAAGTGACATCGTGTAGCACCATATCACTCTTTTGAATATCTGCGATACTCATTGCTTCTGGACTATTTTCAAGAACATCAATACATCTTACTGTAAATTCACTATTTTGCTGTGCTGAATATTTACTAGTTTTATAAGGCATATAATTATCACTCACTTTCTATATATATTATATAATATTTTTATAAAAAAATAAAGAGGGAATTTTTTCATTCCCTCTTTATAATTAATCCTTCTTAGGAGCAAACTGCTTAATGATACCTTCAAGAGTTGTTCCACGCATCAGGCGATCAACAACATCAGCAGAGCTTTCATTGTTGGCAAGAGCATAAGGAGCTACACCATCAGCAATTGTCTTCATCAGATTAGTATTACCATTAGCCATAAGAGCTTCAATCAGACCCGGCTGGATAGAATTCATAACCTTCTTAACAGTATCAGCATATGCTTCCTGTTTTGCCTTTTCAATTTCAGCGAGTGCCTGCTTATGAGCAATTTCAGCATCTGCTTCCTTCTTTTCGCGTGTCAGCTTAGCATCATGGAGAGCGTCAGTAAGAACAGACATATCGCATTCAGCCTGCTTGATTGCCTGCTGTTCAGCTTCCTTCTTTCTATTGGCTTCACTCTGCATATCAAGTTTAGTCATAGTTTCAGTACGCTGAAGTTCCAGCTTATTAAGGACCTGCTGACTACGGAGTTCCTGTTCCTTCTGTTCTGCTTCAGCCAATTTACTAATAACAGCAATACGGCGTTCAGCATCAGAAAGTTCAAGAGACTTGGCGATCATTTCATTCTGATGCTTCAAAAGAAGTTCTTCAACATCATTATCTACATCAATATCCAGAACTTCGCAATCATAAACAAACATACCATTTTCTTTGAAGAAACGACCTGGCTTTTTATCTGCCCCAGTCTCAAGAATATCATCAACATCATCAGTATCATCAATGGCATAGCTACGAATAAGAGAACTATAATTCTGATAGAATTCTTCAATTGTATAATTTTTTGCCATTCTCTTAATGATAGAGCGTTCTCTATCACACAGATACTTAACATAATTATCAATTGAGAACCACTTATTCATATAATCCTTATCAAAGGATACACAATAAGAAACCTTAATCTTAGCTTTTACGAAATCTTTAGTTTCAATTTCGATAACATCGCTAATCTTATTATTTTCATGCCGCAGGAATACAGTCTTAATAAGAGTATCGGTAGTCTTTGGCTTACCAGTACTCATCTGAAGGACTTCAAGAGTCTGGTCATAATCCAAAAGAATAGTCTTAGGACCACATACAACTTTACGGTCACCATTCTTACTTACAACATCAACAGCATATCCAGTCCATACATCAATAGACACAACACCATCATACTTATTATCAAGAGTAATAGTGCGAGGCTTAGTATAGGAAGTGCCGCGAGAAATATTCGCCTTAGCTTCAAGATTCGCGAGAGTAGACGCAGTAGAATAAGAAGCAGAATAAGCAGTCAGATTATTAAGTACATCAGTAGCTGCTACGACACCCTTTTCAACTGCCTTTTCATTAAGGCTTCTATTGTATTCAAGAGCTTCATTGTTACCTGGATACCAAAGAGCACACTGACTGTTTGTCAGCTTACGCTTAACAACTACTTCAGTACGCGGATCAGGCAGATACATAGCTGGTCCCTTAACAGTTGCAATTTCACCTGTAAGGCGATTCATGATATAACGACCTTCACCTTCTGGAATAGCAATAGCGTGATGCATTAGCTTATTATCATAGCTAATAATTGCATGTTCAGGTCGCGGATAATAAATCATCTGGTCATCGCCAGTAATGAAAAGTTCTTCACCAACAGGATGATGAGTTCCATCTTCATCATCATATTCAGCAATTACCTTAACATAAATGCCAGAAATCTTAGAAAGTTCAATCGCACGGAAAATAAAACCGCCCTTGGGAGATGTTACGAATGTTTCAGTCGGCTCAGGGAAGACAACCTTTGGACCATGGACATAACGCTTATTGCCATCTTCATCTTTAAGAATACAATATTCAAGACGTTCAAGGGTAACAGCTTCACGTACATATCCCTTATTTGCATCATTGTTAATAGGAATTACTTCAATACCAGTAGGCGGAATATAGAAGGAAATATCAGTACCTTTGATAACAAGAATTTGACCATTTACACAATTTGTAACAGTATTTTCAATTTCCTTACCTTCGGCATCTACTACCTTACCCTGATTCTTATTAGCTTCATCAGCTTCATAAACACGAGCCAGCAGATACTGATTAGTACGGAGTGCGTGACCTTTAACTACCTTAGCCATCTGGCCCGGATACAACGCGAATGAAACAGGTCCACGAATATTAACCTTACGACCATAAAGCAGTTCAGGAGCTACGGATGCGGCACCAACATTAGGATGAGAGCCATCTTTTGTAGGATTCTTTACAATAGCATACCAATTTTCAGGCGGCAGCACAAACAGAGACTTAGCTTCTGTGAGATTCTGAACTGTCTTAAATTTCTTGCTCTTTTCATCAAAAACAACAAGACTATCCTGTGCAGAAATAGTAATGGTGATAGGACCTGTATATGTCTTAATAGAACCATTAGTATTATTCTGAACAAATACATATTCATTCGGAGAGAGGACAATATCTCGCTGCTGCGGGTTCATCATATTATTATTATAATTACTATTCATTTCCATAATTTTTTAATCCTCATATTTATTAACTTCGTTTGCGGGAATAACACAAATGTGATTATAACTTTTAATAACAATTGCTTTGTTATTGGAAGAAATAATTTCTCCAATTTCAATCTTACCAGTACGCGGATTAGTAAAACGAACAAACTTATCAAAAATAATAGACATAAGAATTATTCCTTTCTTTATTTTCTATATATATAATATAAAATTTTAATTAAAAAATAAAATAATCATCTTTTACCCAAGGGAATAAATTTTTGTTAGGTACAATGGAGCCAGAATTAGTTGAGTAAGAGCAAATTGTAAATTCGTCAGAGTCTAATTTTATTCTAGTTACAGGTTCGTCGAAATTTAATTTTATTTTAGGTAGATTATTAAAAGAACGTTTTCCGTCTCCAATAACCATCTATGTATAATTTCCATTAATCTCTATAAAACCCAATTCTCCATCTAATAAAACAGGATTACTATTTATCCAATTAACTAATGTATCTCTACGCTAAAGCAGCCTTTGAGTATAAACCATTTATTTTTCCTTTCTATAAAAAATAAGGCGGATTGCTCCGCCTTATAAATTACTTAATACAAGCATAACGTTTATCATTAAGCTTATCATACATCAAATCCTGTGCCGTCTTGCCCTTCATAATCTGTTCAAAAAGAACAGGAGAGAAACCAGAAACATAAGACACATTCTTTTCATCCTTCATTGCAAAATTATCCTGACGAGCATCGACATTCCAGAATACCAACTTAGGCATCTTATAACCATAACTTTCCCACTTAGCTCTCATTTTTTCAAACAAAGAAGCATCAGTTGCAGAAAAACGATAATTGTTACTGGTTACACAACTGTTAAATTCCATATCAGAAATAACAATCAAATTCTGAGGAATTTCTTCAGAAGAACAATTATTATCAATGGCAATCTGTAGAATCAAATCAAATGCTGCTTCAATATTAGTGCTACCGCCCCAAGGAGCCTGAAGAATACGACTAACCTTATCACAGAAATCAATACCTTCAACCTTCATGAATTTAGGCTGGCTATTGAAGGTCAAGAAATGACCGGCATAAGGTCCACGATTCTTTTCAGCACAATACATACCAATAGAAATAGCAACATCAATAGGAGCTACAGTACGATTACCATAACCACTACCACACATAGAACCAGAAGTATCTACGATGGCAATACCATTAAAAGCTGCACCATTGATATAATCGGCAAGATTTTCCCAATACTTATTGACCATTAAACGATCAACGGTATTAACAGTAGGAGTTCTATAGCCGAACCAGCTATAACCACATCCCATTGCTTCACGAGCCTTTTCTACACATTCATAAGGATAAAGAGTTTTAGCATTTACCTTAGCGGTAGTATCCTTGGCAAAATCTTCATAAGTTTTTGCTCCAGCCTTCGCACGTTCAACATCATGTCTGGCAAAAGCATTTTTATAAAGGAAGCCGGCACGAGAAGGAATCTTATCAAATTCAATTTCGTCCCACTTACCTGCGGACATAAGACGTTCAAGAACATTAATACGTTCACGCAGGACAGAAAGAGTTTTACGATACTGCTTAGAAGTCATACCCAGATAACGACGAGTTTTAGAAGCAAGATCACGAGATTCCTGAGAACTGGTATTTTCAGACTTCAGCCACTTAGCCAGAAGAGAAGGAGTTTTACAAGTAAGATCCAATGCAAGCTGTTCCTTCATAAACTTAAATGCTTCATCCTGACAAGGAGTGCCAACGAATAGATACAAATCATCCCAACGTCCAAATTCAGGAACATACTTCAAATTACGCTTGGCCGCGTCAATATCCTGAGTAGCCAACCACTTCATGCAAACGCAGAAGAATCTACGTTCACCTTGGCCGCCACGTACATCACGCAGATAGAAAAGGCACTTCAATGCATAAGGTTCATTCTCTTCAAAAGCCTTCTTAAAAAGGAAAATACAATCATCATCACTTCTGGAGCGATAGCTGCCGCCAAGGGCGAACATATCATAAAGTGCAGTAAGGGTAGAACCATATGCCGTTGCCCCATTTTCAGTAGTAATAGTATTTTCCATTACATTGATACCATTCATAAATTTATTCATAATTAAATCTCCTTTTTCTCATTGACTCCTCTTGGACAAGAGGAAAATTTATAATATTTTTAACTTTCTATAAATATTATAATATATTTTTTTATAAAAATCAATTAAGATTTTTATAAAAGACAGTTTAATAATTTTTTAACATTGTACTAGTAATTTGATAATAACCACCCCTCATAGGTTTTCCGTTTTCAATTAGATACTCCAAGAGTTCTGGGCTATTTAATTCTGCTTCTAATTTATCTAAATCATCAGCAGTTGCATATAAACCAGAATATACAAAAACCTCTGGGCCTACTCTTACATAAGGAATTTTATCGGGGGTAATTGTTGTTGAAATAACTAATTTTTCTTTATTCATATTAGCTAAACCTTGAGAACGACCAAATTCAAACCATTTTGTACTACCAGTAATAGAACGATTTTTTAGATGTTCTTTATTAGCCAGCATATAAGCGTAAGTCTTAGGTGCTAATTTCAATTCTTCTTCTGTGTGAGGTGGGACAATACACTCTTTCCATTCCTAGGTACCAGCTTTAATAATGGGGTGGACAAAAGTATCCTCCAAATCATTAAAATTATCTTTAATAAAAATTCGGTCTGCTAATGTTGCGATACCATTTTGCAGACTTTCATAAGATAATCCAATTTTCTCTCTAGTATTACTCCAAGGAATTTGAATACTTGTTTTTACTTTTGATAATCCAACAATGCCAGTATATGTGGAAAATCCATCAAATAATTGCTCTTTTGTGAAATCTTCAAAATACCAAAGTAAATTATTTTTTTCAATATCTTCCCTCATTTTTTTACCGCTAGTATTTTGAATAAAAGAAAGCGGAGAAATATATAATAGACTTCCAGTTGGTTTCAAAAATTTTTGACCAAGTTCATAAAAGGCATAATATAAATCATACATACCAAAACAATAAGAATATTGTTCAATCTCTTGTTTTGTCTCTGGCATTAGATTATGAATGCGCACATATGGCGGATTTCCAATAACATAATCAAATTTACCAAACCATTCAGTTTGTTTAAAAGCTGAGCCTAAAATTACATTATCTGATGGTAATATATTTTGCACTTTTTCGATGACATCAGCATCAATGTCAATAGCAAAAATATGTTCTTTTGGAATGCCTCTATTTAAAAGTCCCGTAATAAATGCTCCATCACCACAACTATTATCTAAAAATAGAGATGTATTAATTTCTTTTTGGGTTAAATTTAAAATATCAATCATATGATTGACAATAGTATCTGGGGTCATAACTTGACCATAGTTTTTTACTTTATCAAACATTTTCTTTTAAACCTCCTGTAAATTGCATAATTGCATCAGTTAAACAAGGAGAGATATTATCTTCACAATATTGTGCAGTAAAGTTATCATAATCCACTTCAAAATAATATGGGATAAAAGTTAATAAATCCCAGTAAGTAGATTTATAGGTTAAAAAGTTTTTATAATTATCCTTGCTTTTTTGAGTAGGAGTCTCAAAAATCACTTCACCATTACTCTTTTTATGCTGAACCTTAGTGGGAATAAAAATTATTTGCATAATAGGAATACCAGCATTTATAAATAAATCAGATTCACCCTTCATATTTTCATAATAATTATTTGCATTTTTATTATATTCAGAGCGAATTCCCTTAAAATTGATAGCTCCTACGAATTTATCACCATTAAAAATGGCAATATCAACTTTTTTAGAGCCATAAGCCCCAATAAACTCATATTCTGAATTGCATAGGCTTCGAGTGGAAAAACCTTCTTTTTCCACAAGTTCAGCAATTTTAGAATGAATTGGTTCTAATAATTTGGAAGAGCGAGTCGTGGCAGAACCATATTTTTTTTCTGCAACTGCTTTAAATTGATCGGCAAACAACTGTTGAAATTCCATATTTTCTCCCCTTTTTATATTATACCAAAAACTTTAACTAAAGTCAATTTTTCTTATACCATATATTTTATAAAATTTCAAATTTTATAATTCATACTCCAACCATTCAACCCTATCAATTGGACCGCGATCATCAACTCTCCAATCATCAATTAAAAGGTCTAATTCATCTATGTATTCATTATCATAAAGAAAATCAATTGGATTTTCTTTAAATTTTTCAAATTCTTCATCAGGTATTTCTATAACTCCTTCTAAATGACCATAACGTAAATGACCAGCTACATATTCAAGAGGAGCATCAATTAAGATTTTTTTCATATTATTTCCCTTCTTTATTCTATAAATATATTATAATATATTTTTTATAAAAATACAAAAAAAATAAAGGACTGAATTTCTTCAGTCCTTTTAAATTAATTAACCTACAGGAAAACCAGGGTCAATAATGCCAGAATCAGTTCGTTCAATAACTGTTAGATTATAATGAGTACTACCAACAACAGGAGTTAAAATAACAGTATCTCCAGTATTAAAAAGGTTATAAGTATAAACTACAAAAGTTCCCTTATCCTTAATAGTTACAAAATAAGTAGTCCAAATATAAACTCCATCATCGTAAGGTTCTGTAGTAAAATCAATCACTACTTTTTCAACAGTTCCTTGAATGTATGAGGGATCAACAATATTCTTACTTACATAAGAAACAACCCAAAGATAATCGCTATGATAAATAGTTTTCTTATCAGTATAAATTTCAATATAATCCTTAACATCAAGCTCAGTATCACTATTTACCAAATAAGTATTATAATCATTTAATGTGATAAGATAATAATAAGTATTAGTGCGATAATAATCACTTACATCAACAAGGTCTGTAATAGTGCCAGTAGCATAAATATATTCTGGCTCATAGCTAAAGCCCATCTTTTCATATAGAGTATAATTGGTTTCTACAATTCGAGAATTTATATACTCAACTACATAACAATCAAGGGCATTATAAAGCATCTGACAAGCTTCACCACGAGTAATAGGATCAGAACCATTTACATAACTATAAATATTAGTATAGAGGCCAATACGAGTAGCAATACGCTCAACATTTACAGGCCATTCACCAGCAAGTTGTGGAGCATTATAACCAAGAGCATTTAGAACAAGAGTAGCCATCTGATCATATGTAATCTCATCATTAGGTGCAAAAGTTGTAGCATTATGACCATGCATAATGTCATAATACACAGCAGTATTAACGTAATCATAGAACCAATCACGATAAGAAACATCAGTAAAATTAATTACATCAGGCACAGTTTTTTCACCATAAAGAGCACGAACAATAATAGCACAAGCTTCAGCACGAGTAAGTGTATAATCAGTACCAAACTTAGTTGTACTATATCCATTTACAATACCAAGATCGTAAAGTTCGTTAATTGCTGCCTCATATCTACTCTTGGGTACATCAGTAAACCCATTTGCTGCAAAAGCAATGGTAGCAAATGACATAACCATAATTACTGCCATAATAATAGCAATAAACTTCTTCATAATATTTTTCTCCTTTATTTTTTATAAAAATAGAAAATTGGGGAACAATTAAGTTCCCTCAATTTCTATATAAATTATATTATATTTTTTTTAAAAAGTAAAATTTTAAGCATAAACAGCAGAAAGTGCTTTCCAAGTAGAATTTGTTTCATCCCAATATTTTAATATACCATTGCCATTTCCAGAAGAAATATCAATCCATAATAATTTTTTATCTGCAGGCTCATTAGAAGAAACGATGTAAGGCTTAACGCTTAATTTTTCTAAATCCTCATTAGTTGTCTTTCTTTCTTTTTCCAATCTTGTATCCAAATCAGTTGTTGTTATTACTAAATTATTACCTGCTGGATTAGTTCCGTTGGAAACATCATTAATATATAAATTACCAGAAATTATACAATCTGCTTTTGAGCCATTTTGAACAATACTAAAAGCATTTGCTCTTTTTTCATTATTTTCACCATTACCGATAATAAATAAAGAATTATTTAATGGAACATTAAATTTACCGCTTATAATACTATTGGAATTATTATTAGAAGTAGTAGTATTTATTTGTAAATTAGTTCCTATTAAAAAATTATTTTTATTATTTTTTTCAATATCAAATTCTTTATTTTCATCATCGGTAATGATAATATTTCCTGAGCCTCTAGGATTAGCCTTATTCATTTTTAAATTAAAAGTGGTATTATCTATAGAAGTATCACCATCTACTATTCCTAGAATTTCTTGTATTGTTCTTATATCTAATGGAGTTATTTTAGTATCTCCTTCTACTAATGCTGTAGCATATAATGCATTAACCTATTTACGGTATTTTTTTGCAGTAGTAGGATCACTAATATTTCCTGTGTTTATAAATAATTCATTGGTATCAGTAGTAAATAAAATTGAACCAACTTTATTATAAATTTCACCCTTATCTGTAGATAAGAATTCTTTTTTGCCCTAATGTAAAGAATAAGAAGTAGCCATTTTTTCTCCTCCTTATTAATTATTTAAAATATCTGGTGACCAAATAGCAGAAATTGGAGTCCATTTAACATTAGATAACTCAGCTTCACTATATTTACCTTCACTATTTTCTCCACCAGAACGCCAATAGACTAAGCCATATCCAGATTCATTATTAGTACAAATCCAAATTTTTGGGAAGAATTTATCACTTAATACTGGTTTATCAGGCTAGGAAACTATTAAAGTACTTATACGATTTAATAAATAAGCATCCTAATTATTTTTATTAATATTTTTTATCTCTTCTTCAATAGCTCCAATTTTTTTATTTATAATTTCAATAGCATTTTCTAAATCAGTTATTCTTTGTAATATATTATATTTTTTCGTTAAATAATAATCAATTCTTTTATCAATTACACTCTATAACCAATTATAAAACCATAATTCGTATCCTATAGTTTGATCATTGTTTTTATATACAATACGATTAGCAATATATCCAGGTTGCTCAGGATCATTTTCATCCCAATTGCTAACCAAATCAGATAAAAATGTTGTATTTAAGCTACGAGTTTTATAATGAAAAATTATTTCTAAGTTTTTAGTCTACTTTAAATATCCAATTAAACTAGCTAATCGCATATAAATAGCTCTATCTTTTGAATCAAAAATCATTTCATTATTAATTTCATAATAAACATTTTCTCCGTTAAAGCCTTCTATAATAGTATTATCTTTATTTAATGATAATGTTTCAATTAATTCTTCTAAAATTTCTTCTGTAATATCTTGCATTTCAATTTCATTTAATTGATTCATAAGATTATTTTTAGAAATCTAAACTTGTTTTAATAACTATAATCTGTCATCATCAGTCAAATTATAATCATAATAAATATTACCATTTTTATCTAATTTTTTTTCTAAACTTAAACGTTCAATTAAGAAATTTTTACCATTAAAAATAGTAATATCAGAATTTAATCGAACTTTATTACTTAGTTCAGTTTTTAATCCTTGCTTTAATTTTAAATATTGTTCATCTGTAGGAGCTTTACCTTCAATAAAAGCGATTAGAATAGACTATTCTTCTAAATTAAATCTATTATTATATACATATAATGTATCTTTAATAATTTGATTTAAAGTCTATTTCTCTTTAGTTTTTAAAATATTAGATTTATAGAACCAATAACGAGGTTGTTTATTTATTTCTAAACTTATTGAATCATTGTTTTTAATTATTTGTTTTAAAGAAGTTTTATCATCTTTAGACAAATCTTCAGTGATAGCTATTTTATTATTTATATAGTTAACTAAGAATTGAATTTTATCTTCAAATGCAGTTTTTTCTATATCTAAAATAGCATATGGAGTTTCTGCTGTTTTATTATAATTTTCAATTGCATTATTTAATAAAGTAATTAATTTATTTATTGTTTCTTCATTTTTAGAAGCATTAGGAACAATAAATTCTAATTTATTAGTAATATAATTCTTATATTTTCCTTCAGTAATATAATTATTAATTTTAATTTTTAATAATTGCTATAATATTTCTGTATATTCTAAATAAGTTTTCACAGTAAGACTATTATCTATTAAATAATTGAGATAATTAATTTCATTATCATAAAAAGGTGCTGTTGCACCATACATATGAATTTCATAGTATCCCCAATTATTATCATTATAAATTAGTAAATCATTAGGATGGAAATAATTATTACTAATTTTTATATATTGTTCATTATTAAAAATTTTTAATTTACCTTTATCTTTGACTGTAATAATTACATCATTAGTAATTTTATCTGTTGTAATTATTTTTGTTAATTCAACTAATAATAATTCTTTATCTGTTGGTTCAATAATTGAATTTCCTTCATTAATTAAATCAGTTAAATAAACAAAATTTTTAGCAATTAATTGGACATCATTAGTTTCAGCCTAATAATAATTCTATAATTTATTAATTACCGTATCTCTGTTAGTTTTACCAGTATCATTATTAGTAAAAATTTGTGTGTTAGTATTAGTTTTATCTTTTAAATCATAACTACCAGCATTAACAATATAAATTAAAGCTTGTTTTTCAGCCGGTGTTAATGCATTTGTTTTTTGGATATCAGGCTTTGGATAAGTAATATTAAATAAATCTAAAAGTCCAGTAACTAATATCTATTTTTCATTATCATATAAACTACTTGAGGGAATTAATAATGTTTTTTCTTTACTTTGATAAAATAAATCATCATTAAGAATTGGTTTATTTTTAATATAGCTTGGATTTGTGGGGTCAATAGCTGTCCAATCTCCCTATACATTACCGGCGGTGAGAGTTGGCAAATCTCTAAATAATGTTGTGCCATCACCAATTTTTATTGATATAGGTGCTACTCCTGTGTAATCTATATTTTCTGTAGACACTACAATATTACCATCAGCTTTTGGATCATTAAATAATACTGACTTTGATACACAATAATGTATTTGTGAAACATTAGAATCAGTATTAAAATCTTCTTGGGCTGGTACTAATTCTAGTTTATCTAATAGTATTTCTTTGTTAGATTGTATTGCTGAATTAATAGTATAATTAGAAGGTAAAAGTTCACTTTCTTCAATATTAATACTAGGAGTTATTTTATCAGCATTATTTTGAAGCCAATTAAGAAGAACACCAGTCGGAACAGTATCAAATTCAAGCGTTTTGTAGGCCTCATTATCCCAAACAAATGCAGAGTCTAAACCAGGGTCACGTCCCGCAACCTCACCAATAGTGCCA